ATTTCCTCAATCAACACAGTTCTTGACAAATCTTCAATAAATACATCACATCTGTCTTTCATCCAGATTTCGTATCCTGGGAATTTGTTAGCACTTGACATACCTTGAGATTTAGCAAAACCTAAGTGATGACGAGTTCCATCAATATAACCCCAAGTCATAGAAGGAGCACCTTTCATACGTACTTCTCTAATGTTGTTTACCATAGAACCATCACCCATTGGAGAAACATCAAACACCATAAATACAGGAGTAGATTTTTTGTTTTGTCCAAACTCAAGATTAGTTTGTGGTAAATCTAATTCTTTCAAGTGAATAAGTTCAACACGACCAGTCTCACGAGTTACCATTGCATCAAATGCAAAGTTGTAAGTGATATGTTGTCCTTCTCCTTGCATGTATCTGTTTCCAGAATCAGCCATGAAAGTAAGACCTGAATTTAATGCATCAGTTTTCAAAGCTTGTTGGAATACATCGAATCCAGCTTCGTTAGTGTACATCTTAACACGTCTATCTTTTACATCCACTCTTCTGTAGAACAAATCTCCAAATACAGAACGAATTAAGTTAGCAGAGAATTCACCTCTGTTGTATTGTACCAAGTTACCATTGTTACGCATTCTGTGGTAAACACCTGCAGATGTACGTTTTACTTCTTGTTTAGAACCACCAGATTTAACTGTACCTGGTTTAGCCCAGATCATACGTTTAACTTTAAGTTCGATCATAGATTTACGCATCCAGAATTCGATGAACGGTTCCCATTTAACGTCATTACGTGTAAGTGGTAATTGGTTACGTCTTTGTGGAGCATATACCAAAATGTCAAGAGGTTTACCTGAAGCATCTCTCATCATTTTATCATCAGCCCATTCTGTGATTTTGTGCTCATATCCATATGCAGAACCTAATGATTCAAACATTGTGATTTGCTCACCTAATCTAGGAAGACCTAATAAATCTTGATCAAATTCACCAATAGCAGCATCAACTAATTCTAGTTCAATACCATATTGTAAGAACAAAGGATTAACGAAGTCAATAGTTGGATTATCAGTTACAAGAGTAAATGAATATAAATATCCTGCATTCCAAGGCAATGGATCTTTGATCACGTAGAAACGTGGACCATATTGACGTGTACCTACAGAAACGATAGCATTTTTAGAAAACTCATTAGTATCTAATACTAATTGGAATTCTTGACCATCGATACCTGTTTTACCAGTCTCAATCAAATCTTGCGTAGAAGATGGAATGTCAATGATTTTTGGGAACTTGTAAGGAACAGCTACTTGCCATTTCCATGCATCACTGTTATTATCGATATAATAAGGTGTGCTTTTGTTGATCATGTCTAAGAAATCATTACTGTACAATGAGCTCTGGGTATAGAGACTGATGATTTTTTTATCATAGTCCGCAGGCTCAGTAGAGTGAAAACTCTCTAAGTGATTTGAGTCTGTAAGTTTACCTACTGCACGTTTGTCCATAGACGCTACACGAGCATAAGTAAATCCTGTTAACCCAGGGATTGTTTGAACTGCCATTTTATTTGAATTTATTAATTATTAATATTGTTTGTTATAAAAACCATGATTTTGAATTGGCACCACCAGTAGCTGATGATCCACCTGTTTTAGCTTTACTAACTTGTCTTGCAACTTCTCCAAACAGTTCGTTAGATTTCTTCGTAACGCCTGTTCTTTGTATGGTTGATAATGTAGGATCTTTTTCCAACATCTTTAAAAGAAGTCCTACTTTCACTTTCATTGCATGATTCTCTGGTCTTTTCATATCCAAAATAGCACGATCAAAGTCTGTAAGAGTTTCTCCTGAAGGAGTTTTCCACTTATCAACTAATAAGAAGTCTTGTAGTTCACCTGCTAATTTTGGATTGATAGGAATACCATCAAACTCTTTTGCTTTAACTTTATCTTGTAATATTGATTGTACATTACTGATGTACTGATTTCTGACTTGAGCTTTTTGTTGTAACTCAGCTTCAGATTTTTTTTCTAAGTCTTGTAATTTAGATGCTTCGTTTTTAACTAACACCTTGTGATGTTTTGCTGCAACACTTTCTAGATCACCGTAGTTTTTAAGTCTTTCGATTTCTGTTTCTACATCTTCTGCATCAAACCCTTGGTTTGTTAAAGCTTGTTTCATTATTCTTTCCTGATTGTTTTCATCAGTAAGATCCATCTCTGCAAATCCAACAACATTGTTATATGTAGTGAAGTAATCTTTTGGATCAACTCCTTTTACAAATATGGCATCAAATGCTTCTTGGTAATCCTCTCCAAATTGTCCAATAAAGTTTTGAACGATTTCTGAGGCACCTTTTTTCTTTTCATCATTAAATCTTTCCAAGAATTCTTCTGCAGTTGTTACAGGTTCTTGAGTTTCATCTTCTGATGTAAATACACCTAATTTATATAGATCATTAGCTAGAGCAGTGAATTGTGTACCTTGAGGTTCATCTTCTCCATCATCTTCTGTGTTATCAGTATCAGCACTAGCAGCTTTTGTAGGTTTTGATATTGGAGCAGGTTCTTCATCATCATCTTCGCTATCACTTAAGAAGTCAGAGATCATTGATTGTCCTTCTAATTTTTCGTCATCTGTTTTACCATCAACACTTTTAGGAGGAACAATATCCTTACCTTTTTGAACATCTGGTTTAGCAGGTGCAGCAGGAGGATTAGCCTCATTAATGATTGGTGTTACATCTTCAGGATTAGAAGTTGATGTCTCAGGAGAAAACAAATCATTTAATAATTCTTGGTTACCCATTCCCATTTCCATAGTATCTAAGATACCAAAGTTATCTATATCTAAATTATCAGCCATATGTAGTTGTATTTATGTTTGGTTTTATTTATGTAAAAGTATAATAAGAGTTTTGAATATCAAAGGGTTCTGAGCCAATGTGATCCAATTTTCTTGATAATATAGCATTAATATATTTATCTCCTCCGAAGAGGAGAAGTTTTTTAACCTTTTTTGTTATTTCTGCCCTTAGCATTCTCTTTTGCAACAGCAAGATCGTTTGCCATATTCTCTCTAGCCACTTGTAATTTATCTTTCTCTACAGACATTTTATCAGTAGCTTGTTTGTTTTTAGATTGAATATCAGCCATTTTTAATCCGTAATCTTTTGTAGCTTTATCTTGGTCATGAGCTAACCTGCTCATTTCCATTACATCAGGAATAGCATTTGCATTTGTGTCTTCAGCTTCAACATTTCCAAATCCTGTAGCTTGTATAATAGCAATTTCTTTTTTAGATATTCTATCAAGTTCTTTTTGGTAATCATCATGAGCTTGTTGCTCTTGAGCAAGTTGAGCAGCTTGTTGCAATGCTGCTTGTGATTGTTCTTGTTGTTGTTGAAGTTTTTGTTGTTCAAGTTGTTGAGCTTGTTCTTGTTGTGCAATCTGTCTATCTCTAAGGTCTTTGAATGTTTTCTTAAGATCTCTTTGTGATTTAGAACTGTATAATTCAACGACATCATAAAGTGTACCACCATTTTGAATAATAGCTTGAGACAATTGTCTAAGCTCATTAAACATTTGAGTATCTTCTGGTCTATTGGTCAAGAACACTTTTAAATCACGGAATGAAAGATCTGTTCCATTCACTTGTACAAATGCAGATTCACCCTCAGATGTAATATAAGATAATGTTGATTGTGGTTTAGCACTTTCAATATATAAAGAAGCATCAATTATAGATTGATACAATTGCCCAAGCACATACTCATGTGCCACGAATAGAGGCTCTGTCTGCGAATAACTTTGCTGCATGGCAGTGTTTGTCCCTGTAGCACTTTCAGAGGCAGAAACAGACCCCATACGCTGTTTAGACATTCCTACAAGTTCCCAACATTCCATCTTGATTTGTTGAGCTAACGTATATCTAGATTGTATCTCTTGTGTACGTGTAAGGTCAAGAGCTGTAAATTGATTAAATGAGCTAGGAGATTTTAAATTCTCTGGGCTATCATCTATAAATACAACACCTCTGTTACGTGCTTCCATTTCCCATATATCAAGAGCATCTTGTGCATCTCCATCTTTAGGAATAGGAATATGTCTCAATGACATAAGTTGTACTTTACCTACTTCTTTCTCAAGTAGTTTGTACAATTGATTCATACATACATTATAAATCACTTGGAAAGGTTTCATTAAATCAACAAGTGACTTAGCTTCTGTGTTCTTCACCTCATGTGTAGTTCCTATAATAGGACAATAGTTCAATAACTTAAATGGTTTGATGTGATAGATGTCTGGACCAATCTTTGTTCCTTGGTACCACTCATTAATCCATCCCCATTCTAATGATTGTTGTGTAGGCATTGTTCCTGATTTATAAGACTCATCAACAAGTGTAGATTGCTCATTACCCATTTCATCTATATATATCAACTTACCTATCTTTCTTTTAGATATCCAATAACTTCTTACTACTACGTATTTATATCCAAATGAACTTACATTATTAGTTAAGCCTAAGAAATCTTTTAAGCCATCATTGTTTTCTTTCATTTCTGATTCAATCATCATTCTTGTTTGTAACACAAGTGGATCGAATGTATCGTACTGAACAGAGTCTTGTCCTTCTGGAGCATTAGGATTTCCAAGGTTAGATTCACGTACATTGATTAATCCATAATCTTGTAATGAACTACGTAAATGATCTATCTCTTCTTTACTAAGATCTGGTATAGATTCAATGATTTCTGAAAGTTCCATAACTTGCACAGTACCAGCAGCGTATGCTCCTTGTGCTCTACCTGTAGGATCTGATATATACTTTCTATCTGGTGTACTTAAGAACCAAGTGTTCTTTGGATTAGACACTTCAATGTTAAATCCAAGCTTCGAGTTATCTTCGTATATATGATAGAATTGTCTAGCTGATATAAGCATATCTCTAAAGGCATCTTCTGATTTTTCTTTAATGTTAAACTCAGCTTTATTAGATGTAAGAACATGATTAGCCCATTTCTCAGCAATAGATGTATAGCTATCTAACTGATCTTTAACTTGTTCCATTGTCATTTGTTCCAATTGCTCAGGATCAACTTCTTCTCCTTGCATTGCAGCTTTAGTCATTAGTTGTTGTTTAACTTGACTAATTACATATTGTTGAAGAGTGTCTGTTTTAAATTGCAATTCTTCTGCTTTACTATCATCATCAAAAGCTTTCACTCTAAATGTATCTGGACGTTTGCTTATCTCTCCTACTAACTCATTAACAGGAGTGGTGATAATTGAATACATCTTTACGTAAGCAGGAAGTTCAAGATCTGACGTAAGAACATCTGTAAAGCTTCTTGTCTCTTGTTCTTGATAGAAATCTTCCATGCGTAAGATTCCTTTCATAAGATCATAGTTCTTAACAAATGTGTCTCTATTCTTCATGTACTCAGCATACGCCTTGTTAGAAAAATAGTCCATTGTATTCTTAATCCAACTCTCATCTTCTTTTTCTTTCTCTGTTTTAAACTGATCAGGAAAGATGTTTAAGTAAGCATACCTAATGGTAGCATCTTTTGTATATCTAATTATTGCCATTTTATCTAAACATTTTATTTTTTGGTGTGTTAAACATTGATCTGCTTTCTGTAAACAGAGTATTCATTTTCTTCTTTTTAAACATTGATTGTATTCTTACATCTTGCTCTCCACCTATTTTTCCCATAATGGGATCTAACTTCATTGCCAAAGCTATTGCAAGCTCTGCAGCAATGATTCTATCAAAGTTGCCTGTTTCATTATACTGAATCATTTCTTCAAGTAAAACAGGATCAAATATCTTGGCCATACCTTTTGTTTCAGAGGTTATGTTACCATCTTCATCCTTCTCAGCATGTATCACTTCTTCTGTATATTTCTTAAGACATCCATGTAAGAAGTCTCTAATCTTTTCAGAAGATCTATGTATTCCGTAATCCCTTCTAACTGTGGTGTTTGGAACTATTTCTTTTAACCAATCTGGTTGTCTCTCTAAATAATGTGCATCTCCCTTAGCTATCATGTAGTCGATAAAAGAGATTTCATCATTCTCACATAGAGCTCTAGCATTATAATACTTTATAAGATAGCGAGCTTGTTCCTCCCATGTTTCTTTCTTCTCTGGCCTAGCACAATAACTAGCAACAAACATATCTTGATACTTCTCTCCTGATATAGCATGCATACGTTTGTATATATACACAGATCCTAATGAACTTGAGTATGCAGATTTACCTTGTCTATAAGGGTCAATCCCTGCAACATATAATCCATAAGGAGGACTTTCAATTGGAAACTCATATATCACTACAGGAGCATCTTTTAAATCACTATTCTTAAGAGGAAAGTTTGATATTGGAAGTTTGTCTGTGAACTCATGTTTCACTCCTTGGCCATCATCATATAAAACAACAGGTGTTCCTGTTCTTTCTTGTGCTAATAGTCTAGTCTTCTGACGTTTAGCTGCTTCTATGTCAAAGATGTTTGTATCTTCATTTAAGAATATATCATCTACCTCTTGTGGGTAGTACATTTTCTCTTTTAAATAAGCTAGTCTATCACCAGCTTTCTTCAATCTGTCAAGATTGTCATTTGTAATCTTATCTGCTTTAGCTTCATTAGAAACAAGCATTTTCACTTTATGTAATTCTGATGTTAATGGTTGTTCTAAGAATTCTCCAAGTGTAGATTCTTCTTTAGCTTCCATTCTATATTTATGTGATATAAATAATCCATGGATTCTTTGATCATCTTTAGCACTTTTATATTCTAAGAAGTTGAAGTTTTCTACGTCAAACATTAACGACTTAGCATCCATAAAGTTCTGCATATCTCCACCAGTACCTGTGAGTATTGGAGAACAACCCCAACCGTATGGTGTAGTAAAACCAGGAGTTGCAGCTTGCAATCCTCGTAAGAAAGATCCTTTACCAATCTCATCAATAATTAACTTTCTTGGTTTTGTACCTGCAATTGCTTCTTCATTATTACCACCATCTAAGTTACGAATAAGGATCTGAGAAAAGGGGATTCGCTCTCCTGCTTTTGTCTTGATCCCTAATGTAACTTGGTTTTTCCAGTTGTCTTCTACCCTCTGCCATCTCCAGGCTTCTGGTAAGAAGTTCAATCCTTTGTCAATCTTATCTGTGATAAGCTTTATATCGGGAGCATTTAACCCTGCTATAATATTTTGGGAGTTCTCATCGAATGTGGCACCCCAACCTATATAACTGCTCTCAATTACTGACTTGGCCAAACGACGAATGCCTAGTATAACTAAGCCTTTCTTTTCTGTTTGTGCTCTATCTATTTCATTTGTTATAACCCACTCATTATCACGCATGTATGGGTTAGCATATTTCTGTGATATTCTTCCTCGGTCATCTATAATATCTACCTCTGTATTCCAGAAGTTTAAATGCCAATATAAAAAAGGATTGATATATACTCCTCCCATTGTACAACCATCCATACATAGTTGTTTATGAAAAGCATAGAACGCTTTATACTCATCTGAGTCTTTTGACGGAACTCTCTTTTGATTGATAAACCAATCTCCATATTCAATACTTTGTAGGCCATCCATTATTTTCTACCTTTTAAGAAATCTTCAGCCATACTACCAAGTTCAACACCACCTCTTACAGGCACTGCTTTAGCTTCTTCTTTTTCTCTAAGTTTTTCAACTTGTTCAAGAAGAGCAAGATAGTTCTTCATTGTCTCTTGTACAAACTTTCCTTGTGCCTCAATACTAGCAATCACCATAGGCATAGCACCACCAGCTTTGGTTTCTTTCCATTTGATTCTATCCTCTAATGTATGTAAAGGATTAGCATCAATATAAGCTTTCCAGCTTATTAACTGTTCTTCAGCCCAATCAAGTTCTGTGTTTATATATGTAGTTTTCTTTAATGCCATTGTATTGATATATATTTTGCAAAGGCTGAATCAATTTCTTCTTTACAGTTTTTAATTGTTGACATATGTTCTTTCATTTTAAACATAAGTTCTTGTATTCTATCTTCTTCATATACAATTGATCTTAATGAATCTCTTTTGATTCTTAGATATTCATCATATGACCCATCCTCTTCGCCAATAAACTCTTTTATTATACTACAATCATTGTGTGGATTACATGCTGGTATATCTGAAGGAGTCATGCTTGTATCTATATTTAAATCATCTTCCATAATGTAGTTGGTCTTTATTAGTTGTTAGTATTCTTCTTCATCTTCTCTGTCATTCTCGAATATACTTCCAAGATTCATTCCATCTTTGATAATATTCTCAAGATCTTTTTCATCATGTATAATATCCATTTCAAGACTTGTCTCATATTTCTTTAATGAAAACAATAGTTCTTTATCCGTCACCCCCCATAAGTCTGATTCATTAGTTGCTGTTGATAGATGTCTTCCAATATTATATGTGGGATGAGTTTTATGTAAACTCTCTAATGTCTGGATGATTTGTCGATAATAGTTTGGTTTCTTTATCATAATCATTATATTAAATCATTTATATCATCATCAGATAGACTTCTTGGATCTTCTTTTGTATATATATCCTCTGAATAATCCATTTCTATATGTTGATTACCCTCGTCATCTTCTATCATTTCAATTGGTTCCTGAGCTATTAAATATTCAGGCTTAACCGTTATATGAATTATATCTTTTGGCTTTCCATCTTCTTCACCTGCTTTACCAGATATATCAATATAATCAGCTCCACTATCAAATAGATCTGTAAGGATTTGAATAAGAGGCTCTAATGGGATTTTACTTAGTTTCATTTTCTGTTGGTATTTCTGTAGCTCCCCATTTCTTTAATGGACATTCACAAGTTAAACATTTTGTTTTAGCAGCTAATGTACATCCACAATTTGTGCAATGTGCATCTGGTCTTATTGTTGTATACTCTGGCTTGTTGTATGAATGTTCATCACATTGTACACATATGCCATTTCTCTCTTGGCTTATATATTCTATAAAAGCTTTATCTCTTTCCTCTGGTAGAAGATAATTCTTCCATCCCTCAATGATTTGTCCTAGGCTCATTTTATTTTTGGTTTTAATATCTTGATATCTTGTAACACTGTAACCATACGTAGATTAGTTGAATGCCTTTTCTTATCTGTTGTAGTTGGATCAGCTAATATGTTTTCGTAGGCTTGCTTCATTGCAAGAAGCTTTGCGTAATGTAAATTAGCTTTCTTTGTATTAAAATAGAACTTACCAAATCCAGAGATCTCTATTGTATCATTTAAATTTAAAGCATCGTTAGCAGAATCAAACTGATGTGTAATCACTTGATCAATTATCTTTTCAGATGTCACTAATGTAAGAGACATTCTTTTGATAATAAATTCTTTGACAGACATTGTTGTTGGCTTATTCATGTACTAGCTTTATATCTAATGTTAAATCATTTTTGAAATCAATAACAATACGAGGATTCACCTTCACCTTACCAGCTTCCTTAATGAATATACCAATCTTCTTAAGCTTACTAATGATGTTATTAATCGTAGGACTTGTTGTATTGTGTAGTTTACAGAATTCTTCTCTCACATTAGCATATGTAATGTTTCCTTTAATAGCTGTAAATGCTATCAGTTGAATTTCTCTCTCTGTTAAATGTAGATGGTTAATTACTGATAGTATACTATAATACTTCTCAGCTAGATGTAGATCATTCTCTACAGTCTTTTTAAGTTTTTGTACTACTATAATCTTTGATTCCATAATTTAGTTTTATATTCTATTGACAAAGATATAGAATAAATACTAATGATGAACATATTAGATTAAAATATTTATTTCAATGCTATATTATGAACTTTTTCTCTATAGATGCTTAATGATAACGTGTAAAAGAAGCATACACACTATTACTACCAAGCCCAACCACCGCCCCAAAGGTATAACATATTTTGCATACCGCTCGCATCATTCCTAAAATATTTTTAAAATTTTTTTTCAAAATATGAAAAGCTATTGTGTATGTGCTGGTAGAGACCACTCCATCTCAAGACCCCCTGGACAAATTGAGTGGTTGGGGGTAGTCCCCACACTTGTTGTCTACACAACTAAAATGTAGAAACCTTGTGCATAAAGATTAAATTCGGTAGCATAGCAAGACCTGATAGCAGACATGTGAGTCAGTGAGTTTTATGCAACACAAGGTTTTATTTTATTGTGTGATAAGTTAATCATCAAATAGGTGCAGACGAAACTCTAATGTAGTAGTCTAATACCCTTATTGGTATCACATAATATAATAAAGATAAAGAAGTGAGAGTCCATTGTGGATTCTCTTTCTTTCTCTCGAGTCTTGGGTTCCGTTCCAAGACCCTTTCTACAATTTGATTAGTAATCTTTAAACAATATACTTATGATAGTATCAACTATGAACATTGACAAAGACACACAGGAGTTCTTAATCTATTTTAAAGAATATGATTATTGTGTCAGAACACCAATCAAGTATCACACATGGAGAATGTACTGTGATATTAATGGTTTTCCACCTGAAAGAATCTATGACCTACAAGTGATAGACTTGAGTAAATTCTCTGAAAGAGATATGCAAGCAATTGAAGAGTTGTTAGCACCACTGTAATAGGTGCTAACATTTCAACTAAATAAAATGGAGCAACGGAAAAGTCTCCATTTCAAAACCCTTTCCACAATCTGAGCGTAGTGCTCAAAAAACACAATTAAACAATTAATAAAAACAAAAGAAAATGAAAAGTTTAAAAATCACAAGAGGAGCATTTAGTGCAGCAGGTAATTTAATGTTAATGGACAAAGAAAGAGAAGCTTATTTTTGTCCTAAATCTATTGTTGAAGACAATAAATGGAAATCAGTTGAAGACATCAAGTTTCCTCTTTATGTTAATGTAAAACAATTTACATACAATAATAGAGATTCAAAAGGGGAAAACATTCTTAATGCTGACGGTACTAACAGTACATTCACAAGAGTAGATGTTGTTGATGTCTTTTCAAGTGCTCAAGCATTAGCTGATGATTATGCTGATGATTTCGCATTGGATGTTCTTAAAGAACAAGCTCGTAAATCTTCTGCTACAACAGCAGGATTAACAAGTGCAGACCTTGAAAGAATTCTTGCTGTAAGCATCTAATATTAATAGAATAGCAGGCTCATTAATTTGAGCTTGCTATTATATATAAGGGTGGGTTTGAAAAACATTGGGTGGGAAATTAAATTGAACACATCTTACTCCTATATATATAGGTATAAACTTTATTCTATAATCTTGTAAGAAACTACTGGGTTGAGAAATGAATAAAAAGTTTTTACGAGGGAGAAATAAACTTTATGTAAGAGTATTACATAGCAATGTTATCTATTTGACATAATTTATATGTTTTGTGCATGTGAAATGATCAACGTGGAGACACTAAAGACATAATAGAGCTTACTAACTAAGCAAAAATAACGTATAACATAAATAATATATATAGCATTATGGAGCAATTATTTGAAGAACTAATTAAAATAGAGCAAAGGTTTACTGTGTTAGATAATATGTTAATGATATCAGAAGAAGGATTGACATATGAATTAGAATATGAATACTTACGAGGTAAGAGAGATATGTTATTACATTTGATTCGTATATATACTGGAGAATAATAATGGGCTCTTTTACGGGCCCTTTTAAATACATTTAATTATGGAACAATGGGAAGCACCAATGTGTGGTACATTAAGAATATCTAATCCTATTACATTACAGAGATGGATAGATGATGGTAAATATAAAGAACTCACAGATGAAGGATATATATTTAATCCATATTGTGGTAGATTTAAGACTGAACAATGTGAATGTACTAAATGTAGAAATCATAGGCCTAATAGAGATGAACTAATTCAAATACTAAATACATTATGAAACAATGGTTAGAGAATAAGCTCATAGAGCTTGAAGCACATATTAGTTCATTACCAAGATACGATAAATCTTTAGATTATTTTGTTGGACAAAAATATATTGTTCTTGAGCTATTAGAATTTATTAAAAACAATTAAAACTATGGAAACAATAACAATTAGCCTTACGACAGTATTATTTTATATACTGTCTCCTTTAGTTATATACTGTATAATATATTATGGTCTTATGACTGATAAACGTGAAAGAGAGGGAGATACAGATCTTGAACTTGCATTTTCATTAATACTCACTCTTATATTATCTGTTATGTACTTTATTGTAATAGATAGAATACATTCTTATCATTTTATATTTACATTATGAAACTAAAAGTAAACTTTGAGTATGGTGATAGAGTTATTGCCATACTATTAGATGAAAGTCTAATACATATCAATAATCTATTAGAGCAAATTTATCAACCAAGAGATGGTAAAGAAGGAGATCAATGGGTTGAAGCATATGATTATTTAGAAGATGAATGCATTAAAGCATTCATTAAGCAATCAGGTATTGATGAAAATGATGTAGCCATAGATGGATTTAAACAAACAACTAATGAAGATCCAACTGGATTAAGAGTTAGTGTAATAGATACATCATTATATTAACAAAGAACAAAGAATAGATCATTTACAGTCCTGGAACAATAGGATGTAGCACATATATATCTTCAAACTTTAGTCAGTTACAGAATAACTACAAATGATTTAACAATACAATTTTTAATATCTTAATAACAAATAATATGGAAAATCCATTAGTAGGTCTTGATCTATCTGATATAGATCATTCAACAAAAGAAGAATTAATTCAAACTTATGTTACATCAGTTGTCAGCAATGGAATTATACTGATGGAATCACTTGGTCTAACTACACATATCAAAAGTGTTGTTGAAGATCCTTATACTAATATAAGATATGAAGTATCACTTAAAATAATATCAACTCCTTAATAACAAACAATATGAAATCAACAAAAATTATGTTAGCTGTAATAGCTACACTTATCGCTACATGGACTACACTTAGTCTTATTGGATATATATTATCTGATACATCATTACGTGATTGTTTCACACATGGTGGAACATTATTCGCAATGTTAATAATTGGTTGGGTACCAAGTGTAATACTAGGAGCAGATCTTGACAAACAACTTAAAGACTATTAATTATGATACCATTTACTAGTACACATAGATATGCAGATGATTTTAAAACAAAACTGAAAACTGGTTGGGGATGTGGATACGTTCATATTCCCAAAGATCATCCAATATTAGTTCAACTGTTAGTTGAAGAGAATATGGGATATCTTTATTATTTACAACCTGAAGATTGTCCTGAAGAGATAACATTTAGTGATTGGGATAAAGACAGAGAATATTATGTAATAGGATTTGACACAGCTCATACTTACAATAATGATAGTCATGATGAGGAATATGTAATAAATAGAGCTAGAGAAATAAAAGATCTCATCAATGCATATACAGCTGAAGATGCACATAAATGTGCTCTTGATGCTATTGATAATGTAAGACGTAAATTTAACAAATACTTATTATAATGAAAAGACTAGTAATGTTTTATATGGCATACAGAGGTGAAAACATAGCAGGTCATAGAATATCAACAAAGGCATATTCTATCTTTACAAGAAAGAGTACAATAGTTAATGATTTGTTTAATTGGCAGGTAGAACAACAAGATATTATAATTAAAGAAAATAATCAAAACGTACATTTAACAAACACGAAAATCATTGGATTATGAAAACAGAAGAGATTGAACAAAGGTTACAGGACATTAAGAATGAAATATTCTTCTTAGATGGTCTTAGAGATGCACATGATGATACAAACATTCATGAGATAGAGTACAAAGTAGATGTATTAATAGAAGAACGATTCCATTTAACATATTTGTTAGAGAGTTGTTTTGATGAAATGATTGGACTATGAGAATAGCAATAACACTTATATTATTCATATGTTGTATGGGTATGTGTATTTATGATGCAGCAAATAACAATATGTTTTGTGTTGTATGGGCAGTTAATTCATTAATGAATCATAATGCTCTCATTAAAGCTTTAGAAAATGAAAACGATAATTAAACTATGGAAGTCTTTCTTACAAGAGTTAAGAGAGACTTCACAAAACTGTCCAAGAGAGACAAAATGGTAATTTTAAACAATTAAACAATTAAAACAATGGCAAAAAATCCAACAAAAGCATCAAAACCAATTGATGACACAATCAAAGATTTGAAAGAATTATTAGAGTATCAAGACAAGGTGCTAGGAACAGCAGATAAACTGTTGAAGGCTAAAGACAATCTAATAGAAATATTAGAACATCAGAAAGAAGCATACATTAATGAGAACAAAATGTTAACTGCAGTAATTATTGGATTCACTGCAGTATTAGTTATTGTTGGCTTAGTAAAAGTTGTATCATTAATCCTTTAATCAGTAAATTATGTATTATATTATATTTTCATATTTCTTTATGGGAGGTATGGCATTAGGTAAAGAACAGGAACTGACACTTCTTGGTTGGTTATTATTAATTTTCGCACCATTATCATTTCCTTTATTATTAGGATGGATAGTTAAAACAGCTACAGACGATGAGACCGAGAATTAACAAAGGAACATTAGTTGGATCAACTAATAGACTAAGAGCTATCAAAGCTAGAAGACTTGTTGTTGAAGTGGTATGGAATTTCAAGAAAGGAATCATATCAGAGAGAACAGTAAACATTAGACAAACATTATTACAATAACAATTTAAATCCTTAATAACATGAGCACAAGCATTTTTACATTTGACCACGGTCAAAAGAAATTAGACAAAGCAATTGGTGTAGCACCAGAATATCTTGATGATTTACAAGAAACTGTAAAGAAGATAATTTGCAGAACAAATGATTCTATAGTTGATGCATTAAGAAAAGATGATGATGAAGATGATGGATGTTCACCAAGTGAATTGGTAGAATCTGCATTAAATGAGTTTAGTTATTCTCAACTTGTGATACTATCATCATTCTATCTACGTGATAAAATGGAAGAGATTCACAAAGAGATGATCAAACGTTCTCTTCAATCAGAAGATGGAGAATTACCTCAAGGATTAAAAGATATTCTAGATAAGATTCGAAATGCAATTCAGAATAAACGGTCTGAAGAGGAGAATGAAGATTAAAACTAATTGGGAGAGCTGTAATGGCTCTCCTTTTATATCAAAGCTATGAGTAAATATAGATTTAGAACAGAAGAAGAATTTAAAGATATTGACAGATGGATTAATAGAGTTCATACACCAGAAGGTTGGAATACTACTATGTTAACTCATTTAGGAAAAGATGTAGATGATAAATGGATTAAAATAATAGAACGTCATATGAATTGTGATGATAGTTTCCAAATTGGAAAATATTGGTATAATTCATGTGATTTTATATTGAACGAATCAGAAATGCCAATAGAACAAATTTTAGAACAAATTAATTTAAACAAATCCTTAATAACAAAAGAAAAACAGATGAACAATTTAGAAAACATTACAGAAACAGCTACAGAGAAATTCGTATTCATGGACAAAACAGATCAAGTTCTTAACATAGGTTTCAACACCTGCAAGAATATTGTTCTTTATGGTCCAGGAGGACATGGAAAATCAGAGAAGACATTAGATTTCCTAAAAGAAAGAGGTATTCAGCCTTACGTTATTACAATGGGTACAGGTATGACCACAGATAGATTATTTGGTGGTATGAATATATTAAAGTTCAATGAGACAGGTAAAATAGAATATCTTGTAGAGAATTCATTTATGGATCATGAATATGTTGTATTTGAAGAGATGTTTGATGCTCCTGATTTTATCTTAGAGCAATTAAAAGATATTCTATCAAGTGGTATATTTAGAAATGGTACACAAGTGTATAACATCAAGACTAAGTTCATCATTTGTTGTACAAATAGAACTCGTGATGAATTCTCTAAGAATATGTCATTAAGAGCATTGATGGAGAGATTTCCTCTTGAATTAAATGTTATTTGGGATAATTATACTGAGATCAGTTACAACAGATTGTTGGAAAGCAAATTTGGTGTTGATAATGTGGATCCAGTTATTCCATACTTGTTACAAGAGTATGCAAAGAATGGTATTACAATCAGTCCAAGGATTGCTGTAACAGCTTATTCAGTGTATGATCAATGTGGACCAGAAGCATTAAGTTTTATTGCTGAATTCACAAAGAAACCTGCATTAATAGCTGAAGCTATCAAAACATTTGAGGGAACAATTAAGTTCAGACAAATGTCAGGAGAACTAACTGATATAATGTCAGCGATAAGTCAAGCTCCATTAACAAATAGAGATGATGAGACAGCATATAAAATCATTCTTAAGAGTCTTAAAGATAAATTAAGTGATCTTAAATCATTAACAGTTAATGACGATCTTGTAAGCATGCACACACAACTTGTAAAAGGAGCTGTTGCAGTGATGGATAAATGTCAAAAGAATCTTCAAATAGCAGAATTCATATAATGAAAGATTTATGGGGAAATGAGTATACAGATTATAAAGACGAGTATACTCATCCTTCATTCACTCCAAGAAAAAGGAGTAGTGGAGGATGGAAAAGTAAATATGGTAGTGGTGGTTGGTCAAAGAGTAGTTGGTCTAACTATTCATTTGTAGTTTCGTATGAAGATAATGACGATAGTTTATTCGTTAAAGATCCAGTACACTATTTAACACCAACTGCTGTGGATATCAAGAAGAAAGTCAATGTAAGAAAACAAGACTCTATTGATATGATTAAAGAACTAGCTCGTGTATGTTATTTCAAAATGATTGATGAAAAAGACTATGTAGCTGATGCATTCATTGAAGAAGATCAACAAAGTGATACTCAAAGAGGAAAGAAACAATTGTTCGATAGTATCTATGATCAATATATTCCTGGATTCACACCATTAGAACAAGCTATATCTATTTATTTAAAACTAAAAGATAACAGTGCTGGTGAGTCTGGTGAGAAAGATGAAGATGAAATGGATATGAAGAAAGGATTAGAGTTTGATAGAACTCTATATACTGATCCAAGTATCAATGAACAATTGAATCTTAATCCAATGAGTAAAGAGAGATCAATGGAGATATTAAATCTTTTATCTCTTGTTGGTGAGTTTGGTACTGAATTCAAAGTGGAGAAAGAAATAGATGAGAAAATAGTTGCTAACTCTGATCAATATCTTAAAACAATCATGAGAAGTCATGATCAATTAACAATGATTGATCTTTATCAAAGACTTCTTCCTAACTTTGATATTAAATTCTTAACTAAAGACTTAACAGTAAATGTTCCAGTTGATAGAAAAGAACAGAAGCAAAAGATTATCATTATATTAGATTTCTCTGGTAGTATGGATGATCCTGAAAAACAAATTTGGGTTAACGCTATTCTTATAGATAGATTCAAATATGTAATGAGAGGAGAAGCTGAAGTATTCTTTAGTTATTTTGTACATGATGCAGATGAATTAGAGTTTCAACATATCACAAACAGAGAAGAGGTTATATCATTTTGGCAAACATTCTCTAATGAACCTGATGGTGGATCAACTGAAGTGGCATATATGGTTGAAAGAATTGCTTCTGAAATTAATGAGCATAAGCTTTGTAACTTAGGTGTAGATTTATTTGAAGAGAAACCAGAGATATTAATTATCAATGATGGACAAGATACAATTAATACAAAAAAGTTCCCTTATAAAGTGAATGCTATCACATTGATGGAATATAATGATGATTTAAAGAATCTTTGTCTTCAGACTGGTGGTAAACTAATTCAAGTGAATGGAGATCAATCAGTGTATTCTCATTCAAAAGAAGCAGGTAAGTTACAAATAACTAAAAAATAATTTGTAATTGTTTTGATTATTAATCCCTATGAATTATATTTGTAGGGATTTAATACTAATACAAAAAGTTATGATAAATAAAATAGTAGGAATTAGTTTATTAGTTGCAATATTTCTATTTGCAACAATTTGGATATTTAATCACATAAATGCTTGGGTTGCGATAGGCATTTTTATTGTAGGAATATATATTGCAGCAATAAACATTTTTAAAAACGATAAAAAAACAGAAAAATGAAAAAATTAGTATTAGTATTATTAGGTGTTGCATTATTAACATCATGTGAAAGAGTTGCTCCAAATTATTATGGTGTCCTTATGGAAAATTATGGTAAGAATGGTAAAGAAGATTATACCAAACAACAGGGTAAAGTAAATACTATGTCACCAGGAACAGAACTATTTCAAGTACCTGCTTGGGAACAAAGAGGAAATTTTACTGATGATAAAGGACAAGATAGAGTATTAAGCATCAAAGCAGCTGATAACACAGCATTCTCATCTAAACCTTTATATTCATTTAAAGTTATACCTGCTAATGTTGTTGATGTTGTATTTCAAAATTCAAGACTTGGTTCATCAGAGGATTTTATGAATGCTTTACAAGATAATGTATTAGAGCCTAGAATTTATGATATCATTAAAGAAGCTTCTAGAAATTATACAACAGATCAATTGATGGCTAATGGTGGTTCATTAAGATTTGAGAAATATGTACAAAACATTGTAAAAAGAGAATTTGCAAAATCAGGACTTGAGTTAATAAGTTTTAGTTTAAATTTAGATTTCTCTAGTAAGGTTAAAGCAAAGATTGATAGTAGAAATGAAGTAAACACTAATGTTTCAGTTCTTGATCAACAAATAATTGAACAGAAGAAAAGAAATGAATTAGAATTACTTAAAACTGAACAAGCAATAATTCGTTCTAGAGGATTAACAGATGCTATTTTACAAGAAAAAGCTGTTAGTCGTTGGAATGGTAAATTACCAACAACAGTTGCTGGTAGTAGTCTTCCTTTTGTTAAAACAATAAAATAAATAATAAAATAAACCACACATAGAAAGACAAACAGCGATAAAGTTAGAAAATGTAACACTACAAGAAGTGTTATGTTTGTTGAGTAAGATGATAACAGTTAGACTTGCTTTACGGTGTAGATGTTTACATTAGTCCGTAATTATTATCCCAATCTTGATGGATGTGTGGTTTTATAATAAATAGGTTAAACATTGAATACCTTTAAAGTTGGGCATGTCACAGATGTGTGTTTAGATGAGTTAAAATCTCAGCTTGTCCTCAAAGTTAGAATTTTGAAAGAGTTTTATGCTTCATAAAGATACTATCAGTAATGGTAGATGTGTTGTTCCCTTGAGAAAGGAAATATAATAAAATAGTTCGTCATACCCTGAATGTAATAAGGATTGGTGAAAGACTATGTATTATATTTACACAACACAAATGAGTTCTCAGCAAGTAGTTAATAAATAGTGGTTCAAATCCACAGATCTTGAACGTGAAAAATTTAAGAATCGTCTAAGCGGTAAGACAATTAATTATGTGACCCTACTCTTATAAGAGGGAAGTATAGTGTAAGTAACGTGCATACTTGTAAGATAAGAGGGTGCTAAATGCTCTCACATAGAATTAAAGGCTCGAGGCTTCTTCTTTTGAATGAAGCTACGCTACCGAAATGATAAGTGCCCTCACATGAGGGAAATTGGGGGTGACTGGTTTTGACAGGTTACTACTAATTGATACAATCAGCCCAGAGAGATAACTGGCTAAAACTAAGGTGAATTTTAATAAATGACAACAAAGTAATTTCGTTAGATGTTAACCAAGTTAACGCTAACATGAGCAAAGTTTTTTCATTAATTAACTCTAATGTTGAGGAGCTAGAAATGGCTGCATAAGCATTAAATCTGTCAACACTGGCTAGACATAAAGATTGCCATAAGAGGTTTGTATGATTCCTTAAAAACATTCTGGTGGATTCGTTTACTTTTACAGTAGACCCTAGAGTTATCCTGTAGACTCTTTAAATAAGTATGGGGACAAAAAGCTGTATAAATTGTATTAATGAAAGTAATTTGGACGGGAGTTCGACTCTCCCCACCTCCACGATGTTGGATAGCTACCAAATGAACTTAGTGGTAACAACGGAAAACCTAAGAGAGATTAACAAAAACTCCGTACAGATTGAGTGTACCAAATGGCGAAAGGTTATTCCAGAACTGGATAGAGGCACAAGAAAATAAGTCCTACATTACAGGTTCGATTCCTGTCTCAATCACATCTGTTGTTTGATCTTAGCACTAGGAAAACAACAAGCAATTGGACAAAGCTAAGTGTCATGAATTGCCCTGTAACAGCTCAGTGTTACCAGATAGAATAGGTTTAAGATCAAGTATGTGAAGTTCTATCAAATAAAAGAAGTGTAGCCTGATTGGTAAAGGCAGCAAGTAATGATGGGAAGTGGTTCGATTCCTCACCTTCTTTTAACAATTGACATCTCCCAAGGGAGAAAGTCCTATTAAAGCCTCTATTAACATAGAGGCTTTTCTTATTATGTATTAATCCTTAATAACTATAAAAACATGAAGACAATTAAATTATTACCAACTGAGTTCTTTCAGTTCAGACAATTAGCATTTGCAATGAGTATTGCATTTGCCTGTTCAATTGCACATGGTGTGTATATTGTAGAAGCCAATATAAACCAACTAGAGAAGTTGGGTTATTAAGGGGGCAAGAGGGCTCTTGTCTAACAACAAGGGCCTTATTGTTTTAATCATTAATAAATAAAATATGAAAAACATACACATATTATTAGCATTGTTATTTGTTTCTTGTACAGAATCTAAATACACAAATATTGGTCAAGAAATTATTGATGGTAAAGTTTCAGCTTCTGCAGTAATAGTAAACCGCAGGGGAGTAAAACAATATAGATTTTGGATACAAAACGCAACGGAAACAAAAGAAATTGAACTGCCTACTATCTATAAAGAAAAATGGAAAGTAGGAGATAGTTGTTTATTAATCATTGAAAAATATAAAGAAAATGAAACTAAGTAAAAACATACACGTATTACCAACAAAAAAACTAAGTAATTTATTATTATGTATAAAAAGTTATGTGGAACATAAAGATACACCTGAAGAAAATTCAGATAATAAAGGTGATTTTAGATTAGGTTGTGGTAAATATGCTAGTAAAGTATTTTACAAACCACATCATATGTACATCACTTCTGATGAATGCATTAAAGAAGATGATTGGTTATTAATTATTGATGATTTTGAAACTTATGTGCACAAACATAAAGGGGACAATTTACCAACTACTTATTGGAAAATCATCCTAACAACAGACCAAAACTTAATTGCTGATGATGTACAAGCTATTGATGATGAGTTCTTAGAATGGTTTGTTAATAATCCAAATTGTGAAAGTGTTGAGATTAAACCTTTTTGTAAAAAATTAACTTGCAAAAATAAAGAATGTAATGTTTGTTGTCAAGAATTAAATTATAAACTATTAATTCCAAAAGAAGAACCTAAACAAACAGTTCAAGAATATGAACAACAAGGTTTAGAAAAGTATTCACATGAACTTAAACAAGAAACACTTGAAGAAGCTGCTATAGATTCTAAAAAACGTTACATTAATGAAACTGCAAAAATAATTGCATATAGAGAGTTCATTGAAGGTGCTAAATGGCAACAACAAAATAGTTATAATGAGGAAGAGATTAGAAACGCTATTGACTATGGAGCAGAGTTAGGTCTTTCAAATAATATTGGAAATTCTTTTGAATGGACAAAAAGAAAAAACGAATGGTTTGAAATAAATAAAAAGAAATAATTATGGACATTATCTTCTTAATAGTATTTATGTTTGCAATTATGGTTAACGAAAATAGAAACATTTAAAAAGAAATAAAATGGAAAAAGAAACACTTGAAGAAGGTTTTATTAGAACTATTATTCCACTTGATTATACAGAAGCTGATTTTGCATCTTTTAAACTTGGTATTAAATATCAACAAGAAAAAGATAGAGATTTTTATTTTAAATATATAAAATCGGAAAAAGACTTTCAAATGCCAAGAATGGATAAGTTAGGTATCAATACTACTGGACAAATATTCGAACAAATGGTAACTTCATTGATTCATTTAGCAGAAAGAAGTTATAGTGAGGAAGAAGTTAAAGAATTATTAGGAGACTTTTTTTATGACCATATTAACTCTCAAAATGCTAACATTAACGATTGGTTCGAACAATTTAAAAAGAAATAAAATTATGGAAGAAAAACTTAAAGAATTAATTGATGAATGGAGAAATAGACAACACTTGTATGAAGATATGGCTGAAAGATATAAAGATAATCCTCGTAACAATGCGAAATATGTATACAAAGCATTGGGCACAAGAGATTGTTGGAAAGAACTATTAACATTAATAGAAAGCAAAGATGAGTAAAGAAATAGAATTAGGACTAACTGTTGGAGGAACATACATTACAGTAAGTGGATGTTATTATCCAGATGAAGATGCTATCATGTATGATAGTAACATGGAAGGTTATCCAGGTTGTGCTGCAGAGTTTGAGTTACAATCAGTTCAAGTAGATGGTACAGAAATCATTGATTTGATTAGTGATGCCATATTTGATGAAATAGTAGATAAAGTATTAGAAAACCAACGTTAAAATTTAGAGTTATGAAAATAGTAAACGGTAGATGGCAGGATGATAATAACAATCCTGTAGATAATTTTAATGTATCTCAGCTATTAGAGCTTGGAGAGAAAGTTACAAATGTATATGGTAAAGATATTAGTTATAGTAGAATAGAATTAGTTTCTGCTATTAAATCTCTTACACCTAAACAAGAATCTGATCTTGCTTATGTATTAAGTCAAGAAGGTGCGATTGCTAGACTAGCAGGATATTAGTTATGAATAGTCAAGAGAATGTAGGAAGAAAAGTGAAAGGTTTTGAATTTAAAGGTAAGCCAACTTTTGTGAATCCAATGAACAAACACATTGGTAAAATTGGAATAATAACACATAACATGGATGATTGTTATTCAGTACGATTTGCTAGTGGTGAGGCTTATAATTATCCCTATCCTGAAATACTTGATCATTTAGTTGATAAAGAACCTGAAATAGAATTAAGCCTTGAGGAACTTGTAAATAATGTTAAAGTTTTAATCTCAAAAATTTAGATTATGGAAGATCTTATAGGAAAGAAAGTAATAGGTTTTGCTTTTAAAGACAATCCAGTTGTTGGATGGAATGATCATATGAATAAATATGTCGGAGAGATTGGAGAAATAACAAAATTTTGTGGCAATAAAACTGGATCATATTATGTTAAATTTACTAGTAATGCTTATTGGTATCCAGCTATTGGAATAAAAGCACAATTTATTGAAAAAGAACCTGAAGTAGAACTAAGCCTTGAAGAACTCATCAACAATGTTAAAGGTTTAATATCAAAAATTTAGATTATGAAGAATGATCTTATAGGAAGAAAAGTGAAAGGTTTTAAATTTAGAACTACTACAGCTGTTGCATATGATAAGTATATGTCAAAACATATTGGTGAAATTGGTACAATTACAGAAGTTGATGGAAAAACTTGTTATGTTGAATTTCCTGATAATGCTTGGTGGTATCCACTTTTGAGAACAGTTGAGAATTTAATTGAAGAAGAACCTGAAATAGAGGTGAGTCTTGATGAACTTATTAATAACGTTAAAAATTTAATATCAAAAATATGAAGTTAGAAGAACAACAAGAAATAGTTAGAACAGTGGTGTCTGACTATTTCGACAAATATGCAACAGAATCAATACCTTTACATTATATAATGGCAGAGAGCGAACATATCATTTATATTGGTACATCAGTATTATGTACTAAATGGAATGTTGGTTATCCAGGAGGAGATTTTGTCAAATCTATAGTTGATAATGATTTAGCTGGAGCATTTAGCAGAGCTGATCATATTAATCAACATTGTATTAGATTTTATGTAATGTTAATGCATAACGTAGAAGCACCTACAATCTTATTTCAATAATTATGGAAAAAGAATTTGTGTCTTACGAAATTGCATCAGCTTTAAAAGAATTAGGATTTGAGGAACCTTGTATAGCTTTATATAAGTTTAAGAAATTTAAGTATAATATTAAGGACTGTAATGAACTGGTTATATTTTATAATAGAGATGGGAATGTTATCTCTTACTTAGCACCACTTTACCAACAAGCATTTAGATGGTTTAGAGAGAAGTATAAATTACAATGTTATCCAATACTAGATACAGAAGGTATTTATTTGTGTCTTTTTTCTGACGGAATAGGATCAGGGTATTTGCTTAAAAATGGAGATTATGGTCACTGGTCAGATGAACATTTAGAATTTAATACCTACGAAGAAGCAGAACTTGAATGTCTTAAAAAATTAATAGAAATTGTAAAAGAACAGAAATAGTGGAAAAAGAATTTATACCTTACGAAATTGCATTAGCTTTAAAAGAATTAGGATTTGATGAACCTTGTATTGCGTTTTATAATGGTAAATTTTTAGATTTTAAAATTACCAGTAACGGTATAGAAAGTCCTTATATAGACTCAACTATGAAGATAGGGCAATGTGTAAATGCACCAACATTATCACAAGCATTTAGATGGTTTAGAGAGAATTATTTTATTTACCCATCTATAATACAATTGAGAGGTTGGGTAAATAGTTATAAAATAATAAAATGGGATTCAAGCTGTGATGCAACAACTGTTTATGATAGCAATAATTACCAAACCTACGAAGAAGCAGAACTTGAATGTTTAAAGAAATTAATAGAAATATGCAAGAAGAACTAATTACATTCGAAACAGCTAAATTAGCTAAAGAAAAAGGATTTGATGAAATATGTTATTATTTACATCATCCTTTGTATGGTGTAGTAGATAATAGTAAATATCATAAGAACTCTAAACTTAATGTAAGTGATAAGGATAAAACTGAATACATCACAGCTCCAACTCAATCACTTCTTCAAAAATGGTTAAGAGAAGTTCATAAAAGTGTTGTTACCATAAGAGTATACAATAATGGGGAAGAATGGGATGAAACAGAGTATCGAGTTAGTGTTTCTGAATTTAAACATTTTACTACACATGATTCTTTTGTAAAATCTGATTTTTCTACTTACGAAGAAGCATTAGAGATTGGGTTACAAGAAGCACTTAAATTAATAGAAATAGTAAAAGATGAAAAAAGAAACAATTGAAGAAGCTTCTAATAATTATAGTAAAGGTATTATTGAGAATCATATTAAAGTATTACATTATGTATGTTTCATTGATGGCGCTAAATGGCAAAAAGAAAGAAGTTATAGTGAGGAAGATATAAGAGAGGCATTTAGACAAGGTCAAGATAATATGAAATATGATGAAATGTATGGTTTTGATACTGAATTAACTGAGCAAGATTGGTTTAATAAATTTAAAAAGAAATAGTAAATTATGAAAAAAGAAACACTTGAAGAAGCTGCTGAAAGATTAGTAAAAGAAACTACATTATATGGAAGCCAAGAAGCTAGTATTGGTAGTTCTGCTAGAAGTTATTTCGAAACAGAATTAAGATGCGTATTGTTAGGTATGCAATGGCAACAAGAAAGAAGGTATAGTGAGGAAGAATTGAAGTCAGCTTTTAAAATAGGATTTAGTATTGGTTATGGTAGTCCTGTGAATGGATTAGACAGCAAAGATGAAACTTGTGAAGTATGGTTTGAACAAAATAAAAAGAAACAAGATGAACACAGTAGATATTGAAAAACTAAACCAACTAATAGCAAGAACTGATATTAGTGGTAATGATAAAGTAAGATGGCTTACTGATTTTATAGATGGTAGAGAATTTGAACAACAAGAAAATAGCTATAATGAGCAAGAGATGTTTAATCTTTTAATGGATTTCTTTTTAGAAAAAGATAGACAATATAAACTTAATCCAGTATGTGTTGCAGAATGGTTTAATAAATTTAAAAAGAAATAAGATGAAAAAAGAAAAGAAATTAACTAGTCACATAGCAGATGTAATTGCTAAACAAAAAGAAGTTACTAAAGAAGAAATTTATGTTGATGGTGCTCATGAATATGATTATGCCAAAGATGATACAGATGTTGATTTAACTATTCATACATTATATTACAGTGATTCTGCAGAATGGTCAGATCGTGTAAAAAGTAAAATAGCGTTAGAACTAGTAGATAATGGAAATGGTGTATTAATAAAACAATGGAAGTTAGAAGAAGAAATAGATTATCTTCAATTGCAACAATTGTATATTTTATTAAAATTAACTGATGATGGTTCTGTATATGAAATATCAAAACCAGCAATTAGAACAATATTCTAATGTGGTATCCAGCTGAAATAGTATTGAAAAGTTATCTTCCTCTTGAATTAGAAGAGGGTATGCTTTTTATCAATAGGATATCTGTTGGTATAATGGAACCATACATTGAATTATGGGAGCTTGAAGAGATTCCTGAAGATATGGATGCATTTATGGCATTAAATGGTGCTCCAGTGAATCTAATGATTGTAATTGATGATTATCCAGAAGAAATAATAGTAACTGAAGATCAAATTGGTTGGTGGGATGAAGGAGATCATACTGATGAGCTAAGAGATATACTATTAGATGATATCAATATGGTATTAAGAGAATTCAATGGAGAATTATCAATTGATATTGATGATGAAGAAGAAGATAACATAGTACCAACATTATTTGAAAATAAAGTTATTCTAGCATTTGATCAAGAAGAAAATGATGAGCTAGAAGACTGGGATGTTACAACAAGTGAAGGATTAGAAGACTAAAGCTATGAGTGAAAGAAAAAAAACTTACATTAATTCCAGCAATAAACATGCTGTAAGAGAATTTATAATCCAAAGATTTCAATTTGAATCTGTAGTTGGATTAGCAGGTCCAGACATCAATGAGTATCTAGCATATCTAGAAGCCAAAGGATGTAAAGAATTTGAAATTTATGAGACTAACTCACAAGTGGCATTGCAACAACTATCTAAAATTAGATCAACATCTAAAATAGCGTTGATATGTGGTGATATTCTCAAAGCAAATCCAGATAAACAAAATGTATTATTTGATCTTGATTTTTGTGGATCGGTTAGATTCTTAACAGAACATATTGCTAAGTTCAAAAAGAACTTCATTATGACATTCAGTTATAGAATTGGGCTACAAGAAACAATTGATACATTTTTTAAAGCTAGGAAAGAGAAAGTGTTGAATAGTGTTGATCATGTATCACCTATGCCTCACACAATTTACACAACAAAAAAAGGAAACTATTTATTTATCAAGTATTTCGACACATCAGCTATGTGTTGTTTTGCTAAAATTTAGAAATTATGCAAAAAACATTAAACCAACTGCAGTTACATGCAGTTAACCTCAGTGAGATAATTTTAAATAATACTCACGATCCAGATTTTTGTGATCATTTGTTAAACAATTGGATTAGAAGTCATCTTATGTATGGATCAAATAAAGAATTTATAGCCACAGCCTTAGCTCATGTATTTGAAGAAGACTATGCTTTAACATTGAGAAATGTTAATATTATTAATGATTCTTTACCACAAGTTAAACTTGAACCTGTAATGACTATTACACATAATTATACACCAGATGAAATTAGAATAATTGCAAATGATCTTATACAAAAAGTTCCTGTTAAGAAAATTGCTAGAACTAGAAGTGCAGAGTTTAATAGAAATGGATCTGGATTAATTATTAAAGTTAGACAAATTAAAAGAGCATTATCAAAAGGATTTTCAATCCAAGAAATAATAGATAAAAAAACAACCGAAAAATATAGAAAAGAACCAGAAGCTATGAGCCAATTAAAATTTTATACAAAAGAAGAATATGCAATTATCAAAACTGCTATTGAATCAGGAGAACCTATTGCTAGTATAGTAAGAAGATTATCAGTTGAATTTAATAGAGGAAAACTTGGTCTTTATCAAAAAATACATACAATAAAAAAGAATACTCCTGTATTGCATACGTGGGAAGGTTCTAAAAGATTACCATCTGTTAAAAAAGAGAAATTAAACTTTGAACCAGATGTTATTATTCAAGAACCTGCAGAGATAGGTATAGAAGTACCACATGGTATGACGTTTGAGGGTAAGCCTAAGAAAATTATGTTACACTCTGATCATTTCAGAATATACTTTTAATATGGAGTTAATAGCATCAAATAAACACACTAAGGAAAGAAAGATAGCTGAAATAATTGTAAGCAAGTTAAAATCTACAGCTGCAGCATTTGAATCTAAAGATCCTACACATAGAAATGGTATTAGATATACTATATCAAAGAAAGTGTATGATAATACGATTAACATGGAGTTTGATAATAGAAATATATCACATGTAGATAGAATGGTGATAACACAATTCATCAATCGAAGACTTAGAGCAATATAATAAAAATTGTTAGGGATGTGTAGTGCATCCCTAATCTTTTTAGTTATCTTTGTAACCCTTTAATTTAAAACTATGAAAAAAGTAATTATTTATGACACAACAAAAGCATATACAAAAAAACAGTATTATGTAAAAGGTTTTAGTGTCTATAGAAACGATACTCCAATAAGTTCTTTTAGTAGCAATTCAAATGCAGTTAATCATGCTAAAGAGTTGAATGAAAAGTTTGGAGATATAGAAGCTTATGATTTATTAAATAAAATTAGAGATGAGATAACTTTATATGAAGATGTAGAGTTTACACCAGAAGTTATTATTATATCAATTAAAGCAATGTTAGATAGTAGAGAAAGGTTATAAAACTAACTATTATAATTTAAAACTATGGAAGAAGTAATTATTTATGACATTGAAACCATGCAAGAATTGTTTGCTGTGGTAGTAATGATACCAGGTAAAGTTGGTAAAAGCTTTCAAGTGTCAAAATGGAAAAATCAATTAGATGCTTTCGTTAGATACACAGAAGCTCACAGTGACGTTTATTGGGTAGGTTATAATAATCTACGCTTTGATAGTCAGGTAGTTGAGTGGATTCTTAGGAATCATGAGAATTGGCATGAGTTAAGCAACTTGGAGATATGTGCTAAGATAGCACAGAAGGCTGCAGATGTTATACATGATGCTAATTATGATGTGTTTCCAGAATACAGAGAGCATGAGTTATCATTAAAACAATTAGATTTGTTTAAGATACATCATTACGATAATAAGAATCGTATGGTGAGTCTGAAGAGACTAGAGTTTGAGATGGATCTTGAGAATATTGAAGAGATGCCAATACATCATACTAAAACCAATATGACAAAACAAGAAGTTGAAATGACTATTGACTATTGTCATAATGATGTTGATGCAACTTATGAATTCTACAAGATAACACTTGGTGACACAGAACATCCATTATACAGAGGAGACAACCGAATAGAACTGAGAAGAGATATCGAAGAAGAGTTTGGTATTCCATGTTTGAATTATTCAGACAGTAAAATTGGAGATGAGATGATTAAGAAGTTCTATTGCCAAGAAAAAGGTATTGAATATAGAGAACTTCCTAAGAAAGGATATTTCAGAAAGAGTATTGATGTAAAGAACTGTGTTGCAAAGTATGTGAAATTTGAAACTCCTCAACTTAAAGACTTCCTAAAGAAGATCAATAAGATGCAGTTGGGTCTTCAAGATGATTTCAAAGAAGATGTGCATTTCTATGGAAATGTGTATTCTTTTATGAAAGGTGGCCTTCATACAGAGAACAAACCTAAAGTGTTTGAAGCTGATGAAGAGTACGAGATAATCGATTGGGATGTTAGTTCTTATTATCCAGCTATTATTATCAACAATGGTAAGTTTCCTGCCCATTTAGGCAAGGAATTCCTTAGAGGGTATAAACAGATGTTTGATAAGAGATTGGAGCTTAAACCCTTCGCTAAGAAGGATAAGAAAATTAAAGGAATTGTTGGAGCACTTAAGCTTGCAGTTAACTCTGTGTATGGTAAGTCATCTGATATGCAAAACTGGATATATGATAGGCAGTTAACTATGTTCACCACAATTACAGGTGAGCTTAGTCTAATGATGCTTATTGAGAAATATGAAACCAGTGGCATACATGTGATCTCTGCAAATACAGATGGTGTAACTATCAAGATTAAGAAAGACTTAATTCCTTTGATGCATGACATCAATGCATGGTGGTGTGACATCACTCAATATGAGTTAGAGAGAACAGACTATTCCAAGATTATCTTTAGTACAGTAAATGATTATTTAGCAATTATGACCAATGGAGAAATTAAAAAGAAAGGTGATTTTCTTACTGACTTCGAACTTCACAAAAACAAGTCTGCTAGAGTGGTTCCCATTGCTCTTGAGCGTTATTTTGTTCATGGGACTCCTGTGGCTGATACGATTATACATCATACTAATCTATATGATTTTTGCTTAAGGCAGAAAGCTAGTAGAAGTTTCCATTATGAAGGGACCAATAGATCAACAGGTGATGTTACTGTGTATGATAAGTTGATACGTTATTATGTATCAAATGATGGTGATAAGATCTTTAAGATTAAGAATCCAGAGTGTCAGACTAGAGCTGCAGCAATCAGTCAAGTAGAAGCTGGTGAATGGGTATGTAAAGTTTGTAACTTCTTACCCAAGAATAGTAAAGTTGATAATGTCAACTATGATTATTATATTGAGAAAGCCAACAGATTAGTCTTAAAGATTAACACTGAAGGTAGAAGAATCAAAACAGTATTTATTCCTAACCAATTAAATCTTTTCTAATGAAAATTAACAGAACAAACATTACAGAGCATCTCATTGAATATCAATTAGGTATAATTGGTAAAACAATAAAAGAAGTAGAGGAAGATGATCAATGGTTTTATAATAACACTATGACACCAGATCAGCATATTAAATTAAAAGCTTATGCTATCCCTCTATTAAAGAAAATATTTAAATTTAACAAAGCTAAAGCAGAATCAACATTTGGTTGGTTTGATTGCCAATTCGGATTAAGAATCAAATTTTAACATTAAAAATTAAAAATTATGACATTATTTATTATTATTGGAGTGATTGCTATTATTTTAGTTATAGCAATGAATATACAAGTAGAAGATCCACACAAAGAAGAATCTAAAGAAAGTGATTTTAATATTGATCCTAAGATAGAAGACTTTGGTATGGATCCTGCTGATGTAGAACCTACACCTATTGCACCAAAGCCAAAGAAGAAATACAAAAGAAAACCAAAGACCAACAAACCAATTCAATAATGAGCTGGGCAATGGAAGATTGGGAATATCCCAATGATCACATATATGCAATTGAAAGATACCAAGATGTTGTGAATTCATGGCATCAATGGGAGGAAGAGCATGCAGCTAAGAATAGACTGCCTGCAGTAATTAAAGTTTTAACACCAATAACAGATGAAGTTAAGCGTAACACCTCAACAGTTCGAAGAGCTCATCAAGAAAGGTTATAATTTAGACACTATTTATTTATTAAAGTTGATAGACGAGCAATTTGACATTACACCTTTGCGGGAGGGAAGTATGAAGATTGCCTCTGTCTATCATTCTTTAATAAGAAAAGGTCTTATAACTCAACATGATGATAAGCTTACAACAATAGGTAGAGATTTATTAGTTTTTATGAACACTAAAACTGATGCAAAAATCATAAGAAGGAAACCTGCAACAACAGATTTTGAAGAATGGTGGAAGACTTATCCAGGAACTGATTCTTTTGAGTACAAAGGAAAAACATTCAAAGGAACAAGAGCTCTCAGATTACATAAAGATGACTGCAGATTGAAGTTTGATAAAATACTAATAGAAGGAGAATATACAGCAGCACAACTTATAGCTGCTCTTAATTTTGAAGTGATTCAGAAGAAAGAAGCTTCTCTTAGCACTGGTACAAATCGATTGACGTTCATGCAAGGATCTTCTGTATATCTAAATCAACGAGCATTTGAAGCATTCATTGAATTAATCAATGATGGAGCTAAAGTAGACATTGCTCCACAAAAACCAACAGGAGGTACTGATATCTAATGACACCAAAAGAAAAAGCACAAGAAATAATTGAAAAATATATATATATTCAATCTGAACTTGAAGAGACAACTCAATTTTATTTGAGTTATGCAGTAAAGTGTGCATTAATAGCAGTTAATGAGATATTAGATTTAGGATATGTTCCTAATGAAAAATCTACATTTAATGTATATAAATTTTATTCAGAAGTTAAACTAGAAATAGAGCTATTATGAGTTTTGAACTATTAAATGCTGAAGTTGAGAAAGGAATGCATGATCTTAATAGAGGGATTCCTATGGGATTTGATAGACTTACTAGATATGTAGGTATTCGTAAGGGTATGTACTATTTGATTGGTGGTAACACTGGATCTGGTAAGACATCATTTATTGATGATGCATTTGTTCTCAATCCTGTTGATTGGGCCATGTCTAAAGAAGGACTTGCATCAGGCATTAAGGTGAAGATATGGTATAGGTCCATGGAGAGAAGTAGAACTTACAAGTATGCCAAATGGGTATCTCGTAAGATATTTCTAGACCAGGGTATAATCATTCCAGTAGGTAAGTTACTTGGCTGGAGAGAGAAAATGACTAAAGATGAACATGATCTGTTTTTATATTATAAAGATTATGTAGATCATCTTAGTGAAATAGTAACTATTATAGATGGTCCAGAGAATCCTGTAGGTATAGCTAAAGAGTTAAAGACTTATGCTTTGAAGAATGGTGTGATAGAACAAATGGATGAATGGAATAAAATGTATGTTCCTGAAGATCCAAGTCAAATCACCATGGTTGTACTTGATCACATTGGTCTACTTAAGACTACTAAAGATCAACCAACAAAGAAAGCAGCTATCGACAAAATGTCTGATGAACTCAGATATGCTAGAGATTTCTATGGATATTCTCCAGTGGTAGTAAGTCAGTTTAACAGAAGTATTTCTAATCCATCTAGGATTAAGAATGGTGATGTTGAACCTCAGCTTGAAGATTTTGCAGACAGTTCAGCTACACAAAATGATGCTGATGTTGTTATGGCATTATTTGATCCTATGAGATATAAAGTGGCAGATCCTTCTGGATATGATCTTGATAAGCTAACAGATCAATATGGAGCTAAATACTTCAGAAGCTTGAGACTACTCAAGAATAGTTACGGAGAAGATGATGTCAGAATAGGTCTTGGATTCCTTGGTGAAATTGGTATGTTTAAAGAATTACCAAGAAAGAAAGAAATTACAGATTCTGATTATGAATCAATTACAAACAAATCATATTTTTTAAGAGAATAATTAAAAACACAAATTATGAATCCACTATTTTTAACAGATGGCTATAAAACAGCTCATCACATAATGTATCCAAAAGGAACTACATTAGTTTATTCAAACTTTACACCAAGAAGCAATAAATATGCTCCTAAAGGATGTGATAACTTAGTATCATTTGGACAACAGATGATGATGCAACAGATTCATGAAGCATTTCAAAAAGATTTCTTTAGTTTACCTAAAGATGAAGTTTGTCAAGAAATGAAAGAAGAATTAGAATTATATTTAGGAATGACTTATGATGTTAGTCATTTTGAAGCCTTACATGATATTGGATATCTGCCTATTTGTGTAAAGATAATTGAAGAAGGAACATTAGTTCCTATGAAGGTTCCTGTTCTTACAATATACAATACACATCCAGACTTTTATTGGTTAACAAACTATTTAGAAACAATCATTTCAAATCTATTGTGGAAACCTATGACAAGTGCAACTATTGCACATACTTATAGAAAGGTGTTAACTAAATGGCAACAAAAAACTGATGCTGAAAAAGGTTGGTTTATTGATTGGCAAGGTCATGATTTCTCTATGAGAGGTATGGATAGTGTTGATGCTGTTATTAGTTCTGGTCTTGGACATCTTACATCTTTCATGGGAACAGATAGTCTTCCAACAATATATGGAGCACGTAAATACTATGCTGCAGAAGGACAAGTTGGAGGATCTGTACCAGCTACTGAACATTCAGTTATGTGTGCAGGAGGTAAAGAAGATGAAACAGAAACCTTTAGAAGACTTTTATCATTATATCCAACAGGAATCTTATCAGTTGTTAGTGATACTTGGGACTTATGGAAAGTGTGTACAGAACATGTTGTAACACTCAAAGAAGAAATCTTAGCAAGAGATGGTAAGTTGGTAATTAGACCTGATAGTGGAGATCCTGTTGATATTATTTGTGGTACAATGTTACCAAGTGATCCTGATTTTTTAGCTAGAAAAAATAGTCCTGAAGAAATAGGAGTAATTGAATTACTTTGGAATGTATTTGGTGGAACTATCAATGAACAAGGATACAAAGTATTAGATAGTCACATTGGGGCTATTTATGGTGATTCAATTACTATTGATAGAGCTGATGAAATCTGTAGCAAGTTAGAAGCTAAAGGATTTGCAAGTACAAATATTGTTCTTGGTATTGGTTCTTTTACTTATCAATACAACACTAGAGATACATTTGGTTTTGCAATGAAAGCTACTTATGTTGATGTAAATGGTGTAGGACAAGAAATCTTTAAAGATCCTATTACTGATGATGGAATTAAAAAATCAGCTAAAGGATTATTGAGAGTGAATGCTGATCTTACATTATCAGATCAAGTGTCTTGGAAAGAACAAGAAGAAGAAGGAATACTGCAAGTTTTGTACAGAGATGGTGTATTTGAAAATTACACAAATTTTAAAACAATTAAAGAAAAATTAAATGAGTTACGAAATTAATAAGTACCCTGATGGTACACAATATGTAAAAGTGCTTAAGTTTGAAAATGAGTTAGTAGTTGATATTAATTCATATCAAGATCTTTGGACATTAAATCAGATAAAAGATATATATGATCACAATCATAAAAAAGTTGGTCTGTTTATTCCTTGTTTGTTAGATGCTCAAGCAGATAAACGTTTTAACCCTGATGAAAGTTCAGGGTTGAAACTTGTATGTGAGTTTATAAACTCAATGAAGTTTACTTATGTAAAAGTGTGTCATCCTCATAATCCTGAAGTAGTAGAAGCATTGTTAGACAATTCAATAATAATTGATAATAGTAATTTTATTGTAAAAGTTTTAGAAGATTTAAATTTAACTAATGGTGAACTCACTTTAATGTCTACTGATGCTGGAGGATTCAAACCATTAATGAAACTTGCTGATAAATTACAATGGTCAGGAGAAGTTTATGGAGCATCTAAATCAAGAAAATATGAAGATGGTAAATCTAAATTAATTCAAGAAATAGATAGACAAGATTTTGGAGGTAAAGACATTCTTATCATAGATGATATTTGTGTGTATGGTGGAACATTTGTTGGTTTAGCTAATATGCTAAGAGAACGTAATTGTGGAAAACTATATTTAGCAGTAAGTCATATGACTGTAGAAAGTCCAAATAAAGATTTATTCAAATTATTTGATAAAGTTTTCACCACATCTAGTAAGAACATTAGTTATCTAATAAAAAATGATGTACATGATACAATATTTGGAATTGTTCCAACTAATCTAATTATCATTAAATAAAATAATTATGACAATACAAAGAAGAATAAAGAGATTCTTTAATAGGTTTGATTATATGAGAACATACAATTCTCCATTCAAACCATTAAGAATAAAATGGTATTTTGGCAAGGTGGCTATTGGTACACCATATTTCCTTCCAAGAAGATGGGTTGATAGTAAAATAAACCCAGGATACCTAACACCAGTTCCTAAGCAAATAGGATTTGATTTTGTATCATTAGGTTGGAAGACTAAATGGGATAGTTATAGACATGAATGGAATCCATTAGTGAGCTTTGTGTTCTTTAAATGGCAAGCAGCTGTAATGTTTGTTCCAGATCATGATTCACACTATTGGGAATGTTGGTTATACTACACTAGAGAAACAAATAAAAAGAATTCTGTAGAAGATAGAATAGCTCAATGTAGAAAGTTTGCTCCTTGTGAATGGACAAGACATACTGATGGAGTAACATCAGTGATAAATTATTATGATGTAATTTTAAAAGATAAGTATGTCAATAAGAGATGAGAGGCAATTAGAATTTGCTAAAGTGTGGTTAAAAGAGAAGCATGGTATATTGAATTTGTGTCCAAGGTTTGGAAAGATTAGAACTAGTATTAATATACTAAAAGAATTACCTAAATCACTTAGTTACACTCATGTAACAGTTTCTCCTTCAGTGTTAATTGCTTACCCAGATAATAAGATTAAAGAATCTTGGCAAGCTGATTTTAATGATCTTGGGTATGATGATAGTAATGTCACATACAGCACACATCTATCATTAAAAAAGTTAGTAGACAATGAGTATGATATTATTATTATAGATGAGATACATCTTTTGTCTGAAGCTCAGATAGAAGTGTGTAAGGATCTACTTAGTAACAATGCTTGTATACTAGGTCTCACTGGTACATTATCCAGAGAAACAGAAATAACTCTTGAGGAAGAACTTGATTTACATGTTATAGCTCACTATCCAATTGAAAAAGCAATTGAAGAAGGAGTTATTGTAGATTATGAGATACATGTAATAAGAGTACCACTAGATAATACTGTATATAATGATTACAAAGGAAAGCTCAAGACTGAGAAGAAACACTATGATGGTATATCATGGGTAATCAATAAAATGCAATATAGTGGTGGAGATACAATGTTTATGCGTCTAGCAAGAATGCGAGTTATTCAATCATCTTTGGCCAAAACTAATGCTACAAAAAAGCTGTTAGCTGCACATAAAGATGAGAGAATCTTAGTATTCTGTGGAACCACTGCTGTAGCAGATAATCTAGGTATTCCTTCCTATCATAATAAGTCTAAAGAAAAAGAAATCTTTGAAGACTTTGCTGAAGGTAAAGGTAATCATCTAGCTGTTGTAAAGATTGGTAATACAGGAGTGACGTATAAACCTCTTGATCGAGTAATAATAAACTATTTCGATAGTAATGCAGAGAACTTAGCTCAGAAAATTAACAGATGTATGGCTATGGAATATAACACTCCAGATAAGAAAGCACATGTATATATAGTGAGTAGTAATGAACCTGTAGAGCTGAAATGGTTATCAAAGGCATTAGAATTCTTTGATAAAAGCAAGATAAAATATGTATAATTAAAATAATTATTCGTATCTTTATATAGTGAAAATAACTAATTAAATAAATTAAAAACTATGAGTTCAAAGCTAGTAGGAATTGTGGGTGCAACAGGTACAGGAAAAAGTACAGCGATTAAGCACCTAAATCCAGAGGAAACGTACATTATTAATGTTGCAAAGAAGGAGCTTCCATTTAGAGGAAGTGAAAAGCTTTACAACACAGAGAACAAGAATTACAAGGAAATTGAAGATGCAAATGAAATATCTCGTTTATTGAGAACTATTTCTGATAAAGCTCCTCACATCAAGAACATTATTATTGAAGACAGTAATTACATTATGGGATTCAATATGGTTAACAAAGCTACAGAGGTAGGATTTACAAAATTTAGTGTTATGGCTAAAGACATGGTTGATCTATTCAGAACAGCTAGACAGTTGAGAGATGATGTCACTGTATTCTATCTTACACATCCAGAAGAAATAATGGATGGTCAAGATGTTATAGGATATAAGATCAAAACTGCAGGTAAGTTAATTGATAACCAAGTTCTTTTAGAAGGATTGTTAACTGTATGTTTATATACAATCGTAGAAGAAAATAAAGATGGAACAGCTAATTATCAATTTGTAACTAATCGTTACAGAAAGATACCAGCAAAGAGTCCTGATGGAATGTTCCAAGAAATTAAAATACCAAATGATCTGCAAATAGTTGCAGACAGTTTAACTAATTATTATAATGCCTAAATAAATAACTAAATTAAAATTAAAATTATGAGTAGTATCGGAGGAAAAAAGAGAGAAAACACAGGTGGTGGAGATTTCAGTAAAAAGGTAGGTTTGTTTGAAGCAACCGTAATTGCCATTAATCCAACAATTGAAGAGTTTAAAGATAAACTTGGAATGGATCTTAAAGAAGACAGCAAAGCTGCTGAGTATTTAGGTGAAACTAAAGATGGTAATAGCTATGTTCGTATTGATATATGGCTACAAGAAATTAAAGATGACAGTAAGTTCAAAGTGAGCTTCTTCTTAGAAGATAAAGAACGTGAGAACAAAGATGGTACTAAGAAACAATATATCAACTCTATTGGAATGTGTTCTTGGGCAGGTGATGAAAATGATCTTGCTGAATGGTTTACTAAAGGAAGAGATTTCAGAGTGGCATATGTAGGTGAGGAAGATCTTTATAACTTCATGCGTACATGGTTAGCTGATCTTGATTATCGTGATGCAGACACTGTTCTACAATTAGAATGGAAGAAGTTGATGAGAGGTAATGTAAAAGATCTTAAAGACCAAATTAATGGAGAATGGGCTAAGTCTATTTTAGCTTTAGCAACTGTTATCATTAAAGAGAGAGATGGAGAATCTAAAGAATATCAAGGAATTTACAATAAAGCTTTCTTAGGTGGATATGCATTGAAACAATTCAGACTTGTTGATTATGGAAACAAAAGAACACAAGATACTCTTAAGAGTAAAAAACCTAAAGATTTAAAAGCTCATGAGAAATTTGTTGTGAATGTTATTGGTGAATATGGTTGTAAAGACTATTATACATTGAAAGATCTACAGGATTATAATGCTGATGATAACTTAGTTGCTTCTGATGCATATATTTCTGAAGATGGTGATGATTATTAATTGAGTTAATTGTTAATAAAGACCTCTATCAGAAATGGTAGAGGTTTTTTATTTTAAAGCTATGATACAAGGAAAAAAGAAAACAAACTTAACACCTGATAGCATATTAGACAAGATAACAGAGTTTGATATCTATAAGTTCTATATGCCACATCAGAATTGGAAAATAAATGTTGTTACTTATTCACCTTTCAGAAATGAAAAGAGTCCTTCATTCATTATAGGATATAAAGGAAAAGCATTAACATTTCATGATTTCTCAGATTCTACCAAAAGAGGTGGATGTTTTGATTTTGTGATAATGCTATTTAACCTACCATCCTTACGTGAAGCATTAGTAATGATTGATAGAGATTTTGATCTAGGAATTGTTAATGTATCCTCTACAAAGAATTATGAAAGGATTGTTTCTGATTATGCTCAACCAGCTGCCACTTCCAAACGTGAATTCTTTATTCAAGTGAAAATAAGAAAGTTTACGCATGAGGAATTAGCATATTGGAATGGATATTATCAAGACATAGATGATCTTAAAGCTAATAATGTATACTCGATAGACACTGTATATCTAAACAAAAAGAAGTTCCCTATAATGGACTCAGAATTAAGATTTGGTTATCTATATGAAGGACATTGGAAGATTTATAGACCATTTGCAGATAGAAAGAATAAGTGGATGCCTAATAATGTACCTATTACCATGATGGATGGATTAGCTGACATCAAAGATTGTGATGTAGCATTCATTAATAAGAGTAAGAAGGATTACATGGTAATGAAAAAGATTTACCCATGTTGTTGTGCTGTTCAGAATGAAGGATCAGGATGTTTCTCTGAAGAAAATGTTGAGTATCTAAAAGAAAACTCTGATAGGCAAATCTTGTCCTTTGATTCAGATGAAGCTGGTGTAAAGAATTCTCAAATAATAACTGATAAGTTTGGATTTGAATATTGTAATGTACCAAGGCTCTATCTAGGAGAAGGAATTAAAGATTGGGCTGATCTTGCCAAAACACATGGATTAAAAGTTATAGAAGAATATTTAATAAAAAAAGAAATTATATGAAAATATCAAATATAGAAAAAGAAAAGAATACTTATATTGTAACTTTTATACCAAATATTATTGAAAGATTTTTTGGAGTAAAGGAAAAAACAAAAACATATAAAGATACTTGGGATACTTATACCTTTGGAGGAGGTCATGTATATATTAATGAAAAAGGTGAACAATTGAATAATGGAAATTGGATTGCTGAAAAAATAGATAACTGGAGAAGAAAATTCTAAACAAAAACTTATGAGCAAATTAACATCAGAAGAACTAAGTGATGTAGTGATAGAGAGTCTTGCACTCTCTGTAACACTATTGGAAAGATTTGAAACAATGGACGCTAATGGTCTATTAACATTAAGAGCTAAACAATCTCTTAAGAATACCATTCCACATCTTGAAGGATATGTAAGCAAGCTTATAGCTGTGAGACATGAAGATGAAGCAGAGCATTTCAAGAAGGGAGCTACAGTGATAGCAGAACTATCAAATAGGATAGAAAGATCACTCAGTCCTGAAAATATATTAGATATATCTACTAGGAAACAATATCTTTTAGATTTAATAGGTGCCACAGTGCTGTTTCCAAAACAGAAGACAGAACTTTATGAAGCAATTAGAGATTCAGGAATTTTAAATTATTAATTATGACATTAGAAGACAAATTTGAAGAGCTTTCTTTTGATATGCCAAGTGAAGATTGTGTACAAATAGCAGATGAATTTGCTATTGGGTTTGCTATTTTTTTAGCCGAACATACTTATTCATATTATAATGATAAAGATGAATGGAGTAATGATTTTGGACATAAAAATTTAACAAACAAAGAACTTTTAGAAATTTATAAAAAAGAAAAAGGATTATGATAGGGGATATTATATTGTGGTTAAAAACATTTGTAAAACAGCAAACTTGTATTCATAAATATAAATATGTTTACAGAAAAGATACTGGGGGTAGTTTTGAGTTGTGCATAAAATGCGATAAAATAAAATAAAAAAGAAAAAGGATTATGAAAAGAGAAGATGAGATAGTAATTTTAATTGAACACTTAAAAGAAGAAGTTATAAGAACTTCACAAAAATATAGTTCATTATTATCAGATACAATCATAAACAACGGTAAACTTATAGAAGCTTATATGATAGAGTTAGAACAAATTAAAACACAAAAAGGAGTATGAAAGCAACAAGTCACGAATGGATGGTAGTAAAAGACGAACAGTTAGAACTACTAGAAGAAGAAATTAAAGAAAACATTGAATGGTTATCAACTATAGATGATGATGACATAGAATGTATAGGAATAGAGAACTTAGAAGCTATTCTAACGAGATTCTTTCATAGAACTATAACATTAACACAAAGATAATATGGATTGGAGTAAGTTTTCTTCAAGTTTTCACCCATCATGGCATGCTAAAATGCGTCCATTTATAGAGAGTGAACAATGTGATAAGATTTATGCATTTCTAAAATCAGAGAGCAAGAGGGGCAAACGAGTTGCTCCTCTCTCTATGCATGTTTGGAGATGTTTTAAAGAAACCTCATTGGATGACCTAAAAGTTGTAATGGTTGGTATGGCACCATATCATACACTTAAGAATGATGCTCCTGTTGCAGATGGATTACTTATGGGATGTTCTATTACAGAACAATTACAACCATCATTGGAACAATATTATGGTGCTGTTGAGAGAGATCTATATGATGGATTAAACTTAAGCATTATAAAAGATCCAGACGTAAGCTATTTAGCAAACCAGGGAGTGTTAATGTTCAACGCATCTCTAACTGTAGAGATTAACAAAGCAGGAAGCCATTTAGATATATGGGAACCATTTGTTAAATATCTATTTGAAGAGATTATTAATCATTTAGGTGTACCAATACTATTTCTTGGTAAGGATGCAGCTAAGTATAAAAAGTATACAGGAATCTTTACACATGTATTTGAAATCAGTCACCCAGCTTCAGCAGCTTATAAACATACTGAATGGGATACTGAAGGAGTGTTTAGTAAATTAGATGTATTATTATTAGAAAGTAACGGATTTGGTATTCAATGGATACCTATAGATGTACCTTTTTGAAACAATTAAAATTATGTTAGTAACAGAAAGACAAAGAGAATTTATTAATTTCATTCAAGATGAAACAGGTATAATATTTACAGGATGTACCAAAGATGAAGCACGTAAATATATAACTGAAAATAAAGATAAAATTCCTCCAAGTGGAAGTATGAATATGTGGGCAATAGTTAATGGTTATTAAAAACAATTAAAATTATGGAAAATCAAATTATTAAAATAGAAGACCTTGAAGTAGGAGATGAGATATTAATATCTTGTCAATCCTATTTTAAATATCTTAGAGTATTAGTGAAACCATCACTTAGTAAAACAAAAAAACATTGGAGAACAGCACATCCTTTATATGGAAATGTTAGATGTTCCACAAGACAAGATCAAGTGATTACTTATTCATATACTGATAGTGCAGGAGTAGTTCATAATAGAATACAAAAAACTTGGATAACAACATCAGAAGATCATAATATAAAAGTTTCACAAGATCTTGACGGAAGACAAATTTGGTTAATAAAAAGAACAACAATTTAAAACTAGAAAAAATGATATTAGAAAAGCAAACAGAAGCAAACGTCCTAATCGAGGGACAATCACAAGAAACAATTGGTATGTCACTAGACTTAGATTCTGCACAAATTTTGATGCAGATGTTAAGTAAGAATTTATATTCTGATGATATAGGCTCTGCTGTCAGAGAATGTGCAAGTAATGCACTTGATAGCCATAGAAGAGCTGGAGTGGACACACCAATTGTAGTTTCATTTAAAGCATCTACACAGAACAATTATGAATTTTGTGTAGAAGATTTTGGTATTGGTTTAGATGCTGATGATGTACGTAACATTATTAGTAAGTATGGTAAATCTACTAAAAGAAATAGTGCTACAGAATTAGGAATGATGGGCTTAGGTTTTAAAGCCCCTTTAGCATATTCTAGTAGTTTCTACTTTGTATGTAGAAAAGATGGTATGGAGCGTAAGTATATGATGTATGAAGGAGAAGATACTAACACTATCGATCTTTTATATGAAAAAGAGACAGAAGAGCATAATGGTGTAAAGATTATTATTCCTGTTAAGTACTCAGACAAGTATCAGTTCATGAAGAAGATCAAAGAACAATTGTGTTATTTTGAAAGTGTATATTTTGATGTACCAGAGGATTCTTCTATTGTTAATGATTTTGTTATCAGTAGACATGAACATTTTCAATTTTCTGAATTATCTACAGAAAGAAATTTACACTTATGTTTAGACAATGTGTATTATCCTCTTGATTTTGGAAAAATGGGAATACGTACAATTGATTTTCCTTTAGCTCTTAGATTCTCTTTGAGTGATGGATTGTTTCCAACACCAAATAGAGAGAGTATTAGATATACACCAGAGGCCAAGAAGATTATCACTGATAAACTAGCTCAAGTAGCAAACTATCTTGTCACTAAGTATAATGATAACATTGCTGAAGGAAATGACATCAAGTCTGTGATCAATCATATTGAGAAAAGTGGATATTATGTAGAGATGGCTAGTGGATTTACAAGAAACATTGAACCATTTGTTCAGTTTTCTACTATAACACCACAAGTTCCTAAAATTGAAGGAGTTAAGTTATTAGATTTTCCAAAATTGTATAACTCATATAGACAAAACATGTTAGTTGAAGCATTTCCTGCTAAGTTCTATGTAAACAATAGAAGAATACAGAATGTAGACAAACATTATGTATATGGATACAACTTGCAAAGTGTGTGTGATGGATCAGCTAAAATATATGTGTATCATGATAAACTTGCTGGTATTAAGAAAGATTATCTAAGAGCTATATGTGACCAACATGGACGCACATTCTTAGTTAAACCAGCTCCTCCTATGACATTAGGTGTTGCTGCTAAGTATAGACTTGATACATATTATCATCTTTTACAATTGAATAAGGTTCCAAAAGCAAAATGGAGAACTGTAATCAAAGAATATCAACATATCATGTCTTTGGTTGAAGCAAATTTCATCAATCTTGATGATCTTGAGGTGCCACAAGACTTTATTGATTCTAAAAAGAAAGCAAAAGTTGCTAAAGCTTCAATATCAGGTGGTAAAAGATTGAAACTTCAAGGAGAGATAGTATGTAAATTAGGCGTACCTTTAGCTAGGTATAATGGTGGTAAAAATTGTAAGTTTGATTCACAATTATACAAGTTAGAAGATCTTCACAAAGCAAAACATTTAAAAGTGTATGCTAAACATGAAGATGCTTATAAACTTGATGCTCTTTATGGAATGATGATTGGTAAACAAAAGATGGAAGTCATCACATTCTCTGATAGAGAGTTGAAAATAGTTGAACAATTAGAAATTCACAATTTAATATCTTATGACAAATTTATGGAAGGTAAAACTGCACCATTTAAAAGAATGGTTACATCAATATTGATTTACAACATGATGTCAAAGAATTCATCAATCTTTAACAAAGTTGATACTCTTGAGTATGTATCTACTGATTTAGCTACAAAATTAAAAGTATTGGCTAAGTATAGACGTACTAACTATGTTCAACAAGATGAATCATTAAGTAAATCTATGTTAGCAGTAGCAGAGAAACACAATTTGTTTGATCAAGACATCTATCCAGAGTATTTACAAATGAAAGAAATATTTGAAAAACTTTCATTCTTAGAACCTGTGTGTGCCAGATTATCATATACACATGATAAAGATCCGATGATTAATGTGATGACTGATTTGTTCAAGTATTACAAACATAGAGTGAATTTAAGTCATTATAACATCAGAATTAATGATGAGATATTAACAGAAGAATCAATAGAAGCATTAGTATAAATTAACAGAGGGACATCAATGTCCCTCTCTTTTAACAATTAACAATTAAATAAATAAATAAGATGAGTAGTAAATTTTTATCGTTAGACTGGTTCAAAGAAACAGCAGAGAATGCAATTGGTAAAGTGGTGGCTAATAAGTTAGAGAGCTTGATGGAACAAGAAGTTCCTGTAGAATGTCAAACTCATGCTAAAATTAAGCCTTACATGACAATGAAGTTGGTTAATGATACACTCACCGTGGTGTTGAGGAATGGTGATGTATTAAGTAAACCTGCAGCAACAGAAGAAGATTTCTATGCTGTAAGTAATGCTACAGATGAGCATGAGATAGATGTAATTATGTCTTCTCGTGAGGTGATGGCTGATTTAGAAGCAATTAGACAAGAAGCGGTTAGAATTCAAACATTGCAAAAAGGTATTGAGTTACTTGGTGCACTTCCTGATTTCACTGTAGAAGGTAACACTGTGTATTTAAAAGGTACATCTAGAAGTCTTCCTCCATTATTAGTAGAAAGATTTATCATAGTTGTAAATGATGTAAAATATTATACAGAATTTGGAGATGTTCAAGAAGCTCTTAACCAAAATGATGATTACGTAGCATTGAAAAACTTCTTCATGTGGTGTTGTTTAAACCCAAGAGCTGAAGTGGCACATGAGCTATACAGATTCTTAGAAGAGAATAGCTTTAGAATCACTAAACAAGGATTTGTTGTAGCTTTAAGAAATGTTGTAACACTTCATGGATCTCCAGAACTAGTTCACTTTGTAAGTAACTCTTATAATAAAGTGAAAGCTGTATGGAAAAAGAATCCAGATAATTACATTGTATTCTTACAAGATGGTGAGTATAAACTTGTAGATAAAGGTCATTTAACAAAGATTGAAACACACACATCTACAACATGTCCAGATTGTGATGGTGAAGGTTATGATGATTGGAATGATGATGATGAATGGGAAGATTGTTATGAGTGTGATGGTACAGGAGAAGTAGAAGAATATGAATACACTGTAGAAGTTCCAATAGACCATGGTCAAAAGATTGGTGGATTAACAGAATTGTATTTAGATCTTCCTAATAGAGAAGAGAATAGATTCACTGATGACTGGACCAAAACATTTGATATTCGTATTGGACAAGTTACAAGTATGCCACAAGAAGATTGTAACTGGAGTACACAAGATTGTGCTGCTGCAGGATTACACTTTACTTCTGATCAAATTCACTATGTAGGATGTGGAGATCAATCAGTAATTGTTCTTATTAATCCTATGAAGGTAGTAGGTATTGGTAAACATAAAGGTAGATGTTTTGAATATCTTCCAATCATGACTGTTCCAAGAGATGAAGCTACTAGAATATTACATGATGGTGAGTTTGACACATTACAATTAGATGAAGATTATGCTATTCGTGAATTAGAATCTCTTTTAGAGAAAGCTAAAGAAGGATTTGCTACAGAGTCTAAGAAATATGAATTTAACATGCCAGCTATTTCAGCTAGAGAAATCAATACAATTGTATTGAATCTAAGTGAAATGAAAGCTAAGATTACTAATCGTGTAACTACGATTAAGTAATAAATAATATAGTTGGGTTACAATTTTTTCATAACTTTGTAGCCCAACTTAATTATAACAATATGGCAAAGAGAGTATTAGTCCCAAAGACAAGATGTAGTGGTACAATGAGCGAGGCAGCCTTCTGGAGCTTCATAAGAAGTGCTTTGAGACAAAAGAGTAGATGGTGGAAACCTATATCAGTGTGTAAGTTAAATGCACGTAGAGATTATACTGGACCTGGTAAACGCCAGAAGTATGAATATCAATGCAAGAAGTGCAAAACTTGGACTACTGAAAAGAATATTAATGTAGATCATATCATCCCTGCAGGAAGCTTAAACACAGCACAAGATTTACCACTATTTGTGGAGAGATTGTTTTGTGAACAAGATAACTTGCAAGTGCTATGTACTGCATGTCATGATGTTAAAACATTAAAAGAAAAACAAGCTAAAACTAAAAAAATATGAGTGGAGGACACTGGGATTACATACAGCATAGATTTACTGATGTAGCAGATGATATAAATGAATTAGTCGAAAAAAATGGTAAAGCCAAGACTGAAGAAGAACTTAAAGACGAAGGTTGGTATGACCCAGACTGGTATAAAAAATATCCAGAAGAATTAAATCATCACAAATATCCTGATGAGGTGATTGAAGAGTTTAAAAAAGCAGCAATAGCTGTAGGAATTGCTCAGATATATATTCAGAGAGTTGATTGGTTATTATCAGGAGATGATGGTGAAGAATCATTTTTAAGAAGAATCAATGAAGATTTAAAAGAACTAGAAGATGAGCAAAACCAAGAAGAAAAAGTTCACAGGAGCTAAAGCTGTTAGTCGTCAATGTAGAAACAGTGGTTCGTGTCCTTATTGTAGAAAAAATAGATTATATAAACATTTAAAAAGAATATTAGGCTATGAACAGACTAAAAGATCAGATAATACTGAATAGGGTACAATGTAGAGAATGTGGAGAAGTGTTAACTTCCTACCATAGGCATGATTATAAAACATGTAGTTGTACTAATGAAACAATGGTAGATGGTGGTAATGAATATCAACGTTATGGAGGATTAAATCTTGACTTAGTTGATATTAGTCTTACTGTATATTTATCAGATGATCATGAAATGAACAGGTCAGCTGCTCATTGGGGGAATAGAGGTAAAGATGGATTACAACCATTATCATATAAATCTGTAGCAGATATGTCAAATAATCATCTAACTAATATCATTAAAGATATGAAAGGAAGAATTGCTCCTTATATAGAAAACATCATACAAAGTGAATTATTACATCGTTTCATAAATAAAATAACAATAGATGACTAACGCAATAACAATAAACAAAGAACCTTCCTTCCATGAAATTTTTCATGAAGGACATGTTGAGCATGAAGGAAAATATCATCATTTCTGGTTAGTGCATCCTCAAGGATTAGATGTCAATGGACATAATTACGAAATTGAAATCAGATGGTTTTTCTCAAGAGTACCAAGGGAGATACGAGCTCTTTATCCACAAATAATTGAAGCATTTAAACAAACATTATGAAAACATGGAAATGGGAGAATGAACATCTATTTGTAATAAATAGAGAGTTACAGCAATTGTTAGATGATAAAATAGTGAAGACTGTTGTATCTATGTCTTTAGTATATGTACCTCATCCGAAAGAGCTTTACAAATATAGTGCAATATTAATCTATAAATAATATGAAAACAATAATTCACGTGAATCAACATGTGATTAAGGCCAACAGAAAGAATGGGACCAACAATCCTGTTCTAACTGTTAAGACATATAAGGATAATAAGTATGCACATGAAGTGGATATTAAAGGAGATAGTAAGATATGCTATTCTCCAGATAAACCTTTGAGTTGTGGAGCACATGTTTGGATTGAGACATATAACGGAGTAACAATAATTAAATAAATAAATATGATAAAGGGAGTAGCAAAAACAGAAGCTCAATACAGAGCAACACCAATGGATTCATCGAGTTCATTGAAGGATTTCTCAACAGATAGAAAGAAGTATTATAAAAAGTATTTTCTTGGAGAGAAGGTAGAAGACAAAGATAGTTCAGCAGCTAATATGGGTAGAATAGTCGAGACCCTACTTATGGAGCCACATCTATTTGATGAGAAGTTCTATATGTCATCTTGTGCATCTACACCAACAGGATTAATGTTGGAATTTGCAGAAGCATTATATCGTGTTACAAGAGATGCTACAGATGAATTTGGTGTAGTGACCAGAGATTTTGCAGATATATCGTTAGATGCTTATAACTTATCAGGATTCAAGATTAAATATGAAGCTGTAATAGGTAAGTTCTTTGGATCTGATGCAGAAATCTATTATAATGAAATTAGAACTGTTAGAAGCAAGAATTTAACTGTTATCAATACAATGGAAGTATCTATTGCTGAGAAGATTGTTGAGCAGCTAAAGACTAATAGCACTACAGCACCAATTGTAAATCTAGTGAACAGTTCTAGATATACAGTGATAGATCAAATGATGGTTGAAGGTTATCATATACAAGGACATGAATTTAAGAGCATGCTTGATAAAGTGATTATTGATCACACTGAAAGAGTTATTATGCCTTATGATTTAAAATGTACATGGAGTGTAGAGAATTTCTATGAAGAGTATTATCTTTATAGAAGAGCATACATTCAAGCTTATTTATATTATAATGCAATGTTACATCTAGCAAATAATCCAGATAGTGAATATTTCGGATATAGAGTGGATTATTTAAAATTCATTGTATGTGATAGCACTAACTACTATCAACCATTAATTTATACAATTGATATTGATGATATGGAAGATGCGTATCGTGGATTTATACACAAAGGAAGAACTTATCCTGGTGTAGAAGATTTAATCACAGCATTGGCATGGTGTAAAGAAACAGATACATGGAATATAAGCCACAAAAATCATTTAACTAACGGAATAGTAAACATCAAAGGAATATAATGAATATAAAAAAGAACATAACAAGTATATTTATAATTCCTACATTGAGGTTTCCCAAAGATGTATTGAAGAATAATGGATTTATCAATGGATATATAGGTGATAATAGAAAAAACGAACAATATAAAAATGCTGTTTATATTCTATTTAAGCCCACTGATCTAGATAAATTTAGAGAGTTCTTAGATGATGAATATGAGCGAACCAAAAATATAATCGAGGATTATGATTATGAAAATGGATTTGTTGTAGTGGTATATCAACTTAATGAGAAGTTTAATAAAGATTATGAACTTGTCAAGCAGGGTAAATATTCCAAAACATCAAAAGCATTTCAAAGTGAGTTTCCAAAATCAGTAAAAGTTATAAAATCAGGTCTTAGCAGAGATGAAATAAGTCTACAAAGTAGAATATTCAAGAAAAGTACAGATCTTGTAGAGTTCTGGGAAGATAAGATTGGTATTACATTTGATGAGGATTATGAAGTTTGGGATGGTTGGGACGAAGAAAAAGAAATATTAAACATTGATAAAATAAAAGAACATGTATAATCACGATATATTAAATAAAATAATTGATGTGTATGGAATAGAAAAAGCTGCTGAATTTTGTGAAATAATAGCAATGCTTTATAATATTAAATACACAGCATGTAAGGAAAAGGATCCATTAACTGAATTTGATTTTGAAAGAATTTGGTGGAGAGATGCAGGAATTGAACTGAATAAAGACATTAATATAAAATAATATGACAGGAATCGAATTATTAGAAAAACATCCAGCATCAGCCACTCTTATAAAAGAGTGGTTTTTGGAGAAAATGCTTGAATCTTTAAAAACAAATGATATATCAGAAGAGTTTAAAGAACTGATGCGAGATACAGGAGTAGAAGATGATAAAATAGCAACATTAATAGACATAAATCCAAGAATGCTATTAGATGTGTTTGATGCTAATCTAATCTTTATTGAAATCTTTTTATATCCAGATAATACATTTACATGTAAAATTGGTAAACAAGGTACTACAGATTCTTGGAAGACAAGAAAAGAAGCAGAGTTGTTTGCTACAGAAGTAGCATTTGATATATTAGAACAAAAACTTAATACTTCTGAAGATTAATTAGGAATTGATAGGGTAATAGATTATATTTGTTACCCTATAATTTTAAAACAACAAAAATATGAGAACAAATAAAGAATTTAATGATAAGTACGATGCTTATTTAGAAAAAGATCATGGAGGTATGCAAATACAAGTTCCAGCAGTGTTAAGTTATATTGATCAAATCTTTAATGATCTTACAGAGATTCCTGGTTTTCAATATCAACAAATCAAAACTAAATTTGGTTTAGCTAGAGTGCATACAAATCTTGAAGAAATTATGCCATTCGTAGGAAGAGTGATAAATCAAGAAATTGAAGAGAAGATTAACTTTATTCTTAAAGTGGAATTTGAAGTGCAGAATAGATTACTAAGTTTAAACCTAGACAAAGATGGAAGAAGTATTCAACCAGTTTAAAGGAATGGAAATAGTTCATGCTGACTATAGAGGAATCCTTTGTGGTTATAATGATGAACATTTTATATTAGCTATTAAAGCTACTAGTCATGCTTATTCATTTAGAAAGCTTCCTAAAGAATCAGTTATCATGGATGAATATATAAGTAGTAAATATAAATATGTTTATGAAAATGAAACTGAGCTTATAAAACAATCTAAATATGAAGGAAACATCAGAACTTAAATATTATACCATTTTTGAATTATCTATAATGTTAGGTATAAGTGAAAAATCTGTAAGGAACAAGGTATCAAAATTAGGTTTACAAAAGTATAAAACAGTTGGAGAAAAAGGAATAGCTGTATACACAGAAGATCAACTTGAATTAATTCGTGGTAAAAAAAGATTAAATGATTTAAGTTATGTTCATTTAATTAATGAACGTCATCAAGCTCCAGTTGTGATTACTTATTATATATATGAATCTAAAATGAATAACGAGTATGAATGATGAACAAAAAGATTTTAGCCAAGGACGTGATTATTATTTAGAAGATGGAAGAATTCATTTTACTAAAGATTATCTAGTAAAAAGAAAAACATGTTGTGGTAATAGTTGCAGACATTGTCCGTATGATGAAAGTATAAAAGGAAATACTTCTTTGAGAAAAGAAGAAGAAGAATATTGAGTTTTCCAAAACTGTGTTTTTTATTGTGAAAGAAAGAGCCCTAAAGAAATTTAGGGTTTTTTTGACTAAACTTGTTATTCACAGAAATGATTAAAATATTATCTATAATGTGCTATATGTGATACAATTAGCTAACATTTTAGTTATACTTACATTAGGAAAAAACTAAAAAAATGATTAACTTTAAACAATTAAAACAATTAAATAATGGCAAAGAGAGTAGTAGCAGTTAAAGAAACTAATAACAAGTTTCAAGATGCAGTGGACATCCTAAATAAAAAATATGGTGTTGGTTCAGTATTAGCATTAGATTCTAAAGCAGGAGGAGATTATGATGTTATCAGTACAGGAAGTATTGGTTTTGATCATATCACTCTTGGTGTTGGAGGATTTGTTAAAGGTAAGCTATATGAGCTTATGGGATGGGAAGGTACTGGTAAATCTACAATTTGTGCACATGCTGTTGCAGAGTGTCAAAAAGGAGGAGGAAAAGTGCTATATATTGATGGTGAGAATGCTGTTGATAAAAAGTATTTTCAACAAATTGGTGTGGACACAACAAAGATGTTAATTGCTCAACCAAGTTGTGGAGAAGAAGGATTTAACATTGCTATGGAGTTAATCAACACTGGAGAGTTAGATCTTGTAATCATAGATTCAGATTCATCATTAATTCCTAAGAAGATGCTTGATGGTGATGTAGGAGACTCTACAATCGGTAGAAAAGCTTTATTGAACAGTAATGCTTATCCAAAGCTAAAAGGGGCTCTATCACAACATAATGTATGTGTAATAGTAATTAGTCAGTACAGAGAGAAGATTGGTGTTATGTTTGGTAATCCAACTACAACTCAAGGAGGACATGCTCTTAAGTTCTATAGCGATGTTCGTATAGAAGTATCAAAAAGTCAAGCTAAAGATGGTGATGTTATTTATGGTAATATCACTAAGGTAAAATCTATTAAGAATAAAATGTCTCCTCCATATAGAAAATGTGAATTTGAAATAGTATATGGTGTAGGTATTGACAAACTTGACGAGATGATGACTCTTCTTAATGAATTTGAATTAGGACGTAAATATGGTAAAACTATGACAGTTGATGGAACTAAGTATGACTTAGAAGAATTCAAACAACTTGTAGTTGATAATCCAGAGTTTTATGACGAATTAAAAGAGAAAATTGTAGCTAAAATTAATCAAACAGATCTTCCTATTGAAGAGGAAATAGAAGAAGAAGAAGAATTAGTAGCACCAACACCTAGTTTATTTAACGAAGAATTATAATATGAAAACATACACAATAATATATCTACCTTTTGGTAGAGAAGATAAAGAATGGATAGATGTACAAGCTAATTCTAAAGAAGAAGCTATGAACAATTTCAAAGGTGGAATCATAATACAGATAAGAGAATGATTATAGGTATATCAGGAAAGATAGGATCTGGTAAAGATACTATTGGAGAGATAATTCAAGGATTGTCTATCACTAATGGAGGAAGAGAGTTTGAAGTTAAGAAATTTGCAGGGAAGCTAAAACAAATAGCTTCTCTGTTAACAGGTTTTCCTGTAGAGAAGTTTGAAGATCAAGAATTCAAAAAGGCTCTTCTTGGAGAAGAATGGGGAACTGTGAGACCAAATCCTCTTAATGCTATTCCAGTATTTGAAGATGTACACTTTAATGAACTTATGTCTGTTAGAGAACTTCTTCAAAAACTTGGTACAGAAGCTATGCGTGATGGATTACATCAAAATGTATGGGTGAATGCTTTGTTTGCTGATTATAGAAGACCAAAGATGAGTGAACCTAATCCAAGTAATTGGATTGTTACAGATGTTAGGTTTCCTAATGAATTAGCAGCAATCAATGATGTGAATGGATTAACTATTAGAATTACAAGTCCATTTATTAGATTCTCAGATGGATCATATAGAGCTAAATCTAAAATGATGGGAGATTTCGACAATGAACACCCTTCAGAAACAGCTCTGGATGATGCTGAGTTTGATTATGAAATCATTAATGATGGATCTATAGATGATCTAATATCAAAAGTTAGACAAATATTAATAACAGAAAAAATTATATGACAATAAACATAGATTTTGATGGAACTTGTGTAACTCATAGTTTTCCACAAATAGGTAAAAGTATTGGTTCTGTACCAGTACTTAGAAAATTAACTGATGCAGGACATCATCTCATATTATTTACTATGAGAAGTAATAGAATAACATTTAAAACAATCAATAAGCATATTGTTCCTGATGTAAAAGGAACATTTTTAAATGATGCCATACAATGGTTCATAGACAATGAAATTCCTTTATACGGTGTAAATAGTGATCCAGATCAACATAACTGGACAGAGAGTCCTAAAAGTTTTGCTGATTTAATGATAGATGACTCAGCTCTTGGATGTCCATTAAAATATGATCCAAGTTTATCACATAGACCATTTGTAGATTGGGAAGAAGTAGAGAAATTATTAATACAACAAAAATTTATATAATGAACACTGTAGAACTAATGGGTTACTACGGAGATGATAAAATCCACGCTTTATCAGCGTGGACATCTACCTCTAGAGATCTTACACCAGAGAAAGAAGAAAGAATACCAAATTTACTAAGCATGTTAGCTAATGACGGACATCATACACCCTTTGAGAAGAGTTCTTTACACTTCTTGGTAAATGTAGATCAAGCAACTCATATTCATCTCTTAAAACATCGAATTGGTGTTTCAATTAATGGAGAGAGCGCTAGATATAAAGAGTTAAAGGAAGATAAAACTTATATACCTAAAGATTGGAAAGGAGTTATTCTTCAAGAAGATTTATATATTAATGATGAAGAAAATGAAGTAAAATGGAGTAAAGAAGAAAGCGATTGGTATGATGTATTAAAAGAATTTTCAATATTGTCCAATGCGTTATATCATGATTGTTTAGAAGACTTAACTCCTGTATTAGGTAGAAAAAGAGCTAAGGAATCAGCAAGGTTCTTTAAAACTATGAATTCTCAAATCACTATGGATATAATGTTTAATTGGAGAAGCTTTGCTCACTTCCAAGGATTGAGAAACTCAGAACATTCACAGTTAGAAGTTAGGGAATTAGCACAACAAATGTTAGAATTAGTTAAAAACATTGAAGGAAATCCCTTCGAACAAACCATTAAAGCGTTTAAATTATGAAAAGTTACAATGAATTAGAAGTATTAGTGTTAGGATGGGCAGAACAAAAAGGAATCTTTCAAAAAGGAACACCAATAGCTCAAGCATGTAAAACTATGGAAGAATGTACAGAACTTATAACTGCTGTAGCATTTGAGAATAAAGAAGAAACAATAGATGCGCTAGGTGATATTTTAGTGACTATTATTATTCAAGCAGAGATGCAAGGATTAAGCTTGACAGAATGTTTAGAGAGTGCATACAATGTAATTTCAAAACGTACAGGTAAGATGGTAGATGGTCAATTTGTAAAAGATGCAAAGTAGTTTATCATTACAGGATATATGTAAAAAATGTGGGGGATATAAATTTGCTCCTTACAATTCTAATACATCAGCTACAGTTAAACTTTGTCATTGTCCAAAAATGACAAAAAAGGAATTAGATGATTTAGCATTATATATCAATAAATGTTTTCATAAAGATAAACCTAAAGATGAAGTGTAAAACATGTGGAAAGAATTGTGATGGAGAATATTGCTTTCAACATAAACCTAGAAAACCTTTAGCTCAATGTAGGTTAAAGCCAACATTAACCCCTAAAAAGGGGGTTAGTGATGGTTATATCATACAAAGAGAGATGTTTTTAGAAATATGGAAGAAGAAGCCTCATAGATCAGAAGTGAGTAACACATATCTAGGTAGTGAACCTATGAGTACATACTTCCATCACATACTACCTAAAGAAAAATACCCTGAAGCTTGTCTAGATGAAGAAAATATCATACTTTTGACCCTAGAGGAGCATTCTAATGTTGAAAATGACATGTATAGATATGATGAAATTAATAAAAGACGCAATAGTCTCAATGAGAAGTATGATTTACTTTGATACACTTAACTCTATTATAGAACAACATATCAAAGACAACAAGAAAGATGTAATCACTTACGGATCTAAAACAACAATGAAATATAATAAGTGGAAAAAATGAAAGAACCTAATCGAGTTAGAAAATCAGAAATTAAATATGCTGTAGTCTTAAACGAAGAGCAGAAGCTTGCTAAAGAACTAATTATTAATAATCAAATAGTAATTGTTACTGGTAGAGCTGGAAGTGGTAAGTCATTAGTGTGTGCACAATCAGCTTTGGACTTCTTAATGAAGAAACAATGTGCTCACGTGTATGTTACTAGAGCCACAGTTGAGGTGGGAGAATCATTAGGGTTTTTACCAGGAAGTCTTGAAGATAAATTTAATCCTTATTTGGAAGCATTTCAAGAGAACTTAGAAAAATGTTATGATAAACTCAAAATTCAAGACCTGGTTAAGGACAAGAAAATACTTGCTTATCCTATTCAGTTTATACGTGGTAAAACTATTGATGATGTGTTGGTGGTGGAAGAAGCGCAAAACCTGTCAAAAGGGGAAATGCTCGCTATACTAACTAGACTTGGTAAAACAGGTAAGATAATCATCAATGGAGATAATGAACAAAAGGATATTAAAGAATCCTATACTGGTCTATCTTATGCTATTGAATTATCTAAGAAGATTGAAGGAATAGAATGGATTAAACTTAAAGCTAATCACAGAAGTGATTTAGTTGGTAAAATATTAGATCTCGAGTACAATTAAAAATTAAATATAAATTATGAAAAACCAATTTTTTTACACAATTACACAACAAGTAGGGAGTGATGAAGCTCCTGAAGAAAAATCAATCATGGCCTCTTTAAATGTAGACATGGTAATTAGAAGCGTAGAGATACCTTCTGGAGAGTTAATGATTATTCTTAATGATTTCCATCAAGAAATGATTACGCTACCAGATACTATCAATATCAAGACTAATAGAGTTATTCAAGGTAAGAAAGAGATGGCAGTAGTGCAATCAGAAATTACATTGAGTGCAAAAGACAAAACAAGATTTTACAACCAAACTAACATAGAAATATAATGGCAAAATTATTAGGAAACCGTATCTATTTAGAGATACCAAAGAAAGAAGAAAGCAAACTTATTGTAGATGATAATACAAAAGAAGCTTTAGAGAAAGAAATGATTAAGAAAATGTCTAAATTAGTTGTACACAGTGTAGGAACAGCTAATATGGAAGTTAAACCAGGAGATGTAGTTCTTATAGATCCAGCAGCATTATCAAAAGCTCCATTAATCCCTTTGTCAGATGATGAAACAGTATTACTAGTTTCTCCATTTGACATTATCATGATATGGGATTAGATAAAACATCAAATAATATATTTTTCTACTGGGATGGTCATATTCATCCTAGTAGATTAGATATATTAAAGGATTGCATTTATTCTACAAGAGTAATGAATCCATCTCGTCCAATATATTTAGTAACAAATAGTTTAACGTCTGACATATTTGATTCTAAGTTTAATATTCAAATATATAATTGGGATATTTCAATATTGTTAGATACACCTTTCCCAAAAGATAAATTAAAGTATTACATAAACCCTGATTCTACTATAATTTGTAATCCTAGAGAATTGTCTGATTTAATGAGAATTTGTTTATTATTTAAATTCGGAGGATCATATATTGATACAGATGATCTTGCAATTAAACCAATATGTGATACATTAAATCTTATCTGCAGATCTTATGATCCACATACTTGTCATTATAACGATATTACTCCTGAAGAATGTATACCTGGTGTACATAGAGAAATAAAAGGATATGATGACATTAACTTCTTTCCTAGAAATGATTGTTGGTTAAACTTTGAACCTAATAGTCCATTTATTTATAGTATATTATCAAATGAAAAATTAAAAACATCAGAAGGTGCTATTTATATTGGAGATAACTTTTCATGGCAATCTTTAACATTAGATGCATGTATAGAACATATAAGTAAAATTGGTAATTTATATAATGTAGGACTAACTCTTTTATATCTATATGAAGATTTTGTAGCTGCATCATCATATTGGGATAGATGTGACTATGGTGGAGAAATGTGTGATTTATGGAAAGAAATGGAAGGAGTTGAAACTACTGAATGGGGATTTTATAGATGTAATAAATCAACAGCTATTGAATATTTTGAAAAAGTTAAATCAACATATCCATTTTTATCTCATTTATGGTTACATGATAAAGACATGAATAAAGATTGGTTATTGCCAGAATTAACAGAAGAACACTATCAAGTATCTACTTGGATATATAATGAAATAAAAAACGAAATAAAAAAATATAAAAAATGATTTCAGTTTTAACACTTACATACAAAAGACATCATTTGCTTGAAGAAGCAATTCAATCATTTATATCACAAGAACTCACACCAGAATGTGAAATGGTTATAATTAATGATAATCCAGATGTAAAATATATCTATAATCACCCTAGAGTAAGGATTATCAATTGTGAAACTAGATTTCCTTCTATATCAGCTAAACTTGAATGGGGATATAAACAATGTAATTATCCATACATATATAGATTAGATGATGATGATTTACTTGCTCCATGGGCACTAAAAAATGCACAGATTGACATAGAGATTAATCCTGGTTATGAAATCTACAGAAGTGAAGGAATGTATTTCTTTGTTAATAATATATGTGAGGGAGAAAATTCTAATATTAACAATGGTAATATATATACTAAAGCTTATTTAGATAGAATAATATTTCCAAAAACTAGTTTTGGAGAAGATTCAGATATTACATTTTCTAATGATGCATCTATATATGAATCAAAGTTAAAACATACAATGATATATAGATGGGGAATGGATACATTCCATGTTTCAGGTTTAGGAAATACTGAGAATCAAGTTATATTAGATCATGCAGATAGAGTGTTAGATGATACAAAAGGAAATATTATTCTTCATCCACATTTTAATAATGATTATTATAGTCAATTGAAATAAATGTTATATATTTGTAAAGCAAAAGCTCTCCGACAAAAAAATTATTATTTTTCTTTCTTATTTTTTTTTTAATTGTTTTAATTGTTTTAAATAGAAAAGCCCCTCTAGAAATAGAAGGGCTTTTTTTATTTGGATAATCTCTTTTGTTTGAGAGGTTGCATAGGAGCTTTTCTTATAGCTTTATCATCCATAGACTTAGTCTTTGAAAAAGGTTTATCCTTCTTAGGAATACCAACCTTTGGAGCCATTCTCGGAGCTCCTGATTTCTTAGCTTTACCAGAAGTCATTATTTACAACCAGTTTTACATTTAGTCATCTTAGCTCCTGATTTAGCTTTTTTCTTCATTGATTTATTAGCTGCTTTTCCTGTAGCTTCTCTACTTTCTAGAAATTCTTTATTGTATTTTCTACGTTCGTCAGTATAAGCTTTTTCTCTATCAAATGTTTTCTTAAGTTTAGCAGCACCAGTGCTACCTAATCTTTCTTGACCCATAACATCACCTTTACCACTTAACATTCTTACAGATTTAGTAGAACCTCCACCAATTGTATCTAATCTTTTTTCATAAGGTCCTGTTTTCATAGGAGATGTTTTTGTTTCATATCCTTTAGGATTACCTTTAATAGATGTACCAACTTGTGCTTTTTTTACAACTTTTTTTGTTGTAGGTTTTTTAATTGTTGCCATAATATTATTTTTAATTAATTAACAATTCCACTTACGTAGACTTTTATTGATTCTTGAATTAGGATCTTTTGCTGTTTTAGCACTTGTATTTTTCTTCTTCATTCCTGACATTCTACTACAGAAAGATTTTCTTCTATTAGCATCTTTACTTCCAGGTTTAATTTTAGAAGGTTTAGTAGTAACAGCCATTTTTAATTTGCTTCCAGGATTAGCTTTCTTATAAGAAGCTACACCTTTTTTGTTTAATCCTCCAGAAGGATTTTTTCCTTCTTTACGAGTCCATGCTGCTGTTGCCATTATTTCTTAGATTTAATTTTCTTTTCTTGTTTCAACATATCTGCTGTAGGTTTCTTACCAGATCCTTTATTAGCTCTTATGTTATCCCATAAACCACGTTTTGATGTAGAACCATCAGCACGTTTAATCATACCACCAGATTTTAAAGTGCTTCCTTTAAATGGGCCTTTCTTCTTAATAAGAGGACCATCTGGAACTTTAGTCATCTTAGCCATTATTTCTTCTTATTAGATTTAGCAATCTTTTTAAAAGTTTTAGCTAAAGTTTTAGCTTTTCCTGTACAACCAGGTTTAGTGATTGGTGTACATTTACCAGCAGTACCACGTTTTTTGATAGAAGCTGCAGCTTTCTGCATCCATTTCTTATCAGTGGTTGCCATTATTTCTTGGACATTTTAGTTCCACATTTAGCCATCTTTGTAGCACCAAGTTGTTTATCTTTGGTAAGAGAAGCTTTTCCTTTAGCACCAGCTAAAGTTTTCTTTTGCACCTTTGTGAATGCTCCTTTAGGATCTACAGGACCAACTCTTTTGTTGGAGGCTTTAAGTCCAGTTAGACTACCACCATTTTTCATTTTCTTTTTACCTTTTAGTAAATCTGTGTCCCATTGTTTCATTTTAGCTCTTAGATCTTCTCTTCCTGCATTTTTTACTACATTTTTTATAGTAGAAGTTTCAATCTTAGGAAGTACTTTTTTTTCAGCTACAGTCTTTACTCCTTTTTTAATTAAGCTACCAAGTTGAGCTTTTTTAATTGTTGCCATTGTGTTATGTTTTTAAATTAATTAGTAATAGACTCCCTCCATTATAATTAATACAGGATAAACCTGGTGCTTTTGTTCTGAAAGATTGCTGTTATTCGTCACCCAACAGCATGTTTGATTACTCTACTACAGCATCCACTGCTTCAACAACCACATCAGCTTCAACACCAGCTTTTAATAATTTTTCAATTACATCATTAGCTTGAATCATTAATTGGAAGCGTGCTGCTTCTTCTGATGATAGATAAGCTCTAACTGTGTTAAGAATTAAACCGAAATCTTGTCCTGACATTGTGAATGTGTCTTCAGGTGTCCATGTGTACTTTAGTTTAGGATCGTAAGTTGCCATAATTTAAAATATTTAATTGATTTTATCTACAAATATAAATAATCTTTATGACACTTACAAGTTTATTTCAAATGATATAACACTTGATGTTTTAATACTCTTACTCATATCAAGTTTGATATGAAACAAATTACAAAACTTTAATATCTCTTCTATAAGCATATTGTTATACTTAGGAAGACTTGCTGCTATTCTGAATTTATAATTATCTATGTTCTTTGTTATTTCTAAGCTACATAGTTCATCAACTGAAGAAATTATACCCTCTAAGTGAGCAAGAAATGTTTCATCATTATCTTGCATCACTTTTGGGAAATGTTTTCTATTTACTTCCATTTATGAAAGAGTTAATAGATATTTTGTTTTAGCTGCTTCTCCAGATAAACTATCTGCAAGATTACATACATCATGAAAAGAATTCTTTTCACCATATGCTTTTAAAGTTGAAGCAAAGCTCATGAGTTCAGAAACAACAGAAGAAGCATTAGCTGCTCCAAGAGGCTCTATTTTATAAGCTCCAGGTCTTTTACCTGTATATCCCATAATCTTTTCAACTATACCATCTTTGAAATCATGTACATAATCATATAATCCGCCAAGAGCTTGATGCTCTGCATATGAACTAGTTTGCCAATGTAACAAATGTAATTGTTCATGGAAATATGTTAGCTTTCCTGCAATAGTCTCTAATGTAAGACTAGAGCCTTTATCTCCCATCATTTCATCTGGGAATAGTGATTTTAGTGCCATTATAATTTATTTAGTTTATTAATATTACATTCCTATGAAAACCCAATTAGATGTAAAATCTACACCACATATGTTTCTTACACGAATATCACTTGTTTCTTCCCATGTTGTATATGGAACAGCTAATACTGATACATTAGATTTAGCTACAGTGATAGATGCAAGAACGACGTTAGTGGAACTCATCAATTGAAATTCAATTGACATTGAAGGACCATTAGCAATAGTAATAGATGTAACACCATCTACGGTGGTAACATCATCTATGACATAATCATTTTCATATACAGGAACTCCGCAATTAGGATCACAGCATTCTTTTGAATTAATTTCTCTCCAATTTCCAACTTGTGGTTTAATTCTTTGAACAATTAAACTACTTGGTACAATACGTCCTGAACCATCAAAACGTACAAAAGCTTTTAGCTTGTTATTATTATTTTTCATAATTAATCTGCTTGAACTGTAAATTGTAATACTCCACTACTACATAAATCATATACTGTAGATGCGTAAACTGATAATTGAATAAATCCACCTCCTGCATTTGAATACACTCCAAAAGCACTAGTTCCTGAAGTTTCATTAAGAACTTCTACAAGTGAATCTATAGTTGTAAATGGTCCAACATTAGTTGAATACTGATAAGCTACTTGCACTTCATCACAATACATAGTTACAGAAGGCATACCTACGCTAAATGGTTCCTCTCCTGCATTGTATAATAATAATCTAGGTGGTAATGTTGTAGTGGTGGTAGGATTACAGCATTCGTATGATGAAATCTCACGCCATTTACCAACTTTTGGTTTATTTTTTCTAAGAATTAAACTTCCTGAAACAATTCTTCCGCTACCATCGTAGCGAACAAAGGCCTTAAGGTCTCTCTTATTTGTACTCATAATAATTGTTTTTATTTATTTATTAATAATCTAATTTATATTTTTGTTTTATTTGATTGAGTTTTTCTGCATAGAACCATGTGCAGTATTTTTTTGATTCTTCATCATTAAGTATAACATCTAAGTTAGGATCTTTTGTTGGATCTGAACCCATGTGGTATTTTCCTTTATAGAAAGCTAAATAACCATTCTCTGTTTCAGAAACTATTCCTGCATTATGAAAGATTGTATGAGATTCTAATTTAGATATAGGATCTGTAGCCCAAGCAAAGTTTAATTCAGAGACCACTTTTGTTTCTTGTTCTCTAAACCATATGTTCCATAAAACTGCCCACATATCTGCGCACCAACTTTGATATCCTGTATCCTCATCTTTGAAGAATTCTCTATTCACTTGTTGTAAATATGTTCTAATGATAATACAATCATTCATCACTTTACTCCAGAACTCATCATCTACATTTTTTAATAGATATTGTGCTCCTCCTGAATGTAAATTATTAGCTTCAGCTATTTCTCTGCTTATTCCTATTACACTAGTTAGTTCTCCAAGAATATCTCTATTCTTGTATTCTTCTAACTTTTCTGGTAACACTTGACTAAGTTTACTATCAAAATAACCAGCATTGATATAACTATTTGTATCTGATAAATAGTTAACATCATCTTCTAAGAACTTATCTATATTAAAATCTTTCATGAATAGAATATCACTATCACAATAGAAGATTGCTTTTTCTTTTAGTTCTGGAAAAGCTTTAAAATGTTTCCAAAGAACGTAAGGTCTAAGAACAGGAATATATATCCCTAACAATTGATTTAAATTATCTTTATCATCGTAATAATGAAACTCTGCTTCTGGATATAGATCTTCTATCTGTTTCCATTTAACTCTATTCTCTCTTCCTTTAGGAGTGAATATTACTGATATTGCTTTATCAGAATGTCCTATTTCTTTTAGGCTTTCTAACCAAAGGTTTACTTGCCATGTGTAATAAATATCACTAGGACAAGCCTGGATAAATTTTAAATCTTTCATAATGTAGTTGGTTTATTATTATTGTAAATATTTTATTAAGGGCAAACTTCACATGGACCTATAGCAGTTAATGTATAACTTCCATTAAAGGTAAACAATCTTACTTGATCTGAATTACTGTCTCTTATATAGTAGTTACCTGGTCCTGGTATTGTATAACTAAACTCAGCACTAGACATATATGAAGAATCGCATAACGTTGATCCATTCACAACACCTGTACCTGCATAATTAGTATATCCACATGCTTCACTTTGAGTAGATCCAAAAAAAAGACTTGCTGTGATTGGTAAAAGTGTTGTTGTACTAGTAGTTGTGGGTAAAATCATAGTCTTAGCTAATTGTTGCAATTGCTTAGATATTTGCCAAAGTAAGTTACTTTCTGCACTCTGACCTATTTGTTTTGAAGGAATCCCCATAACTAATTAGTTTAATGTTATTATTACATTAGTTGGATTTTCAATAATGTAAATACGTTCTTCAATTAATTTTTTCATGTCCTCAAGTTTAGAAGTTTTTTCATATACTACAGGAGCATCTTTATCTATATTATCTACTTGTTTTAATGTAGAAAAATCTTTTTCTAACCATTCTGCCACAATATCATTTGTTAAGCTATCAGTTGGAATGAAATCTTCTATACTTGGAGAACCTAAACTTTGTAACCCATATACATCTAATGATGTTCCTAATTCACTTGTTCCAATGTATCTCCAATGTACATTTTTAATTACATTTTGTAATTCTCCATGATTAATTTCGCAATCTAACGATTCTATTTTCCAGTTATATGTTATCATAATTAAGCTATTCTATATGTTATAAATGTGTTTGTAGCTGTTTTTCTTGTTCTAAATATTGCTTGTGATGCAATAGGAATAGTTGTAAGACCAAACATTGTATTCCCTGATCCATTTGTTATTGTAACTATACCTACAGAAGATCCTCTATTAATTACAACCCAATCAAAAGCATTATCTATAGGCAATAATCCACCTAATATTCCTGCATTAGTTAATGTTGCACTTGGTAATGCTAATGATACAGCTGTTGCGCTTGTAGCAGTGATTATACCTGTTAGTAACTCTGAAATCAATAATGTTGCACTAGCTGTTTTTGCTATAGGGGCAGGTTGTGCAAAGAATATATTTCCGTTTTGCAAACTTGGTCCTGTTACATCTAATATTGCATTACGATTTGCTGTTCCACCTAACAATAAGTTACCATAAATTATAGTAGATGTTATACTTGAATTTCCAATTGTTGTAGAATAAATAGATCCTTGATTTGCTCCTATTGATATAGTTGACATACTCCCATCTCCTAACTGAATAATATCATCACCATTGCAACTTCCTCCTATTGCTATTGTATTATTACCACTTTGTCTTCGATTACCAGTTGAACCTATTGCAATGTTACCATTTCCTGTACTAGTATATCTTCCAGCAGACTCACCCACGAATATGTTAGATGAACCAGTAGTAAGATATCTTCCAGAACCATTTCCTAAACAATAATTAGAATAAGCAGCATTAGCTTGTATTAACGGTGCTGCATAAAGTCCCATTATAAAGTTATATGGAACACTTTTAATTTGGTTAGTTGAAGAACCTAGACTATCATATAAAGTTATTAATGGATAACATTCTGATATAGATACTAAACTTGCTACAATTGTACCATTAAATCCACCAGAAGGAGTTATTGTCAAGTTATAGTATGTACCTACTGAATTACTGTAAGAAGTTATTGATCCTGATTCTGTAATACCCCATTCAAATAAATCACCAAATCGTATAGCTACTTCTCCTACAGTTCTATCATAAATTGTATAGTTTAATTGATAATATCCATTACCTGGAGCAGGTGAAGTGGCAATCAAAGGAGTTACTCCACTAACGTGTGTATACCCACTAGCAAAATCTGTTCCTGTCCATCCAGTTCCTGAAGCTACAGTTAATAATTCTCCACTATATACAGCTCCATCAGTAAGCTCTGTTCCATAAATTCTAGAAGATCCAACTACATTTAAAACTTCATGATAACCTATAGAATCATATCCTACAGTTATAGATCCTGATATTAAAGTTTGTGTCCCTAAATTCACAGCACTTGTTGCTCCTACATAAGGAACAAATGTACCTGTGTTATATCCTGTATTGTTGTTAATCCACTCTAATTGTTTAGATATCTGCCATAAAAGATTACTCTCTGCAGACTGTCCTATTTGTTTACTTGGTATTGACATATTGTTTTATTTTTATTTTATTAATATACTTTGGTAAGTACACAATTTTGAGATTGTATTGAATTAGCTGCATTTAATGTTATCCATTCAGCTGTAATAGATAATGCATTTACAACAGTTGTATCAAATGCTGTATTATCTACTAATGCAAAATTTACACCATCTATACTAGTATTTGCATTTTTATTATAACTAAATTGACCATTTGTAAATAACTCAGCAACTCCTAATCCTCCAATTTTTGTTATTGTAAAATCAAGAAGAATTTCAAAATATTTATTTGTTGTAATATTTAATGTAAATACACCTGCATCAGCTATTATATTTCCATCTGACTTCACTCTTATACGAATGTCCTCATTGTTTGCACAACTTAAATATCCACAAATTTTAGCTGTAAATGAATCACCAACTTGAAAAGCATTAGCTGGGACACTCAATGAACCAACACCTGTACCAATTAAACTTGTTTCACCTGAAGCTGGTACAATTATAGTTCCTAATGCTGTTTGAGCAAATAATCCATTAAATCCTGGACTACCAGGGATTCCTTGTATTCCTTGAGGTCCTTGCACTCCTTGTTCTCCTTGCACTCCTTGTATCCCTTGAGGACCTTGATCACCAGGAGGTCCTTTAATATCTCCTGCATCAAACCATTCTGTACCATTCCAACTCATTAATGATCCATCAGATAAAAGAATCCATGCATCACCAATATTAACACCAGGAAGACTTCCTGCTCCAGCTAGAAAAGCTGCATAATCTGCATATGAACCAAGAATAGTTACAGAGTTACCTGCACTTCCTTGTGGTCCAGTGTTTCCTTGAATCCCTTGAGGACCAGGATTTCCTTGCTCACCCTGTTCACCTTGTGGACCTTGAGGTCCTGGAGGTCCAACTATGTCAGAAGCTATACTAGTTATTAACTGATCTAAGTTAAGCCAACCTTTGTATCCTCTACAAGGTTTACATAACTGTTCCCAAAACCCTGCTTTGATAAATGTTGCCATAATGTGTTTAAAATTAGATAGTAAAGATATATATTTTATCTTTATCTATAATTAATATAGTTATAATAAAATAATCAAATTGATTATTTACCTTGTCCCTTATAGAGTTTCTTGTATCTCTTAGAAGATTTAAGTTTAGATGTTTGTGATTTAGCATGTACTCCTGGTCTGCTAACTTTAATTACTACTGCTTTTGTTGATGTATTGGTTTGTTTTGCCATGGTTTAAACTGGTATAAAAAATAAATTACTCTCTGCTTTTCTTCTTTTAACAAGCCCTGCAAGCTTAACTCCATCAGCTGTTATATATTTAGTCTCAAACCATTTTCTAACAGTTACTTCTGGAGCTCTTGTATTTATTAACTTATACAATGTAGAAGATCCACCTGTATTATAAACATAAGAAACTAAAGCATCAAATTGATTTTGATTAAGTTCTATTTTTATATTCTGCATCACTGTATGCTCTCTAGAAGAAAGGTCTTGTAATAATACTTTTCTAGCTTCTTCTTTTGTGTGTATTGTTATGTTAGCATAAGCTAATGCTTTATTAGCTGCTCCTCTAATGAAGTTTCCTTTTTTATCACGCATTGCATGACCATATCCTTCAGTCCATATTCCAATTGGATCCATTTTTGGTTGTAATCCAAGTAAAGTTAAATCTCCATCATGTAAAGATTCGAATTTTTCAATAAGGTTTATTCCTATGTTACTTGTTTTCATAATTGATCTTCTTGAGGAATGTCTAAGTTAGTTGTTGGTTGTCTATTATTAAGACTATTTGAATAAGTGGTTAAGGATAAAAGAGCAGCTACAAGAGCAGCTTCCAGTCCTAACAACATAGCTATATCAGCATATGATTGCCCCATCTTCCAATTATGTACTGTATGTGATATATTTAGAATTAAATCTATTGAAAAAGCTAGTGCTAAAGATCTTCTTAATGAAAGTTTCTTATTAGCTCCTAGCCATATAGGTTCAATGTATTTAAATAATTTATATATCATTTTAATTATATACTCTTATTTCTACTAATGTTTGATTCAAATAATCATTTACAAATACAGGAGTGCCTGTATGTAAGTTTTTAGTTCTTATTTCAAATTCTGTAGTGGAATTAACGAACGTAGTAAACAAAGCGTCTTCAACATTATTAGCTGTAAGTACACCTGTTTTATTCATATCTATAGAATTGATTATAGTACCTAAGTAGATGCCTACATTTGCATAAGACCAATTAATATTTTCTCCTAAAGTATTTTCTAAAATAGTAGCCACAGGATCGTTTGTTCCTGTCTGATTTAATAAAGCTGTATACACTTTATATGTTGATCCAGAAGGACTACTAGCTATTAAATCTGTTATGTATCTTGTTAAGTTAAATTCTCCTTTGTATCCTACTTGTTTCTCTATCCAAAGACCTGCTTTTATAAATATGCTCATAATTATTTGTGTAATTTGATTTTCCAATAAGCTTGTAAGCCTACTTGTAATTGACCATCTGTATTCATTCCTGTATATACATTGTATACCTGATCTGATTTTGTCTTTAACAGAAGACCAACATTAAATTGATTTAATAATTGTGCTTGACTTCCTTGTATGCCTCCACCAATATATAATTGATTATTTCTAACTGGAGGAAGTGTTATAGTTTTTGTTACTATAGGATATTTTAAATCCCAAGCTACTTTTCTATAAGAAATATTATTTTTACTTACAGTGTCATTAATGTAAACATGTCCTATACTATCAATTTTAATTGTATCTTTATATACATTAAGAGCTATGTGCTCTTCTACTAGTTTAGTATATTGCAATACAAGTTTAGCATAGTTTGGATCAGGAGTATATTTAGTTTCTTGTTTTCCTGGAATTGTTTTATAAACTACAGGCTGTGTAACAACAGTATTTTTTGCAGTTACCCATACAGTGTCTTTTACTATTTTAGGTTCATTTGGTTTAGCTGGTGTACTAGTACATTTTTGCAATAAAATAACTGAAACTAATATTAAAATAATAACATTAAAAAAATTAGTCTTTACGTAGTTTAATATATTCATTTTATTCTTTTATGTTTTTATATAATGTTGCTAAGTATTGAAGAATTACACCAATTCCTATAATTATTCCAATTGTCCAAGAGAATCTCTTTTTGAACTCTTCTTGTTTTTGAAGTTTATCTTCTAATTCTTTCATTTTAGACTTAAGCTCAGTTAAATCAGCAACAAACCCCCCAGTTTTTGTTAGTGCGTTACCTAATATAGCGTCTACAACTTGTGTTAATTTAGTGTCTATTGAAGTCATTTTCTCCTCTAGATCGTAAAGTCTTTGATCCATGCTTGTTAATTCTTTTTCAACTTTTTTTTCAAATAATGTTTCCATAAGGGAGTGTCAGTTATAATAACATATAAACAAATTAAGTATATAATCGTAGAGTTAATGTTACTATACTATTTACTTAGCAAATATAATTGTTTTATTAATGCTATGAACATATGTAGTAAAATTACACATCATAATATAGCATAAGTTAAAATTATTTTTTATGTATTTATCATTACATAATGTATGTTATTTTAAACAAAAAGAACGTATATGATTGTAATAACATACGTTCTTCTTATTTAGATTATCTTATACCATATTGGGATTGCATTTTAATACCAAGATCTTTTGCAAGAGATGGATAAAACATAGGAAGTAATCCTGCAGCTTGATTAGTTATAGGATTTGTTTTCATCCAATATTTTATAACTTGATTTTTCTCAGCTGCATCATCGTCACCAGTTCCTAAAGCATATGATTCTTTTAAAAATCCACCTAAAGCTTTTTCATAATTAGTTATAAGACCCATAGCTGGAAATGCTCCTTTTGACACTAAACTTGTTAAACTTCCAGGATTGTAAAAATATCCAACCTCATCTTTAAATTTATCTGTTGCTTTCAACATAAAGTTCCATTGACTCTTAACAGCTGGATCTTCATCATCATCTGGAGCTAATGCTTTCATTCCTAAAAATAATGCCCACAATCCTGCATAGAATAATACATCTATTAATTGATTCTTAATATTTGCTCTAACAAGATCGATAAATTCATCTTCCGTCATTTCAAGTTCTTTATTAGTATCAGCTTTATAATCAGCTCTCTTTTTTTCATAAAGTTCTCTAATATAATCCATACCTTTATCATTACCCATTAAAGAGTTTTTAAGATTACCTAAAGCTCCTTTTAAATCATCTGAAATAAATCTTGCAATCATTCTAGTTCTTCCCCACTCATAAGCATCAGAAGCAGCATTGTATTTAATGTTACCCATACGTACATCTACAAGTCTTGGGATCCAGTTTTTAAATACCATGAATGAGTTTCCATATATATTTAAATTCATTAGACGTTTATTTTCTTCTGTCATAGAACCTAAAGCATCAGCAGTAAAACTTTGTACTTTTCTTCTTAGTTCTATTACAGAATCAGATTTTCTATCTACGCCAGGAATAATAAGTTCACCATTTTCTACTGTACTTAAAGCTAGCACTCCTTGTTTTTCATTGATAGTCTTTACATCTTTTTCAAATTTATCAGCTCTATCTTTTCTTTCTTGTTCAGTTCCTTTATAAAATTCTTTATACTCTTCTGTAGTTTTTAAATATTCTCTAGAGTTAACCACTTTACCATCTACAACAATTGAATTTTTCAAGAAAGAAAAAAAGTTTAATCTTTGTACAGCTTCATCTCCTTCTCTCATCATTACCATTAACCAATCTTGCACAGCTTGTTCATCTAATTTATTCAAAGAAAGATGTGTTGCAGCTTGTTTATTATAATTGTCTGTAAATGGTATAAAATACTCAAGCGCAGCAAGAATTTTCTGTTTATCTACACCATCCATTTTATTACCTAGTAACCACATTTCTGTAGATGCATAATCTGCTTTAGTAAAATACTTACCAGCATTAATAAACCCTTGTGCTGTACCTCCAAAGTAGTTAGAAGATGATGATAATATATTAAGACCTAAAGCTGTCACTTGAAATGTATTATTTAATTGTGTTATGGCTTTGTTAATACTTATTTGTCTTCCATCTAAATTTTCTGGCAATAATTTAAACCCAAGTTTATCATTTATAGTTGTACCAAAATTACCAAACTTTCCTAACAATTGATCAAATGCTTCACTTTGTATATACTTTTGTTGATATACAATAGCTTTAAACATATCTTCATACAGTTTAGTATTCTCATTATTATCATTTGTATATACTAATTCACCATACTCATCCTTTTGTGTTTTTCCAAATTGAGATGTTGCAATAGCTTTTTTGTTTTGTTCAAGTCTTAATAATGCTCTTCCTTGATTTTCTATTTGCGATAAATACTGAAACTTAATAGCAAATTCATTATACATTGCCATAGTTTTAAATAAATCTTCTGACGCCTCTTCTTCAAATTTACTTACTAGATATCTAGGAATCTTATTTATTATTTTTCCTGAAATTGGATCAAAAGAACCAAATCCAACTTCATCAGGATCAACTGATATACTTTTCAAAAACTGCTCTCCTACTGTTATGTTTCCACCAAATATAAGTTTTTCTGTAAAACCTTTTCTAACCCATGGAAGAAATGTTCTAGCTGTTTTATCTTGTATATATCCTATTTTTGCATATTCATTATTTCTTTCTATAATGTAATTATAAAAATCTAAAGCTGGTTTATTTATATAATTACCATTGGTATCTTTAGCATGTAATTCTTTCCATTCTTTAGATTCCCAAGTTTCAACTGGGAAATTCTTAATATCATTATATAACAACCATCCCACAGATTTAGGTGTAGATATGTCATATAAGTTCTTAGCTTCAAATTGTTCTCTAGTCACTGCATTATAATTCTCTTCTTCTGAACCAACTCTAGATTTATCTTCTATCCTTTTATATTCTGTCTTTAATTTTTCTTCTAAATATTCTTTATATGCATCTACATCAACATTATCTCTTATCCAATTAAAATCTTTTGCTTCTATCTTAGAAGTTAATGTTTTGTAAAATTCGTTTTGATATTGATCTATTAATTCATTTTCTCCTTTTTTCTTAATAAGAGAAAACATATTTTTAGATGTAAGACCTTTGTTACTTGCCCATGTTTGAAAAGATTTTTTTAATTCTGTTAATTTCTTAACTTCTGATTGTGTATCCATACCAGCACGTCCAAATGCTGCATTAGCCATTTTGAATAAATCTTGAACACTTTTAATCTGTATAGTAGAAGTTGTTCCTAACCATTTAGAAAATATATCTTTTACAACTTTCTCTCCTTTTTCTGTACCTCCAATATTATCTACAGTGAATTCTGTAAATAACTCACCTAATGTTTCTTTAAGTTTTCTAGATTGATAAGCTGTTTCTCTTAATTCTTCTTTTAAAGCTTTTTCTTCATCAGTAGTTTTTCCTTCAAAAAGAAAATCTAAATCTAAATCCAAAGTTGTATAATGTTGTAAAGCATCTTCTGCTACTAACATTGTTTTTGTGAAATCTTCTACTTCATCACCTTTTAAAGTTTCTCTATCTACATCTTTAAATTTAGTATTGTATGTTTCTATAATTCCTTGGATCTGTACATTCAACACTTTAGCTTGATATAATAAAGGTCCTATATCTTGTTTCATTTGCAATTGTCTAATTGCAGAATATAAAGCATTTAATTGTTCAGATTTATTAAGTCTTTCAGATGGTAATACTTTTTGTTCAGAAAGTTTTGCATATACATCATTTAATTTATCTAATAATAAATTAATTTTTTTGCTTGCTGCAACATCGTTTTCTATAATAACTTTTTCTCCAGGAGCTGGAACAGGTATTAAATAATCTTCTTTAATATTTTTAACATTAACATCTCCTATTATTACATTTAATAAATTAGGAAGTGCTCCTGTTTTTGCATTAGCTTCTGAATAAACAGCTTTGATAGGAATCATTCTTGTTTGTTCAAAATCTTTATTTTCTACACCATAATTATCTTTAATTATAGTTTTATACTGATTCATTTGTCTATTCCAAGAAGCAACGTTGTACCAAGGAATATCTTTAAATTTAGCTGTATCAAGTCCGATAAACTTCCAATCTAATATATTAATCTTTCCTGTAGGTGTAATAGCTAAAAAATCTACGGTGCCTGCTAAATCTCTTTTAGCATCGTATATTGTAACTTCAGACATGAATATAGTATCTTTAGGAAATGATTCCATACGAGCTCTTAGATTGTCTCTCAGTAGATGATACATATCATTATTATTTGGATCCCCAAATGATACATGATTATCATTAGCTATAATGTCATTCAGCTCTTCTCTACTTCTTAATTTACCACTATCATTAGTAAGAATAGACATAGCATGTTCTGTATCTTTATGTAAAGCAGTTCCTTTATCAGCCTTTAATGTATTAACTGCTTTTTTAAATTCAGAATCATTTAATGCTTTATCTCTACGTAATATGTCATACCAAGTTTTAGTTATGTTACTAACTCTCCATTTAATTTCTTTACCATCAATAAAATATTTTGAATCTTCTCCACCAGCATCATTCTTAACTGTATCTAAACTTATTCTATCAGATATTTCTTTTATGCTACTAACTAATTGTTCTTGTCTAGATTTTTGTAAAAAGAATGCACCTTCTTCTTCTCTAATATCTTCAGCTGTTCCTATATTCTTTCCTGAAATAATATCCATAGACATTTTATCAAATCCACTTTTCATGAATAAGTTTTTAAAATAATCTATAATATCATTCCACCATGATTGTGATTTAGCTATAAGCTCTAGTTTTTCAGGGTTGTTTTCATTATTGTTAATTATAGTTTCAACTAACACTTTAGCAATAGCTTCTTCTTTAAGTTTAATAACATCTGGTTTACCATCTAATTGATATCCTGGATCACTACCATAAGTTTCAAACACTTCATTCTTTAATTGATAGTTATTTATTTCACTCATCAATTTTTTATACAACTTAGGGTTGGTTTGTTTAATGATAGCTACAGCAAAGTGCATAGCTTCTTCAGGAAGAGATTGTGCTTCTGTACCCTCTACTACTTGAATAAGTTTTTGCATAAGCAATGCCACACCATTAGCATCTTGCTTAATACCATTTACTACAATATTCTGCATTGATTTTGTATCTACACCAATGCGTTTAATAAAATCTTTTATTAATGCAAGGGTTTGTTTAGAAGCAGTTTGTGGTATAGTTTTTTCTTCTGTAGATTTTACTATATTTTCTAATGCAGGAAAATTATCTAATCCATTTTCTTCCTGCCACAGAGAAACCTTTGCAGCAAGAATTATTGGATTGATATTAGATTGTTCAGCTAATGCTATAAATTCTGGAGAACTTCTATTTACACAATGTGCCATATTAACATTCGTTTATTTTATTTTTTTCTTCTTGAGATAGAGCATCCCATTCTTCTTGTGTTACTCCTTCAGGTTTTGTAATTGACTCTTTGAATAATTCAATATTTACTCCTGGAATTGCAATTTCTCCTGTACCATCTGTTCTTTCAAGTCTTGGAGAACCTTCACCTGTTTGACCAGGTTGTCTCAATCCTCTAAATATAAATTTAGTTCCAAGTTTATCATATACTACATCACCATCTTTTAGTGTAGAATTATCTACTTTAGGTTGTCCAGTCATTTGTGTAGGTGTTTCTGTTGGTAAAGATACAGTTTCTTCTGCAATTTCACCACCATAATAATTAACAATATCTCTATCCTCTATTTCTCTTTTAACTGGCATTGTACCATTTTCAATAACAGAAGGTCTAAATGTTGTGTAATATTCTGAAGCCTTAGCACCATCTCCATAAAGATTAACCATTTTGTATACAGATTGTAAGTTTTCACCTCTATCATCAAATATCCTCAATGGCTCTCCTGATGAAAGCAAAACTCTTTTATATCCTATTACATCATTTAGAGAATAATCTCCTTTAGAAAGTCTTACAGCATAGTCTCTTTTAGTAACTGTGTTACCTGTTGTTATATCTACTCTTGTACCATCTTTAAGTTTTGTAACTTTATTTACAGCTACATAATTACTATTCATAGCTTTTTGATTGTACTTATCTGTAATAAGCATAACTTGTCTGTCCATTGTATCAAGACCTAATCCTTCTAATGTAGGAAATGAATCAGATGTAAATGTTCTATATTCTGAAAATGGATCATCACCTGTTTCTATTTTTTCTTTAAAGAAAGGAATCACTCTAGGCATAATTAATTGATCATCAAAATTATTTCTTTCAAAGAATCCTTCGCTAAATGCTTTTAATGATTCTGTTGAAGATATAGAAGTTACAACAGGAGTTACAATAGCAGAATAATCTTCAATAGGAATAATATTCTTTATAGATATTGCTGATTGATAACTTCCTTGAAGAATAGCAACTGATACAATATCATTATATAATTCTTTTGTTTCTTCATTGTAATCTCTAAGCTCTCTCATCATTTCCTGATTTAAGTTTTCACTTTCAGCAGATTTATCGTTAACTCTAAGTTGAATACTCTTAGCTCCATCTATTCTATCAGATGGAGTAACTTGTAACTCTTTTAGAATTTGAATGAATGGATATCTTATTTTTGCTCTCTCTAACTTAACAGCAACACATGACTTTGGATTGATAAGTAATGCATATGTTCTATCACTCAGTTCTGTCTTAGTCTGTATAATATAGTCTAAGAAAGCCATTTTAGCTTTATTAGAAATTTTATTAAAATTCTCTTGACTCAAATACTTGTTCTTACCATAAACCTTCATTATACTTTCTGTAATAATTCTCAAGTCATCTCTTTCTAAATTAAATACAGCACTCATTGCTTGCATTGATTTAGACATAAACTTAGATTGTTTACCTATAAAAGTAGAATTAAGTATATTTTCTACAGAAGATATTATGTTTACATCTTTGGCTGCTTGTGTTTGCCATTCTTTTCTAGCAAACATATCTCCAGATCCAAATCTACTTGTATCATAATTAGTAGCTTGTGTAAAGCTGAAATTATACTCAGCCATTTTAGCATACTTAAGAAATTCAGAAAATATTTTTAACTGTTCTGCATTTCTAGCTTCATCGAATTTTACATCAGAGTAGTAATCAGAAATATTACTTTCTAAATTATCAAGATTTATTTTACTAGATTTAATAAATGTAACCTTTGATCCAAACTTATCTTTAACTAATTCGATGTTCTTTTTATCAAATAAGTTAGATGCATTGTTAGCATTTACAATTTTTAAATACTCAGATATAATAGGTTGATTCAAGAAGAAAGCTGTCTGTCTTCCTGCACCTATATTCTCAAGGAACATGAATGTACCTATAACAAGATCTGATTGTATAATTCTAGTAATAAAGTCATCTTTAGCTACATCCACTACAGCAGTTGCATATCCAGATAATCTGTTAGATATTAATTCTGTAGAATCCTTCACTGTAGTTCCTGATAAAGATACAAACTCTTCACCATTAACTATAGTTGTATTATGTTTTAAAGCTATTGTTCCATCTCCTAATAGCACTTGATCATCTAAAGATACAAGTTGAAATCTTTTAGGATCAATGTACACTTGACTCTTTTGTTTCAATGAAAGGTTTGTAATATTAACAGCTACAATACCTACCCATTTTTTACCCATTACAAATGAGTTTCTTAAAGAAGTCATAAAGTTTCTATTAAGAATTCTATTTGGAATACTAGTCTCATCAGTTTGTCTTAATGTATCTAATTCACCTGCTAATTTTTTTAATCCTGCATCATCAATAGGAGATATAAGTCTATCAAAGTTTTCTGGTAATGTTATAAGTTTCTCAAGAGAATCATAGTATTCATTCTCAAGAGAATTTTTATACATCTCTTTAACATATCTATTTCTTAATGTATCATTTAATAATTTAGCATTTAACTTGGCTTCTTTACCAGCTAACATTTGAATCTGATCATTAATATAATCTACAGGATCTTTATCAGCAGCATCTGCTTGTGACATAATCTCATTAATGATTGCTTCATTTTGATCATAAAAAACTTGTTGTCTTATAGCTCCTACTTCTGAAACAACTCTTGTAGGATCAAGAAAGTTATACAACTCTTCTCTAAATGCATCAGAGTCTTTTATCTTTTGTATATCTTTTAAAATAGTTTCATCATATATTCTACTAAAGAATTCTTTTGTAGCTTCTTCAGAACCTAAATATTTAACCAACTTGATGTCACCTTTACTATCTACATATACAGATTTAAGATACATGTTTAATTTATCAATATCAAAATCTGATCCTGCTTTAGTAGTAATTTCTGATGGTACAACAACTGTTGCTCCCATGTATTGTGGAAGAAACCCTTTCACTCTAAACACCTCAACAGAAGATAGTGCTTGTGTAGGAATTCTAAATCCAATACCAGAAAGAATAGCTTTTCCTTCTGTTGTACCATTAAGATAGTTTAATAATTCTCTATCATTTTTAAATTTACCTTTGAACTTATCTTTAAACCAATGAGGCATATAAACTTCACACCATTTTTCAGTTCTTGTGTAAAATTTCAATGTATCATCTGTAAGCATAACATTAGCTTTTTGTGCAGTAGTTAATGTAGCATATTTCTCTCTTGTTATCTTCTCCCAAATTCCTTTATCATTCTTCATAACAATACTTCTACCTTTAGTAGCAGATTCAAGCATTGTTGCAGGCATCTGTACATGTGCTCCTCCAGTCATTTTAGGAGAACCAATAGCTTTATCTATCATAGAATAAAGAATACTTCTAATCTGTGTATAAGAAGGGGATGCTTCAAATGGGATAATGAATTGATTTTCTTCATTAAGTTCAAGAGTATCTTTTGAATTATCTGATACTTCTCTTCTTAACATTTCTCTCATTAATGTTTCTGATATAGATGTACCATCTTTCATTACAAACTCAGTACCAAGATCTTCTATACCTAAATCAATAAGAAGTTCTTTGTAACCATTAGAATGCATTAAATCAAGAATGTCTTTATTTCTATTGTATTCTTTTTCAGCTTCAACACTAGATGCTTCTCCATTATCAAATATATCCATACTAGCTAACTTAGTAAGCTGAGATCCTCTAGTTTGTGTTTTATTATCACTACTAGCAGTTTCTACTTGTATACCATAAGCTTTCCATGGAACTTGTACAATTGATTCTTCAGAAAAAGCTTCAGTATTAAATGAACCATCTCCATTATAAAGACTATGTTTTTCTTGTGTACCCACTTTTCTACCTGATTCAACAATAGCATATCCTATTTGTTGTTTCATCATTTGTATATAAAGTTTCTCAAGGTTAGTTCCTTTTACCATACTGTAGTAGACAGGTACTTGAGAGAACTTATCTAACACTTGATCAAAATTATTTTTATTAAACTTATTACCTGTAACAATTGGTTTTAATATTTCAAGTTTATGTTTAGGCATTTTAGTTTCCATCAAAGCTTTATCATGAGCTTCTAGTGCAGAGTTTGAATACTTATATCCAGGAAGATTTATTCTTGTAAAAGCCATTTGCCATTGAAAGAATTTTTCTTCTGGTCCTTCTAAATCCCATTGTTTATTTTTAAGTTTAACTTCTCTGTGAGTAGTATCCATCAACCATGATACAGCATCTGCTTCATTATTATCACCAAACAATTTATTGATATTAGCTAAGCTACCTGCTGTAGTAACATCTTTAATAGTTATAGTGTTAGTATGAGATTTAAATTTATGACCACCTAAGTCTCCAGTCCATGTATTAGTTTTAGCATCATATACATATTCATCTACTTTAATACCATCAGTTTCATTTGCATTGTTATTTAAGAATGTATTAAACTCAGCAGAATCAAATGTAGTTCTTCTAGGAGATAACCAAGATTTGATACGTTTAGTTTGATCTAAAGACCCATCTTTCTTAACAGCAAATTGATAAGGATCACCAAATAAAATCTTATGATATTCTATATTAGCAATAATATAATTTACATTAGCAAAATTAATTATATCATTAACAGATTTTTCTGTTAATGCATTTTTATTTAATGAATTAGCTTTAGCAAAGTTACCATCTAAATCTAAATACTTAGATGTTTTTTCTCCCACTACAATTTTCTTGTTTTCTACTAATACATTCTTTGTTCCTACATTCATACCATCAATAAATTCTTTTACAGAATTATTAATAGCACCTATGTTTGTATCTATGTATTTTTTAATATCATCTAATGATTCATTATCCTCAATCATTTCATTGATTGCTTCTAATTGCTCATCAGCTAATATATCTTTGAAGAAACGTAATTCTTTTGCTTTATCACCAACATTTAATAGTTTTTCTCTAGTTTTATAATCTAAAGCTAAATTAATGTCATCCATCAAGTATCCCTTGAATATAGTATTAATGTCTGTATATGATCCAGCTGCTATAGAATCAAATGAAACATTGTTACCTATGTTCATCATCCATTCTGTAGATCCATCAGCAGGCATCAATATATAATATTTACCATTAAGATTTTGATTAATCTCTAATGTATATCTATCTCCAATTTTTAATTTAGATGTAGAAGTTCCTTTATCAGTATCTTGATTATCTTCTCCTTGTATATAAGATAATTTGAATTCTTTTATTTGTTTACCATCTTTATCATAAAACAAACCACCCTCTTTCAATACTTGACTACCTGCAGAGAATATATCATTAAGTTCAGTTCTTGTTTGTTTTAATTCAGTTACTGTATTTGCTTCATTGAATTCATTTTCAAATATAGATGGAGCATTATTTTCTGAGAATGCACCAATACGTTGATTCTCCACACCAAAGTATGTACTTTCTTGTGAAGGGTTATTAACTGTATTATATAATTCAGCTAATCTACTCAATGGTCCATCGATATCAAGTGTCTTACCTGATATGCTCATCAAATTATTATTACTACCAAAGAATGCATATATACTTTGTACTTGTTCAGTGAAGCCATTCTTACCTGTTTTTTGATAAGACTTCAGTTTATTATATGTATCAAGGTCAAACTCTATTCCAATAGCATTTAAGAATGCAACCATGTCTTTAGATTTTCTTAAAGGCATTGCTTGAAGAGCTTCTTGATCTATTGTGTAAGTCTTGTTATTGAAATTAACAATAGTTCCTGTTCCTTTGGCTAGAGTTTTTATATTCTCCATCCAATACTGTTGTGTTTGTTTATTAGCAGTAAATAGATTAGCTGCACCAGTGTGAACACTATCAATAGATTTGTATTGAATTAATGCATCTGGTTTCTGTCTAGCAAATGTTTGCATGAAATCAATAAACAATCTCCAGTCATTAGCTTTAAACTCACTGAATGGAATCACTTTATCTTTACCACCAATCTTTTGAAATACACTTACATAGTTAGCATCATCCTGAGCCAAGTTAAATAACTTATCTGTAAATTTAGAAACACTTGATGAATTAGAAAGTTTATCTAATAACGTAGCAAACGTTCTACTATAGTCCATAAGTTTATATCCTTTAATAGGAAATCCTTTTACAGTCATTTCAGAATAACTAGGAGTCGGTGTATTTAATGTAATAGCACTTTCTTGATTAGTAGATTCTCTTTCAATTTGTGTAGATAATAAAAACTTAACAGCTGGTGTAGCACTCTTTTTACCTTCTACAGTAAATGGATCAGAAACATAATCATTTTTATTTGTTTCATCATTATTTATATTATGAACTTCTTCTTCATTGAAGTTGATTCCTTGTATTCTTAATTTATCTTTAACTCTTTCTTTAAGTTGTCCCCATGCATTATCAGAAAGTAATTGTCTTCTACCTTCTTTAATATACATTTCTTCAACCTTATTAAACATTTCTGTACCAGTAATTCCTTGAGGATTAAATAATAATCCTTTTTCTCCATCTCTAAATAATATACCAGAAGCTCTAGCTAACATATCTTGTACAAAGTTATTGGCTTGTTGTACAGTTAAGTCTTCTACAGTTCTATATTCAGGAGCAGAAGTTATTGATTCAGGAGATAATGCTTTTTCTTTAAACTTACCTGCATTAATAGCTTCAAATAATTCTTGTTTTAGAGAAGGTTTATTATTAAAAGTTTTAAAGAAGTTTAATATTTTATTAAATAATCTACGAACAAATTCTCCTAATGATCTAGCTGGAATTTTACCAAGTCTAAAATCAGAAAAGTCATCCATTATTCTTTCTTTAGCTTGTAAGTCAGTAGCTTCAAGAAAAGGAATCTTTTTACCTGTTTGTCTATCTGTAAAAAATCCATTTTTATTTTTAAATTCATTAAGAAGAGCTTGTCTTTGTTCAGATGTTAATAAACCTTTCCAAACAGCTTCCATAACTTCATGATACTCAGTACCTCTAAGACCTCCTTTAACAAATTTAGCTACACCATTTTCAAATACACCCCAAGCTTTTTCATTAGGGCTAATTGTAATCATGTGTTCTAAATCTTCCCATGGAATCAAAGGAAGCGTTTCTGCTGCCCATTCTTTGAATATTTCAAAGTCAGCATCAGTCATTCTATCTTTATCATTTAAACCAACTCTTCTAAAATCTCCACTAGGAAATTCACTAGGAGGAGTTTCTTCTTCTTTTATCCAAGTAAATTTATTGTCTTCAAAACTTCCTGAAACTCTTTCTCCATTATCTAATATAATAGAATACAATCCTTTTTTAGCTTTGTTTTCTATTACACTTACTATTTTACCAGTGATGGTTCCTTTATTGAAAGGAGCAACAGCTGTAATCTCTTTACCTATATTTGTTTCCTCAGCTTTAGGAGCTTCTTGTTGTTTTAATTTTTCAGCTTTTAATGATGCAGCTATTTGCATAGCCATAAAATCTGTAACATATGTTTCTTCTTCTCCTTTTGGAATAGAAGCATCAAATTTGTCAGCATCCTTTAATGCATTAATTACTACATCTAAAGAATTTGTATCAGCAGCTACAGCTTTTGTTGTTGCATTTCTTTCCACTTCAACAATAAAATTACCATCAGCATCTTCTTGTGATGTATATTCTACAGGACCAGCTTTAAACTCAAATGTTTTTGGTGCAGGAGCTTCTTCTTTCTTTTCTTCTTTTTTTGCAGGAGCAACAATTACTTGTACATTAAAATCATCTGGTTGTGTTATTGTAGAATATCTTTGTTGAAAAGAATAAGGAATTGCTTCTGTAGGCTTAGCTATAGAAGTGGAAAGAGGTGTATCACCTATTGGTCTAGCTTTACCACTTGGATATGTACTAGATAATAAATATGTTTGGTAGTTTGCCCATTTACTTGAAACAAAGTTTCCTTCTTGGTTTATATACCACTCTTCAAAAGGAGCTGATTGTAAATCAGTTAATGTTTTAGTATTAATGCTGTTGAATGTTTTAGCATCTGTTAAATGATCAATTATTTCTTTTTTATAATTATCTATTTCAGCTAATTGAAAACTTTTATTACCAAGATTTAAACTCAATGTATTAACATCTATACCAATTTGGTTTGGAGATGCTGTATCAGCTTTTGATTTCCAATACAATACATTTTGTAAAAACTTAGTAAATTGTCTATTGAAACTTATTGCTTGTCCTGTATTAGATTGTTCTACAGTTTGATTAGCAATTCTTCTAATAGTTTCATATATACCTTCTGCTTCTCTATTATTGAAAGATCTATTGTTTAAGAATTGTAATGTATCTCCATATTGTAACATAGGTACACCATTAGCAGCTTTTTGTATTTCTCCTCTACTATTAGTTATAGTTTTTTTAGTTGGAATTACAATTAAATTTGCTTGGTTAGTTATTAATTCTTCTTTGATTAATATACCTCCTACATGATTTTTTTCTTTAATTCCCTCTGCAGTTTTTATTTCAATAGGAATACCACTAGATACAAAGAATTCAAATGTAGGAAACTCTGTAGCTCCTGCATTAAATAATTTTGTTCTATACGCTTTCCATGCTGCTGCATAAGCTCTAGCCTCATCTTCTTGTTCAGATCTATATCTTGGATTACCATTTCTATAGTGTAAAGAAGTGGTGCGCATTGTTTGGAATATAACATCTTTAAGACTATCACCTAAGTCTTCTCCAACTTTACCAATTATTTTTCCTTCTTTATTTACATAAAATAAACCATCTTTGTTTTGCTCTACAAATACTTGAGCAACAAATCCATTATCTATACTATTAACATCTTCTATAGAGTCAACACTGACTGTTGATTCTTTTCCATAAGACATTTGAACCAAACCGTTAAGGTTTAATCCAGCCACTTGTTTAGGTGTTAATAATATAGCTCTTATATTAGATCTATTAGGAAACTCAGCAATGTTATTTAAAAATACTCTAGAGTTTTTAATATGCTGTGCTGATTTTGTAGCATCTTCTATTCCTTCAGACTCTGTTGTGCTAGAAAGAAATAATGCTTCAGCATCAATAAGCTTACCTTCTATAAAAGGTTCAGCAGGAATTTGATTACTGGTTGCTATAGATCCTGAATCATGTTCTAATTCATTTTGTTGTTTTATTATTTGTTCTTTGTTCTTTTGTAACTTCTCTTGATCTGTTTCAAGTCTTTTATATCCTCTTAATCTTTTTGGATCAATGTTTAATATATCACCATTTACATCTTCCACCTTAACTGTACCATCATCATTTAAAGCTAATATTTTAACTTTACCTAAATTAGTATTCTCATCAGTTAAGTCTTTAGATTCTTCAACTGCTTCTTTTCTGGTTTTATAAAAAGATATAGTTCCATCAGGACCTGTTACTTGATATCTATCGTCAGCAAGTTTCTTAATAGAAGCTTTCTTTGTAGCTCTTATTTCATATTCTCTACCGACTTCTAATTCTTCTTTTTGTTTTTCATCATTGACAAATGTAGAAGCTGGGAAAACTTCTTCATAATCTATATCAATAGTTTCTTTAGCAATATCTTCTGATTGTTTAAAATATTTATTAAATCCTTCTTCTGTAGAAAGATTATCAAATATGTCTGATGTTGTTTTCTTGTGTTGATTTAATTGATTAATTCCTGCACCATAGTTATATAACTCTGTAGCATCCTCAAGACCAACAATATTATCTTTTGTACCATCTTGATTATTTAATTCAAAATTCAATAATGAATTAAATGTTTTTAAATCTAGATTTTTATTATTTAATGCAATATTTATTTTTTCAGAATAAGTACGTAAAGTTTTTACTTGTTCTCTGATACGTTTTTTATCAGCAGGTGTAGTATATTCAGTAATTGTTTTATTTAATATATTAGCTTGCTCCTCATATGATTTAGATAATTCAGATAATGAATCTCTATCTGTAATACTAGATAATGATTCATTGCTTATAAGAGGATTGATATTTGTTACTTTTTCTTGTATAGAATCAAGTCTTTCATTTACATCATTTTTAATTGTTGAGTAATATGTAAGATCTGTTTTCCAACTTTCAAAAGTGTCATGATTAAAAACTTCTTTTATTTCTTCAGGAGTTGTTGGATTTACAGAATTAGTAAATGGATTTTTAAATGTATTATTGATAGCATCTGATGTTTTTTTAATATCATTAGCTTGAGTAATTAATGAATCTACATAACTGGCTACAGTATTTTTATTAGATGAAGTAAAATCCATTCCAAAAGTTTTTTGGAAATCTTCTTTATCAAGATCTTTTAACATGTTTAATTGTTCAATTGTTACATCATGCATTCCTGATGGAATACGTGATTGTATAAAATTAAAGAACATGTCATGTTTAAGATTTTTATAATTAAATACATTTCCACTATTAGCAGCATCTTGCATTTCTTTTGCTATACCAATAGAGTTTAATGTATTATCATATTTATTTGAAAGAATACCAGTTAATCCATATCTGTTAAGCATATTAACAGCAGAAGTTAAATGAGCATCTCTACCTTCTCCTTTTTTATTATCATGAATTTGTTGAGCTCCTCCTATAAGTAATGCTGTAATACCACCAACAATCATGTTGTTCACACCTTCTGTAGTATTAAACTGTTCAGATAATCCATAAGTAGTAGAACTAGTAATTTCTTTTAAATCATCCCAGTTCTTTTTATTATTTGGATCACTAAGATTTTTATATTTTCTTGTATAGTAATCATAAGTTCCTCTCTCAGTAGCATATTGTCCTCCTTCTTCATACACACCTTCGGCCAATACATTAGCTAATTTAGGTTTAACAAAGTCCCAAACTTTATCTTTAATCCCTTCTGCAGCTTTTCTTTCAAATGTGTCAAGACTTCCTTCTTTAAGACCCACTTTACCAGCTTCGCCTATACCTCTTGTAAGACTTCCTGTAACTCCTTTTTGAGCTGTAGTAAAAGATTTGAATAAGTTATCAAACTGTACAGCATTAGATACAGTTAACAATGCCATGTTAATACCAAATCTAGTATTCATAGCATTAGTAGAATAGTCTTCAATTTCTTGAAGAGGTTGTCCTATTGGTTCTTCACCAAAGTTACTATCTTTATATTGTTGAATTAATTGTTCTTTAATATGTCTGTATCCATCTCTAGCTTCAACACCTGCTTCTGTTTGTGCAGCTCCCCAAGTAATGATACCATAACGTGCACCATTTAATACTTTTTCAGCTTGAGCTAAGTTTCCTAACTTTTGAATTTTTAAAAGTTGCTGTTCTGTTTTACCTAAACCTTTTGCTAAACTTAAAACAGTTTCAATTTTATTAGTTCCTCCTGCAATTTTATTAAACCATAACGCAGCTTTACCAATTTGATTAGCTACTAACGGAAGTTCTCCTATTCCTCCTGTAACAGCACCAATTGCTACATCTTGTACTGCAGCACCAGCAATAGCACCAGCTGTAAATCCAAGATTTTTAATAATTGATTCTCCCCAGAAGTTTGCAGAACCTGGAGCAAATGGAATCATTGCTAAATAAGGATGTGCTTTTTCTTCTCTGGTCATATAGTTAGGAAGAACATCTTCCATGTTCTTTATCCAACTATCTATACCACCTTCATATCCATTTGGATCACCAGCAAGATCAGACATACTACCATTTTTAATGGCTGATATTGTATTAGGAATATCTGTCATAGATTGTGCAAATGTACCAACAGCTGTAACTCCAGCTTTAGCAAGACTATGTCCAAGTTTAGTATACCATGATTGTTGTAGTCCATATATATTTTCGAGATCGGTATCTCGTTCATACATAGGATAACGTTTATTATCTAATAAAGTTTTTGCACTTACAGAACTAAAAGGTTTGTCAAAAGATCTCTGGTCTGGAGCTTGAACATTAGCAAGTTCATCTAGGCTTAAACCCATTTCAACTTTTCCAGTATTGATATTCCAATTACCTCCCATATCAGTATTTATCTCTCTTGTAACAGGAGATCCTAATGGAGCTTGGGGTAATCTGATTTCATCATCAGATCTATCAGAAATATTATTTATAAGTTCGTTGTCAAAAATTGGCATACTATTATTTTATTTATAGGTTTTTAAAAAATCGGAAACCGTTCCAGGACCAATCATTTTCATTCGTTCCTGTACAGTAGCAAGACTGGAGAATTCATTTCCTATATATCCAGTTTGCCATATTCCATTATTTTGTGCATACATTCTAAGAATGTAACTATCATTAGGTCCACCATCATTATCTGCAGATCCTTCAACATCAAATCTAACTAAAGGAGCTAATGCAGTGTGTGCCAAACTAGGAGCATTATATCCACTCAAACGAGCATTTGTAGCTGCTGAACTATCTGTACCTCCTATTAAATTAGTTGTATGTGCAGGAGAAGCCATTACTTGATTCTTAATATCATTCCAAGGATTACTTTGAGCAATCTTTGGAGAAAATGTAGATACTTCTGCAGCACTCATTGGTATAACTTGTTTAACATCTCCGCTAGTTACAACTAAATTAGCAGATCCATCATATTTTTTTTCTATTGTATATGATGCATTAGGATCTTTTCTAATTTCTTTTAATGTTGCTGGTGAGAAATCTTCCCATTTTTTAACATCCAATTGTCCAAGAGTTTGAAACTCATTTAATTTATTACCAATTATTGAATTGATTGTAGTTTCATCTGCTTTATTATTTTTGTAATCAATTGTTCCAACTTGCATTTGTCTTTCAGGCATTCTTTTTGCTAAAAAATCTGATTCAAAGTTTCTCTTCTCTTGATTTATTTTATTTATAGTTGGATCATATTTAAGTTTAATAAATTGAGTTCTATTAAATAAAACTTTCTCTGTAGGACTTAAAGCTTTACCTTGATAATGATTTATATAAGCTCTTGCCAATCCTTCTTCTTTTGTACCTTTATATGATTTTAATAATTTATCAGTATCAAGAGTAGTTTTTGATGTAGATGCTCCTGTAGTAGGACTTCCTCCTATTCCTCCAGTAGTTGTATAAAATGTTTCAGCATCTTTTCCAAAATTATATAACTCACTTGCTGTATACATAGTACGACCATTAGTGTAATTTACTCCTGCTTCTTGTTTAAGAATTGCATTTTGTTTATCATCATAAACTTTTGATGCAGCTTTAGTAGCATTATATAAAGATTGTTTTTGTCCTAATGTAATTTCAAGTGCTCTTCTTTCTTCTAAGTATTTAGCTAAATTAGGATTGTGTAAACTTTTAATTAATTTAGATGGATCTTGAGCATATGATCTTGATAGATAATCTAAGTAGGTTGCTTTCTTTTGACTTGTACCTAATGAAGGATCTGTTATTTTATCTAGATATTTATTTGTAAGAAGATCTATTTGACCAGGTACTTTAACTACACCACCTTTTGTTCGTTCTCCAGATATACTTAATATTTCTTCATTTAATCCTCCTGCTGTAGGAGTATCAATATCTGTAGCAATTGCTTTATCTGTAACTGGAATATCACCAGTAGCAAGACCTCCTTTAAGTTTAGCAGCTGCCATTGATTGTTCAGCGGTAAATTTAGCTACTCCCCAATTAAATGCTCTATCTTGATTTCTTTGATCTCTTGCAGCATTATCATATGAAAACTGTAACTGTTTTTTCTGCATATCCATTTGAGCATATGGATTAGCTTTATACTCTTGCTCATAACTTTGCCAAGACATATCTTTAGCTAAGCCTGTTAATGTTTTTTGTGTATAAAGTTTATATTTATATTGATCAACATCTTTATTAGCATCAATTTGTGCAATCTGATCACTTAACTCTTTATCAAGAGAACCATTAGTTAATTGTGCATTAGCATCAGTAATGTCAGCTTTAATTTTATTTTTATCAGCAGTTGATAATTTAGGATTAGTAGTTAATTCTAAATTCTTTTGTATTATTTTATCATTTAATATTTGCTTTGATAAATTATAATTACCAACTGCATCTTCTTTAAATGCATCTGCTGTTTTTCCTCTATAATGATACCATGAATCTATACCTAACTGTTGTTTATCATTTTCATTTAATGAGCTATAAAAATTAGCTAATATCTTTTCAGCAGGTTTACCTTTTACTTTGACAGAAAGTATTGCATCATCTATTCTAGACTGTCCTTTAGATGGATCAGTTGAAGCATTTCCTTTACTATCAAAATATAATGTATTACCAGCATTATCTCTTTTAAATGGATTCTCAATAGAATTATCTACTTCATGTATTTTATCAGCAACCTCTCTAAGTTTTTTATCTATATCAGTATACTGTACATATTTACCATTGTATGATTGTTTTATGTCTGTCTTATTAATGTATTGACTTACACCTTCTTCAAACTTAGCTCTATTTTGAACAGATGATTTTCCTTCTTTCTCAGCTTGAGCTAATGTTTTTTGTTCTTGTCTTATTTTAGAAGTTGAGCTTACAGCATTTATAACATTCTCATCTTTTGCTATTTGGTTAGTCATTCCGTTAACAGAATTAACTAATTGAAAATTAGAGAAATCTCCAGCAGCTACAGTTTTTAAATTATTACCAAGAGCATCTAGTTTAGATTGTAAGTATTTTTTATCTAATTCTGAAACTACATCAAGTCCTGCAATATTATCAATATTAGTTTGTATTCTTTGTACACCTTCGTCATATTGTTGTTGCTTTTGCATACCAACTTTCACCATTGCCTCTACAGGTAATTGTGAAACGTAAGGATTAAAAGTGGGGATTTTATCTGTCCATGAGGCCATAGTGGAGTATTTTATTTACATGCCTAAACATGTCGTTAGCAAATGTAATATGAATTATTAGAACTACCAAAATTAATAATCAATTCTGGTAATTCTTTATAATTAAATTAGTTATAAATTTTTATATGATTTTACAATAGAACCATTTTTAGATTTTTCTTCTTTTTTCTTTTTTAGAATAGTTTCATATTCATATCCTTCAGGAGCAATATCTTTAGAAGTACCAGCTTTTCCTTGTATACTAAATTGTTGTAAAGGATTCATGTTAACAATTCTACCTTTACTGTCATATCTATAATTATACATATTCTCCATTACACCAAGTTGTCTATTCTCAAGTTTATTCTTAGCATATTTATCAGCTATAGAATTAAGAGCAGCTTGTGTTGTAGCTTTAGTATTAGACATAGCTTCTGATTGTCTTTCATATTGTTTATCAGCTATATCAAGATTTGTAAGTTTGGCTTGATTTAGAATATTTCTATTCTCTCCATATACTTTATCTTTCATTTCTTGATTAGCTCTGAATTGATTACCTAACACTTGTTGATTAGCTTGATACTTCTGAGCATTTAAATTAGCTTGAGCTGCTGGATTGTATCCAGACATTCTTTGCGCTGCTCTATAGTCAGCTTGATTAGCATTCAATTGATCTTGTAATGAAATATCATAAGGTGTACCTAATTCTGGATGATAGAAGTTAGCTTGTACAGGTTGTACTTGATTTGTAGCCATGGCATACATTTCTGGATACAATTGTGATGCATCTAATTCTTCTTGATCTGTAGGTCTTATTTGTGGTAGAATTTGATTAAACATATCTATATAAGGATTTGAAGGAGTAAGTTCTTCCTCATTATTATATGTATCTGTACCAAAAGAGGTTGGAAGTTCTACGTTTTGTTTAAGTTGCAAGTTAGATACTTTTGGTAAATTTTTAGGATTAACATCAAATGCACCTCTAGGAACACCTTGTGATATTGGAGTATTGTATACAGTAGCTTCTTTAAGTTTACCACTTTTAATATCTCTATCCATTTGAGCTACCTTCTCATCATCAGTTAACTCATTAGTACCATTTTGTGCTTGTGTAAACTTACCACCAAACTTAGCATATTGCTTTTGAGCTTCTTTATCTATTTTAACTTTACCTCTAGCAAGATCATCAGCAACTAAACCACGTTCTTCTGCTGTATCATTAATTGCATTTTGAAGAGAAGCTGCGTTTATTTTTTTATCAGCTAACTCTTTAAGTTTCATATTAGCACCTTGTATACTGGCTTGTAATGATCCAAGTTTTAATTTATCAAAAGAGTTTCTTGGGTTTAGTGCATTAAGTTCTGTTGTAGATTTTTCAATTAATGTATTTTGTTTATCTTCTATCTTAGATAAATCATTTACATAATTTTTAAACTTCTTACCTTTAGCTTTATTATCTCCTAACATATCTATATATTGATTAGGTATTTGAAGATTACCAAATACCACTCCTGATTTTTGTACTTCTCCTGTTTCAGGATCTACTGTACCACCTTCTTCTAATTCTACCATAGGTTCTCCTCTTTCTACTTCTACAGGATTACCACCATAAGTAACACCTATTCCTGTTTCTCCATTAGGAGATCTTTCTTCATGACTCTTACCTCTAAACATAACTGTTTCTCCTGTACCAGGTAAATAAGGATTACGTGAAATAGTTTCAGCTCCTCCACCCCAATGTGTTTGTAACTCTCCACCTAATCCATAAGAATTAATTTCTCCACCATCTTCGTATATTTCCATAGCTCTATCACTAGGAGGAGTATAATTTCTTAGATGTCCACCAGCTCTTAATGTATCCATTCCTTCATGCGCATAGTCATAAACTTCTTGCTCATCAAGACCACCAAATGAAGCTATTACTTGTGGAGTCCAATCATGACTAACCCATCCACCATCTTTCATATAAGATTGATTCTGTGATTGAATACCTTTAGCCATATTTGCACTAGCCATTCCTTGCATATTTCTTTGTGTAGCAGCATTGTCTTTCTTTATTCTTTTACCATAAGGATCTAAAGCATTACCAGCTATTCCACCAATAAATTCTCCAACCGCTCCACCAATTCCTGGAACAATAGCATTACCAATTGCTTTACCAGCTGTACCACCTATTTTACCACCAGCATTTTGTCCACCAATTAATGATTGTCCCATACCTGTAGCTTTGCTTGATATAGCTCCCCACATATCTGCTGATCCACCATCTTGCATTTGATGAATTCTTCCACCATGATAGTATTGTTTTGTATTAGAATCATTTAATGGTTCATATCCTAGATTATCATATAATGTATTAGGAGCATATGTGTTTTGTATTTCTCCTCCACCTTTTAACATTAAACCATTTCTACCAAGAACATTTGTACCTACACCTCCTGCATTAAGATTAAAGTTAGGTTGCATCATAGCATTTCTTTGTTTAGAAAATGTATCTTGCATTTGTCTTCTTGCATCTATATCAGTACTTGTAGCTGCTTTTAAAGAAACATCACTAACTAATTTTGTTTGTTTAGCTGCTTTAGCTGCTTCTTTCTCTTGTTGTAAAGCTCCTATACCTCCAATGATATCTCCCACTGGTCCAGCATATTTACCTAATGCTCCTGCTGTTTTTGTCCATCCATTTTCTTGTGGGGCATTAGGTTGCATACCTGCAGATTGTGGAACTTGTGGTGCGTTTATTCCTCCTCCTGTAACGCCTGCAGAAGTTAGTTGACTTACACCTTGTATAGGTTGTACAGAAGGTCCAGAAGGTCCAGGACTTGATCCAAAACCTGTTTGAAATCCAGCATAATTATTATTATAATAACCTCCATCTTGTGCTGTAGGAACATCTCCTCCACCAAGACTACTAGCCATTTTCATAAGACCACTAATATCAAAACCACCACCTCCACCATCTTTTGGAGCAGCAGCTTGTTGTTTGAGTGCTAACTCTTGTCTTTCAGCACCAGTAGAACCTGTAATCATTTTATCAGCAGAATCAAACTGATCTGAAAAATTTAAAGGTTTAAATGCTGGTTGTGCTAAATTTATATTAGCACCTAATTGAGCTTTCTTAAACTCTTTACCATGAACCTTCATGAAGGCTTCTTGATTTGGAAACTTTTTATAGAAGGCTGCCTCAGACTTAACCCCTGCTATTTTTAACATTTTTGCTTTCATAATTTTAAAGATTGTCTAACCAGCCTCCTGGTTGTTTAGTATTGTAGTTTGTAAAGTTAGTTAGATTATCTAAGTTCTGCAAACCTTTTTGCTCTTGTCTTAATCCGTTCTTAGCCATAGGAAACTCTGTTACCTTCTTTCCTTTGAACTTATAATTCTTTCCTGGTTTCATTAGTTTCGTATCTCCTGTATCAGATATACCAAGTACATCATAAGGAACTCCTTGCATTGTAATATCATTACTTCCTATTTCTGTTATCTCTCCTGGATGATCCCATTGTCCTCTATCATCTTTAATGACTCCTCCTTGTTTAAGTTGAGGAGACTCATTATTATTAATTTGAGAAGCAGCTCCGATAGTACCTACAGCTCCAGTAACAGCTGGAACATAGTTCATCATATATCTAAACTTATTTCTATCATTTATTAAGTTAAAAAATTCAGGATCAACTTTTGATTTACCAGATATTCCTTTATCTATTATTTCATCAGCTCTTTCTGGTGTTAAATTTTCTCCAGGTTTTAAACCATGCTCATATCTTATTTCTGAAAGTCTTGCATTTATTTCTGTTGGATCTAATAAATAATCTGAAGTTTTTTCATAACTACCACTATCTAATCTAGGTTTAAAATCTTTTAAATTAAATGGGGATTGTAACACATCTTCATATCCTGTAATAAAAGAATTACCATTCGTAAGACCATGATTTCCTTCATGTATTGCTGTTGATGTAATCATGTCAGGATTTATATATTTATCAACTAAGTTTTGTCTTTTAGAAAGATTTTTATAAGGATCAAGATACCAACCTGAAACTCCATAGTTACCTTGATGTACTCTAGGGTTTCCATCTACAAAGTTATCAAGTTTATTTAAATTTGATTCAAATTCACTTCTATAATTTTTATTTTCTATATTTTTTAATAGTTGTTCTTCATTATATGACTTTGGACCATATCTACTAGAGGCTTCTGTTATTTTTTCTTTTGTTATTGGATGATTATACCAATTATCCATCCACTGATTAGCTTTATCTAAACTTTTTTGTGCCTCAATATGATGTAATGGATTTATGATTTTAGGAAGTTTTTGTATAGAATTATCAACTGCTTCTAATCTATTAAAAGTTTTATCAGTAAATATATTATTTTTTAAAAATTGTTTTGTTTTACGTCCAATACTACTTGCATTAGATAATATAGGTTGTTCTAATTTTGGAGCAATGCGTTCAGATATATCTCCTAACTTATTTCCTATATACTTTTCAGCTGAATGATAACCAGGAATTATATTAAGAGGATTAATGAGATTATTAATAAACTGTGTATTTGATTTTGCTCCTATACCTTCTATTCCTCCTGTTAATAATGGAACACCTATACTTGTAACATAAGGCATATATGAATCTTCTTGTTGTGCTCTTAATGGAGCAGAACCTAAATCAGAAGCCATGTTACCAATCATCACTCCTGGATTCAACCATTCATCAACAAAATTATTTGGTTCATCAGGAAACATTCTAAACTTATCTCCTGTAGCTTGTGTTTCATCTGCAAGTTGTTGTCTCCAATTATCTTTTGTAAAAGATTTCTTTTGAGAAGCAGCACTTTTATTTAGTCTATCTTTTCTATCTTGTACAATAGCTTTATCTTTAGCTAGTTGGTTTGCTTTAACTTGATCTTTATATTCTTTAGTATCAAACCATCTTCTAGAATCTTCAGATTGAGCTTCTTTATTTATAGATTGCTGTAGTGGTGTATTTGCTTTTTGATCTTTAGTAAATTTTTTAAAATCAAATTTAGAAGTCTTACTTCCATCTTGACTAATAGTCTTAGGTTTCCAATCTAATCCTTGTTGGTAGTATTGCATTTCTTTACCATTCTGTGCAGAAGCATCTGTAACATCAGTTTGGTTTCTACGTGGCCCTTTACTAGGAGATCCATGTCTAGCATACATATGTCCTACAGCTCCTGGCATTACTCCTCCCATTTGAAATTCTTTCTGAGGAAACATTATATTTTCTCCTTTCTCAACTGCTGGATGTCTAGTTTCATTTTCCCATTTATCAGCTTCTTGCCATGTTTTAAATGGACCACCTAAATGTTCACCTGTTTTTCTAAATTCTCCCATTGGGTCATTTAATGGTTTACCATATTTAAAACTAGGAATTAAATAAGATGGTTCTCCATCTTCTCCACCTATAGACATAGCTCTTTCACTGCTAGGATCAGAATATGGAATTCTATATTCTTTTGGTAGTTTATCACTAGTTGGTTGTAAGAACTTAAGTTTACCTCCAGTTTGAAACTGTCCTCCCCATGCAGGAGAACTATTTCTACCTACATTGCTATATCCATCTCCTTGAAATCCTTCAGGAGCATGTGTTTGATAATCATTATAATTATCATCTTTACCGAAATTGTCTAACCATCCTTTAGCCATTACTTATATGATATTTGTGCAGGAGTTAATATGAATTGGCTCACTAGGTGAACGTTTGATTGATTGTCGAGTATATGTCTCACTTTTAATTCTTTTGCTCTTAGAGGAGCTTTTTTGAAACTACGTGTATCATAATTCATATTCTCTTGGTTGATCACTTTATCAATAGAAAGACTCTGACATCCAGTGTTAAACAATGGAATTTGAGAAGATTTTTGAAGAGCCCAGAATGTATTGTACTGATAGAAGTTATCACTCTTGGTATATAGAATTGTTTTACTATCTGTATTGAATATTGGGTATTGCATATACGCATGCATGTTGTTTAATGGTTTTGCCACTAAGTTTAATACACCAGAACTCTGTTGTCCATTATATAGAACAGCTTTGTTAAACCATTTATCATTTGTTTCTATTCTTGTGTTATCATTAAACACACCATCTCGTATAGGAATATATTCATATGCTTTTGTATAATCTTGTACATTCTGAAGAATCTCATCTTGATATTGATATGCAAAAGGATACTCGATAATGTATGGTTTTATATTTCCATAATAAGAATTGTATAATTCAATATTTGTTAAGTGTCTCCATATACATCCTGTTATAGTTTGTGTTAATTTGATATTATAATATTCGTCTCTAGTAATATCATGTAATGATATAGTCTTTTCAGATTTACAATCTCCTGTAGATTTTAATGTAACCATAGTTACATTATCGTTTACAGTATAACTTATTCCTAATATAAGAGTTTTTTTAGAAACACCTTCTGCTATCACATTCCCAAACTGATCAAAGATTGAGAATGGTCCAGCAGTAGGTCCTACTTGTGTTAACTTTATTGTTATTACTTTTGACATATTAGTTTATTAACAAGGTCCATTATTAATTAATGTTACTTCAGGAGGTGTAACTACACTTCCACTTCGTGCACAGAATGTTTGAGTTGAAGGTCCTCCACCAGAGTTACCAATATTTACAGTTTGGGTAACTCCTGAACAATCAGTATAACTCACTGTTACAACTCCCACTGTTGTTTTACTTATTGTATATGAGAAACAAGCTATTGTTGTAGTTGTTGTTGTTGTTGCAGGATTACAGTTAACTATTTCAGTTATTACACCATCTACAACATTAAATATATTTCCACTAGAAAGTGATTCACTTGTAAAATACCAACCATTAGATACAGTTGAACAATCTGTAGATTCACCATTGTATACAGTTTCACCAATATTCAAACTTTCGACTTGAATAATAATACTATTTATAGATATTGTAATAGGCATAACACTTTTAATATAAGTTATGGCAGAACATGCATCTAATTGACTTCCTGTAGAAATTACTGTTGAAGGAGGAGATATTATATTGTATCCTGTAGCAAAACTAGTTGTTGTTAAATTTGTTGGTCTCACGCAAGGTTCAATTACAACTACACCAGTTCCTGCTAATATACAATCTGTTAATGTAACTTGTCCTGCAAGTGCACAATCAATTACATGAGATTCTCCATCTAATCTACAATCTAAAATTATAGTGGTGGTAGTACTTGTAGTTGGTGGTGTAGGAACTAATGTTCCAGCAACAAAATCAAAATCATCACAACATCCATTTACTCCTGAATAGAAGAAGTTATTTTCAGCTATGTACCAGTTAGGAATATAACTATGAAAGCTTATCCAAGTTTTAGTGTTCATGTTAAATGAAAGAGTCCAAGATTTATTACAAAAATAATCTGAATCTTTTAAATCAACAACTGTGGTTAATATTGAATCACCAACTAATTCTTCTATGTAAAATTCCTTAGTTGTAGAATTATATTTAACATTATTAGTTAGCGGAATATAATCAAGTTTAGTAATAATTACTCTATCAAATTTACTATCATACACTGCATGTAAACCTACACCATTAAAATGATTATCAGTATCAACTGTTGGAAAATATCTTAATATTTCAAATGCTAAATGGTCTGTGAAGAATCTATTCATTCCAGAACCAAATGCAGATAAGTCTTGAGCTTGTGTACCTGCAATGAGAAATACTTGTCCTCTTTTAGCATCAATTGTTATTTGTCCATTTGGAATCTTCAATAACATTTTATTTTGACTTCCTACATATCCAAGATCTGTTTCAGCAAAATCTATTGGAGGAGCTCCTTTAAATAACATTGGATTACCAACATAAGCTGCTTGCGGATTACTTGTATCAATGGTAAGTAAGTTATTGTACATTAATGTCTTATTCTCAAATCTAGCAAGTATAGCTCTATTTTGAATACCATCTAATGATATTAAGTTTCCATAGTTTTGAGGAAAATCAAAATATGAAACTGCTCTATATGTTAACCAACTGTTCACTCTATTATCAGCATCTGTATTCTGTGTATCAGAATAGATTGCTCTAAATGGATAATGTGTATAGCAAGCTTTTCCATCCCAGTCAGGAGGAAGATGTGTAAATGTATTTTCTTTATTTTGTTTAGAGAATGTTACATTATATGTATATGTATTATCATTAGCTATACTAACAAAATCTTCCTGTAACCAATCATCAGGAATACCTGTTGATACATGTGGCCAGAAATCACCTTCTCTATTATTAAATGCTTGTCTAAGATCTGTATTATAAGAACTCTCACAATAGAAGTTAGGAACACCATATGCAAATAAATAAAAATATCCATCATAGAATGTTCTTTGAGATCCTGCATTAGGAGGAGGATATAAAGTTGGATCATTAGGACAATCAAATTCATGGGCTTTATATGATATAATATTAGAAAGTAATCCTGATCCATTATTTGCATAATCTGATAATATAGATCTAGCAGAATGCCAGTATTTTGGATAAGCTATATTACCAATCTCATCATAAAATACATCACTATCATCTGGAGCATTAACTCTATTATCAATAAAGAATGGAAGTTTAGTTTTAAATGCAAATCTACTTATAAATGTATCTCCGCCAAATATTGTAGAGCTTCCTGTAGTTTTAGTATTTTTTTGAAATCCTGTATCAATAGTAACATAAGAATATATTTGTCCCCATTGATTAACAAAAGTATTTTTCAATGATGCGTAATATGAAACAACACTAATAGCTTGTTCGTTAGCAGGTGTTGCACAAGCACTGCTGTCACCTATAGTAAATCTGGATACATCAGTTACTCCTAACGCAGCCATGTTGACACTAGAACTAGGGAAAGGTAATGCTGTTTTTGATTCATCTGTTTTTAAATAAACAGAAGATTCTCTTTGATAATTATTTATATTAAAATCATCACCTACATTTTGTACTCCAGGAATTAAGTATCTAGATAGATCTATATATCGCTGTTTGATACCAATATTATTAGGTATAGATGTATTATAATCATAACTAGCTGTAGAGTTAAATGATTGTGCATAGTTTCTTCTTGTTATACCATTTATATATATTTGTAGATATGCTTGATATGTTGTAAACATAGCAGTAGCATTAAATTGACTTGTAATAGCTCCTAATCTACTAGAACTATCTAATGCATCTTCTTGTGCTTCTTTTGAAAGTAATCTATATTTAGCATTACTTCTGACTTGTACAAAATGCGCAGATCCTTTACCAAACATTACATTCTCCAGTTTAAGAGTATCTCCTAAAAATGGTTGACCAAATGATGTTTCAGGTGAATTAAATATTTGTCTATAACTATTATTAAATTGAGGCAAAGGACTTTCTACTCCACATGCATCAACTCTTACGGGATCTCTTTCATCAATTCCAGTATCATCACCACAATATTCTATACATTCAGGTTTAGGTGAACCTGGTTCAGTGTAAACAATATATTCAGTATATCCACTATCCCAGTTATTTGAACCTTGTAAATACACTTGTGTGAGTGCACCTTGAGTTCTATCTGTAAATTGAGCTCGCCATCCTTCACATGGATCAAAAAATCCTGGACAATCACGATATAAATACCATACATCATAATTAGAATATGATATACATCCTACATTAGATGATAACATTACAGGTCCAGTGTTAGTTTGTTTTATTTGATTAAATGGTCCATTACCTAAGAATGTAGGTTTGTTTATTGAACACCAATCAAATACACCTAAACTCTCAAAGTTATGAGTAGCTAATTTATTAGTATTAGGATCTATATATTGAATAGCTGTATATGGAGGTTTTCCTACTGGAAATTCATTAAATTTAAATATATTAATTTCAAAAGGTTGAGATTCTTTTGCCCAAGCATTATTGGTTGTATTTAAAAAAGGATCTGCATTTAAATCATTATATGGATAGTTAGGAAAATAAAAAGATTGTTCTTCTCTTTTATATTTATTTACATTACGAAGAATTCCTTTACCTACAATAGATTTATTTGTTGCTCTATCTCCTCTTAGTATTTTAAATCCTACTATAGCAGCTTTTTGTTCATCTGTAAGAGACGAACTTCGAATTAAAGTATTTACTTGAGTAATATCTATTTTTACTCCTATAGGAAATACATTATTATTTTGAAAAGATAATCCTGTAAGAGGATCATAACCTATAACTGGTTTTGTTATAGGAGATACTAATACATCTGGAAATTTATGATGTCTAATCTTTTGTCCAGCAAGATCTCCCCATACATTAGTATTGCATGGATATTCTTCTGTAGATTCCCAATATGCAAATTTACCATAGTTGTAAGCAGTGGCATTACCAATGTTAGTTGTTGCATCTACAGGAGATGTATTAATTACAGAAGCAGTGTTGTAAATTTCCCAATAAGGAGCACTTGTTCCTTCACCAATGAAATCTTGATTTGTATTAGGAACACTAACTAAATCACTACTTATTGCTTCTCTACTTGGTATATGAAAACCATCTGTTTGTTTTCCATTTCTAAGTAGGAATGCAATTTCAAAAGCATACACTTCATCACGAAGATAACCTCTTAAGTTAGTTGCGTTTAATTCATCTGAATAGTTTTCAGTTGGTGGTAATTTATATGTTTCCCAAAGTAAAGTTATACCTGTTGCTATCTCTTGATAATTAATTCTATCAATAGATACTAAACCATCCCATATAAGAACATCTTGTGCTGTAGTTAAATCTTCAGCTATATCATAATATGGAAACTTTTCAAATATATCATTAATAGATAATCTTATGGCAGTAACATCTTGTCCTGTATATGTAACTTGTTTAGTTACATTATCAATAAAATATGTACCAACTAATTCTACAGAACTAACTGCATTTATTGTTTTAATAACTGCTAAGTTAAAATATGTATATTCTCCTGTTGTATCTAAATTAGAAACATCAACAACAATTGACTTACCTACATTATAATTATAATTTACCGTTGTAATACTAATATCTGCAATTGGTGTAGGGTTTGTAATAGAATAATATGATGTATATGGATTACCAGAAGCATCTGCATATTGAACAGCAAATTGATATGTACCAGCAATTAATGCTCCTCCAGTTGTAATGTCTACAACTGAAAGATCTGGAATATTAAAATTAGGTTGTATTTTTAATTGATTACAATCTACTTCTGTAGTGTATGTAGGATTGCAAAGATCTGAGCCAGGAGTTAATGTATAAGGAATATTTTCAATATCTAAATATCTTCTTGGATTATATCCATCTGTCCAATATATTTCAGTTTTACAATTAGCTATCTTATGTACAACTTTATGTATTGGATTATCAATATTAAAATTAAGACATGCTGAATTAATTAATGTATGATATATACAATCATTATTATCCATATAACCTATCTCACATGAACCATCATTAGGATTAGTAAGAAAGAATATATGTTTACTTTTTTCGTTGATAAAATGCTCTCCTATTAATACATAGTTTTTTGGAAAAGATAAACAAAGTTCATTTCCTTGTTCATTCTGATAATTAACAGATGATGAATCAAAGTTTTCTAAAGCAGCATTTAAAGCGTAAGTCAATGTACCTGGTTTAATTTGGTTCAAAGTTTGATCCATATTTAAACCAATAGATGCATTATTATATTCTGCCTTGATATTTCCTTGTGGTTGTTCTTCAGCCATGATGTATATTAATTATTTCTACGTCTTCCATATCTACTAGTAGGAAGTTCATACATATTAAATCTATTCAAATCATTTTTAATCCTTTGTTGTTTTTCCCAAGGAGTTTGTTTTTTGATTTCAATACTAGCCATAATAAAAGCTTCTTCATATGCTTGTTTATGATATAATAACTTTTGTTGTAACTGATTAAAAGTTTCATCATTAGTTTGATTAGTAAGCATTTCAAATACTTTAAACTTAAGGAATGCTTCTACATATTCTCTTATACGATAATTATCAGGAATCATTTGATTTCCTATTTCATCATACTCTGTAGCATAAAATATTAAATGTACTACACCTTTTCTAAAGTTAGTTACAAACTTGTTATCTCGTATATCAAATGAATCAATACTTGCAGATCCAGGTGTAAAGTTACGATCAGGTAAAGGTTGGGAATAAGTTTCCCAATTATCTGTATATCCTACTCCACAGTTATGTCTTGCAGATATATTTCCAGGCTTAAGTAAATAACTATGATTAAATCCTCTAGTCACACTATTGTTTGTTTTATACACAGCTTGTACTAAAACAGGCATACATGTACCATCACATTGTGGAGTTTGACAACCAACATTAGTACAAGGAGTTCCACCAATAGTTAATGGAGCTATTTGTATAGTAGTTGCTGTAGCAGCTTGTGAATAAAATGAGTTAGCTGATTGATAAGGATAAGCTGCTACTTCTGTAGTCATCCAAGCTTCTCTAACAGCATAAAAGTTATCAGGAAGTCTTGCTTGAAAATCTTCAACAAAAAGAACTTCATCAGTAATTACATAAGTAGTTCTTCCTAACTTTTTTAAAGCTTTGTCTAAATAAGTAGGGAATAACAAATCATCTACAGCACCTGTATCGAAATAACTTTTAAGTTCTTCCTTAACGGTTGAGTAGATAGGTTCTGGGCTTATAAAAGCATATTTATAATAGTAGCTCATAATTTATTTAGTGTTTCCATTCTCGATATATATGTTGATATTTATCGTTGGTTTTTAAATAGTGTGATAGTAGTCTTGATGTAAGTCTGGAAGGTTTGAAGTACCAAAGTCCAGAGTTCTTAAAACGTGCTGTGGGTTTAAACCACATCCAACCAAAGAAATAACCTTCTGTGTGATAATTAAAATTATATATCACCTTTCCTTTCTCTTTAGTTTTTTGCCAATCAATTGGTAAGTTTATAAATTCTTTTCCATCAGCAACTGTAATCTTTCTTCGTTTCTTTTTATTGATAGAGAATTCTCCAAATCCATAAGGTAGTTTTGCTTTTTCTCCTGTCTCTAAAATATATTCTTTAAATAATTCATTATGTGTGTAGATTATATTTCTCCATTCATCAAATGTAAGTTTGATAGAAGGATAACTTTTACAGAAATGATTATAGTTATCTTTACTAGAAGATCGCCAATCTACATGCACTCGACTCATTTAGTTTGTTGGTTTAGAATTTGGAGATTGACCATCTATTCCTTCTTGACTAATGTCTGATTTAATATTGAAATAAGTTTGAAGAAGTTTTTTTGAAGTTAACTCCAACACTTGTTGTTCTAAATATCCAGGAAGAGGGAACTCTTTATCCAAAGGATTCATACATAATTGTTCATTTGTATAATCTGGAGACCCACATCCACATTCGGGATACATGATATTATTATCAACATCTTCTTCAAAGAATGCTACAAATCTAATTGCTCTAAGCATTGGATTATTCACATATAAATATCCATTAGATATCCAGAAGTATTCTTCATTCTTAATTACAGGAAGTTTTAATAAGTTTAAATATCTATTAATAGAAATTTCTTTTAACTTCTTTCCTTTGCCACTCATAGCATTGATAGAATAAACTCCTTGTATAACATACTGATAGTTTCCTTCTGATATACGTGGAAGTTTAAACTTAGTTCTTGATATTGTACATTCATCAACATAATCACAACATTCAGAAATAGATACTTCACACATCTCAAGACATGGGATTGTTGTAAATAATGTATCAGTTGCCCAAAGTTTTCTAAGATTTGTTTCTCTCTTAATTAATAACAAAGAGTTGTTTCTTATCTCAGAAGCAATTGCTCTATCTGTGATAAGACTATCTGTAGAAAGTATCTTGTGGACACTTCTAACATCTGATACTAATTTTCTTAATGTTGCCATAATTTATATTCGTTGTTCAAATTCTGCAATCTTGCCTAGTACAGGATCATATACAAGAGCTAATGCAGCTCTAACTGAATGGACAAAATTATTATCTAAGTGCCATCTATCAGTTCCTGATAAGCTAGGCATTTGTTGTATTCTTACTCCTTTAATTTCTTTAGCCATGTAGTGATGTTTATCACCTGTGTGGATTTCTCTATATTTAGCATTACCAAAGAAATGACTATATTCTGGATGTGTTGCAAACAATAATGGAAGATCATCTATTTTACAATTTCCATGGTGCCATCCAATAAATGTATTACCTAACACCTTTGCTTTAATTACACTATGTTCTCTTATAAACTCTACATCATAATCATCTTTGAAATATACATCTAATGCATGTGCTAGATAAAAAGATTTAGTTCTGTCATGATTACCTTGTACAAGTACAACTGTAACATCATTACAATGTTGTCTTAGCATATTAATTGTATCTACTAAAACTGAGAATCCTAATTCATATTCAGAATGATAATCAAGAATTGTATCTTGTGGAGTACCTTGTGTAGTTTGGTTTTGGTAGTTATCAGTATGAAAGAAATCATTTGATATTGGTAGTACAATTGTATTTATATGGTAATTAGCTTTAACTTTTTGAACTAACGATTGAGCTATGTTAAAATATCTTCTAGCTCTGTCTGCTGGATCATTATCACCATCTACACATTTTTTAGCTAAATGATAATCAGCTATTGATATTTCTATATCTACATGATCTTTATCAGTAAAACCATATTCTTTATTTATAGAAATATTAGTTGGTTTGTAGTTTTCTAAAAACTTAGCAAAGTCTTCAGGAGAGTAATCTTTTGCTTCTTTTCTTTTTGAAAAAACTGAGGAAGTAAAACTTCCACTTGGTAACATCTTAGACCAGTAGTTTGTTATAACATACTTATCTAAATTTATCTTATGTAATTTAGCTAACTCAATATCATCTTTAGGTTCAAATGCACTAGTAACAGTGCTTTCTATTGTTCCTTTCTCAACATTTACTTTTCTAATTTCTCCTGTAGAAACATTAAGTTCCATAGGAACTTCTGTATCTTTTTCTCTTAATTCTTTTAAAAGTTCATTCACTTCAAACTCACTTATTCCTAGTTTTTCAGCATAGAATTTTTTACTTTTCTTCTGACGTAATAACTCTTCTAACTTGAATAATAAATCTTGATTTTCAGACATATATAGTTTAGTTTAATTAAATTAGGGTAAAGATAAATATAGTTTTTATACTATCCAAATAAAATTAATTAAATAGGTTATTCTTTATAATCAAAATAGTTATAAAACAAAAACTCCCCTAGTAAACTAGAGGAGTAAAGTTCTCGGAAAACCAACAAACCTTGAACTTTTTTTATATTGTTATGGAATATATGTTATATCTAATCCACCAGATCCACCACCACCATCAGCACCTGGAGCTGCTGGTACTGTACTAGAAGCTCTCACTCTAATTTGATAAGTATATGTTCCTGCAGTTAAACTCATTGTATTCGTTGAGTATTGAGTTCCTGTAGATGATGATTTACTTGCAATAAAGTTAGTACCATTTATTGATATAGTAGTTTCAAGGGTAGTCCCATGATAAGTGGTTATCGTAGCATAAGCTTTTACTAAATAAGATCCAGTACCTGTAACAAGAATAGTTCCTCCAGTACAGATTTTATCATCTATCATAGGGTCAGGTGTATTGGAATAACTAGAATATGCTCCTACTGAAAATCCGCATACCGTAGATGTAATTGCATTCACTACAGTAGTAGTTGTAGTAGTTGTTGGTGTTACACCACCTAATGTTATATCAATATAATTTACACAGGCCCCTGTTGATTTAACTCTAATTATTGTTGCACCATCAGGTACTACTGTAGAAGTGTAACCTGCAACTAATGCTGCCTTACTGACTCCTGTAGCAAATGCTGCTGAATATGAATCAATATTAGTGTAAAGATTGAATGGTCCAGAATCTGCACCTGCTGTTGTCAATGTTATTAATGCTGTCATTTTGTTTTTATTTTAAGTTGTTGTGTTATAATTTAAATTAACATCCACTGCCTACAGTTACTATATTTGCAATTACGCCATCAGTTAATTCATATATTTGAATACCTGATCTTACTGCATCATAACTAATTGGTGTGATGAGAGCTGGAGTTGTATAAAGTGTTACACCAAGTCCTAATGTAGGAGAATTTGAATATGCAGTAATTACTCCTGATGGAGTCCATGTTATTGCACCATTACATCCAACTGTTCCTGCTGTTAGATTAAATGTATAATATGTAATTGGTGCAGGTGTAGTTCTAGTAGTAGTAGTTGTTGGTGTTACAGTTGTTATTGTTGTTGTAGTTGTTGGTGTTGAAGTAGTCGTCGTTGTGGTTGTTATTTCTTCTGCACTCCCTTGAATTGCACAATCTAAAACTATAACAGTAGTAGTTGTGGTTGTTGTTGGTATTACAGTTGTTGTTGTTGTTGTTGTTATTTCATCTGCGATTCCTTCAATTGTACAATCTAAAGCTACAGTAGTAGTAGTAGTTGTAGTTACTTCATATGCATTTCCGTCAAGTTCACACAATGCAAGATATATATCAGTATAGTTTGAGCAAATCTCGTTTACAGATTGAATCCTAACAATTGTTGTACCGTTAGGAATTTGATCTGTTGGATATCCAGTAGTCAATATTAATTTACTAATGTTAGTTGCAAATGGTACTGAATAACCTGTTACATCTGAATATAAATTAAAAGGACCTGTGTCTACTCCTGCTACTGTTAATAATATTATTCCTGTCATTATTTTAAAATTTTACATGTTAAATATAAGAACACGATCCACCTATCTTTGTGGTAATACCTAATGTATTTCCATTTAAATTCCAGCAAGATGCAATAGATCTAACTGAATTTACAGTAGCAGCTACAGTAAGTTCTTTGTTTTGCCATAATGATATACCAGGAATTAATGTTTTTGAACTTGAATATAACACTATTGTACCAGAAGCATTAAACACTACAGAATTAGAATTACAACTAATTGTACCATATGTTAAACTATGACTAAACCATACTACAGGTTTTAAAACTACTGATGCTTTTCCAGCTAATGTACAAATTTTTGCTTTAGTTGTAGTGGTAGTTGTTAATTTTTTGGTAGTAGTTGTTGTTGTGGTTAATTTCTTAGTGGTAGTCGTAGTTGTTGTTAACTTTTTAGTAGTGGTGGTAGTAGTAGTTAACTTTTTAGTAGTGGTGGTAGTGGTTAATAGTTTTTTAGTTGTTGTACTTGTAGTAGATGCTGGATAAACAACTGTCATATTTCCAGCAAATGTACAAGCAGGATCTATAATAGGATCAACTAAAACTCTAACTGAGTAACCATATTGACCAGCCTTTAGAGGTAAATAAGTTCTCCAAACCCAATCATTATTTGCCTCGATGTGAAAAGTTTCTATACCCTCAGCAGTTACTGTAGAACTCCACAACATTAATTCTTTACCAAGATCTGTAAATTGTGGACCACTAAGGTATGAAATTATAGCTCCAGCTGGAAGAGCTGTAAATCCACTACTGTTAGTAGCAGTGTTATTTGGAGCATCCCAATGAGCAATTCCTGTCTCTCTAAGTTTATCACCTAAATTTCCAGTTTCATTAGTTACATACTCGAGTAACTTAAAAAATTCATCACTCGATGGGATATGATATCCAACTGGTGCAAGTTTTTTACGTAATTTTGTATCTGTTTTTGATGCTTCATTCCATATTCCTGCAACTGCATACCAGTTGTATAATTTACCATAAATTGCTCCATTTGCTGGATCATTTTTATAATAACACCAAGCTCCAGTTGTTAAATTTTTCCAATATGTTGGATTTGTTACTTGAGGAATTATTGTACCATCAGTATATTTAGACACATCTAAATTTTTAGCTGACCATTGTTGTGTACCTATCTGTACTGTGGGTAATAATAATGCTGTTGCCATTTATTAATTTTTATTATTATAATTATGTAAACTTTTAATCTTAACTTTATTATTGCTATTTAACATGATCTCATAATTTGCCATCCAGCCAAACCTCCAAAACCAGTTATTCTAACTGTTATATTAGGATTTACTGCATAATCATCACTAGTATATTTCCACCACATTAATTGTTGAAAGTTAATCTTAAATCCACTGTATGCACCTATACCATCAATATTTTTTGCTAACAATAATGGAGATCCAGTTTCTGCAGTATATTCAGTTTGACGTGAGTATATTGGTAAACTATTAAAATCTCCTGACAATGAATATGCTCCAGTAAAACCATTCCATATATAGTGAGGATATGTTGACAAACCATATTGTATATTATTACTAATATTATTAATATCATTATAACTAAAATATCCATCACTATAATAACGACAACTTAAATCGCCTGAATTATCAAATGGGCCTGAGTTAAAAACTGTAAAAATTGGATCTTGCTGACGAAGACTAAGATTTGGATTAAATATATTGTCGTTCCCATAAAAACTTCCTGATGTTGCTTTTTTGATACCATCATGAAGTATTTCAAATTTAATTGGAGCAGCATCTTGACGTAAGTTAAGTGTAACTACTCCTCCTTCAGGAGATAACTCAATAGTATATTCACGTTTTCCTGCTCCTTGTTTTAATATATAACAATCTAATGGTTGAAGATTTGTTGATATTGGTCCACTAGTTGTAGTTGTAGTTGTTGTATTAGGACATGTGCCTTGTATAACAAATGGTCCACATCCACTCCACGTATCACTTCTTGCACATTTAATATTAAAATATTGACCAGCACTTACAAAAGTAGACAGTATTTCATCATTGCAACCAATCCAACGTATATCACAATCAGTTGCAGCTGGTCCATATCTAACATCATGACATGTAAGTTTAATAATTGGTGCAGGAATATTTATAATACTATTACAGTCTCCTATAGAAATAATTTTAATATTATTTACTGTACTTGGAAGTGCTGTTGTAAGATAACCTATAATTAATTGATCTTTAGTCACTCCTGATGCAAAAGGAATTGTGTAGTTATCAGCATCTGAATATAAATCAAATGGGCCTGTATTAGCTCCTGCTGATGTTAATTTAATAATTGATGTCATTTTGTTTTTATTTTAATTTAATTAGAAGTTCTTTTTTTATAACTCTATCTTGTCATAAAAAACCTTTGTTTCAAAATCATAGTAAGGATTTTCAAAGTTATCCACTAACAATTCTTCAACTAACATTTCATTGTCTAGCAAATAAATTTCTATTGCTGTAGCGTATAATAATTTACCTGTATTCTTATCTATTACTGTTTTCATATTTTTAATTTGATATATTTATACCGTAATTCTTCCATCCATCACTCATAGAATTCATCTGCATAGCTACAAGTATCCAGGTCCCTGAAGTTGTAGAAAAACTAGCTGTAGAAGGTATAAATGTTGTTGTAACAACATCTTCTCCTGTTAGGCTAGAAACTGTAGACATATAGAAACCTCTAATCAATCCAGCTCTAATAAGAAACTCTCTAGTAAAGGTTCCTTCTATAAAGTTAGAGTCAAGATCATACTTTCCAATCTGAGTAGCTCCTGACAAGGAGTTGATTGAGTTTGTATATACACCTATAGTTCCAGTTGAATTTGCATTAATTTTTCCAAAACGAGTCTTTAATTTTAAGTAATCTCCATCTGTAAAGAAATTTGGGTCAATATATACACTAGCTGCCAAAGTTAGAGATGTACTACCACCACTTTCATTATATGTAGTTGTTCTTGCTGCTGTCTTATTATATATGGTACTGTCTACACTTCCATCTGCTTTTAAGAATTGTGAAACTAACCCTCCTGATTTCTTAAATGATGTGCCTAAAATTGAACCGTTTACTTGCAATTTGTCTACTCCATTATTAACTGTACCACCTAATAATAAGTTTCCATAAATAGCGGTATGAGTAATTGAGCTATTTCCTAACACTGTTGTATTACTTCCTAATCCTGTAGAATCATAACCGATTACTATTTGATTTGATTGTGTATCTGCAAGTGGAGATGTTCTAAACCCTATCATTACACTATTATATAAACTAGTGGCAATAGTTGATTTATTTGCTAACCATCTTCCTGAACTTTGTCCAAGTGCAACATTGCTTTGTCCAAGTACATTATTTCCTAATGCTGCTGCTCCAACTCCTGTATTTTGAATTCCAGTTGTATTAGCACTCAGTGATTGATTTCCAACTGCAGTATTCTGCCATCCAGTTGTATTATAAAACATTGATTGATGTCCAATTGCTACATTAGAATATCCACCTGTATTATAATATAATGAAGTATATCCTACTGCTAAATTAGAATATCCTATTGTATTATAGTATAATGTATATTCTCCAAGTGCAACATTGTAATATCCAGTAGTAGTATTAACTAATGATCTATATCCTATTGCAAAGTTATCACGTCCTGTTGTATTTCTACTCCCAGACGTAACTCCATTAAAATAATTACCAATAATATTAGAAATTCTAATTTCATTATTAACCTCTCCTGAACTATTTAAGAAAGTAGTTGTAGCAATTGAAGTTCCAATAGTTTTGATACTTAAAACTACTGTTCCATTAAAATCAGTTGTAGGCACTATACTCAAACTAGTCACATCAGTTGCTCTTGGACCTGTAGCTCCTGTAGCAGTTACTCCACTTTTCACAGTACCTCCATAATTGATAGTAATGCTTCCTGCTGTTCTTCCAGTAATTGTATAGGTAATCTGATAATATGTATCAATAACTGCTGCTAATGTAGAAATTAAAGGTCCTACACTTCCTGCTATGTGTGTGTAACCTGTTGCAAAATTAGTACCTGTCCAGTTAGTACCTGTAGCAGTTGTTGTAAGTTCTTCACCTAATGGTGCTGTATCACTTTCTACTGTTCCTTTAAAAGATTTTAATCCTGTAATAGTTTGAACACCTGCGATATAAACAATCGAAGGATCTGATGTGCATAATTTTGTTTCTATTTTTTGTAAAGCTACTGAAAGAGTATCTTTATTTTGGATTCCTGTACATGTTAAATTTGGTCCAGCATAGCAAACAGAAGTTGAAGGTGTACATGGTTGACAATCTTCACACCCACAGTTATTATCAATAGTTAAATATGGCCACATAGATTTGAAGTGTATAAATTATATAATAAATTTTAAATATAAGTTGTATTAAGGTCTATATTGAATATAATAATAACCTGAACCTACTGGAGGTGTAAGAACTGGTGTTCCAGCTACTCCATTACAAACATATATTTTTTGCCATGTTCCATATCCTGCACCATCAATATCAAATTTACCAGTTAATGAACCATAATAATTTTCTACAACATAAGGAACCATTCTATTATAATAGTTTGTAGTTATTCCAGATGTAGCAGATAAATATGTATTGATTAAACTATCAAGTTCATCATATCTTACATAGTTTGTATCAAGATATAAAGCTAATGCACATAATGTATCTATTGTAGCTTGAAGCATAGCATGTGTTCCTGAAGAAGGTGTTATAGAAGGTGTTGCATCTGTAAGACATTTTACATCATAATCAGCTTCAATTACATCTAGCTTACCATCAATCACTACTATATCGGCAACAATACTATCTATTTGTAACTGAAGGCTACAAGCAGCTTGTATAAGAGCTTTTGATATATCTACAATAGTTATATCTCCAGAGATAGGAAGAAATGAACTCACAAGAGTACATATAGTTATACCAGTAAGATCTATCTTTATACCTGTTCCATTTAATGCAGATACAAGATATGTAGTTATAGCTTGTTCTACATGTGATAAAGAATCACCTGTTTGAATTCCTAAAGTAGGAATATCTATTCCTGTATATTTAACACATTGATCACTTGTAGTTTCAATGCATCCATTATAACAATTTTGGCAATTAGACATATTATATTTATTTTATAGTGTTATTGTTGTTGTTGTGGTTGTAGTAGCTGGACAAGATCCTTCTGTAAAAATAACTTGAGGATTATTGTAAGTTACTGATAATGGATTTAATTCTGTAGTAATATCACTTACACTTCCGCTTCCTCCAAATCCCATCCACCAGAAATACCATCTTTCTGGATAATATATATTATTGTAATTTAATGTTGCAGAAGCAGTAAAATCACTTTGTGTATCATATATATCTCCTTGATATGTAGGATAACCCTCTCCATCTAATCCTGTAAAAGTAATAGTACCACTAGTCATAAATGATGCATCAAATGTACTGATGTTTACACAAATAGATAAAGGAAATAAAGCTACTGTAGTAGTAGTAGTTGTAGTTAACATTCCTTCAGGTGTAACTATAGGTTTAATATTGCAACCTAAAGTTAATAACTTAACTTTACTTGCAATTCTATTTATAGACACATCACATATATAATTAGGATTATAATTCTTATATGTTAATATTCTTCTATACGCAATTAGTTGAATCATTATTCCAGCAGGAACAGACTGATTCAACATAAATGTAATATTATTAAATAGACCATTAGCATAATACGCTAATTTACAATCTATCTCTTCAATCAAGTTAGGAATGTTTGCACATTCAGGGCAATTAGTTAGTCTAGGTGATAACATAATTTGATATTATTTATTTAACTTACCTGCACAAGTTGCGCATAGTCCATCTTTCAATTGACATCCACATCCCACATTAGCTCCGCATGAATTACATTGTGCCATGATTAATAAAAGTTTAATTGATAATTATTTCCAGAACATCCACAGTTATTTTTTATAAAACTATCTAACATATTATTTGCTTGAATATATAATTTATTAGATTCAAAATCTGCACAGTTATTAGCTGCAGCAATTGATCCTTGTATAAAGAAATTAATTGTATTCAATGTTACAGTTGATTGTGTTTTGATAGCTCTATCGCATTCCATAAGATCTAATTTAAGAAAAGCTCTATCGAACTTCTCTTGTATTTTATCTGTACGCATTATTGTTCTCTCTACAAAGTTTAAATATGCAGGAGCAACAGAATATTTTAATCTGTATATTCCATCAGGTAAAGGTTGTTCATTACCCACTTCAGTAATACCAAGATCTACAGAATTAAATAAATTATATGAATTTACAACAAAAGGAAGTACAGCTATACCAAAACTTGGTACAGTTATTTCAATTGTTGGAGTAGTTACAATAGGTGGATCATCAGGGTAAGTTGAAGTATCAATCACTCCTAAAGTTAATACATTATATGTAGGGATTACTGTTATATCTAATTTTAAATCTGCCATGGTTTTATATTAAGAAGTTAATAAAAAGGGGAGAGAGTGTTTTACTCATCTCCCCTTAGTATTAGGAATTTATTATTTTCTACTTATCCTTAAGGAATGTTAGTAGAAGTTGTTGTAGTTGTTGCAGGAGCAGCAGTACTAGTAGTTGTAGTTGTAATAACACAACCGTTGTTAGCATCAATTAAACCTAAAGCAGCTGCTAATACAGTTTCGATTGCAGCAGCAATACCACTAAACAAACCTCCTCCGATAGGAGTAGCAGCATTTGGAGCAGCGATGATCACTGTACTATCTTCTTGAATATAATCACCCCATTGGTAAGCAGACTTATCAAGTTCATTGAATTTAATATAGTAAGTATCATAAGTTACACCACCTGAAACATAAGTTTCAAAGTTTTCATTGTAACCATTCATTCTATATAAATGTTTCAAGTAACCTGCTTGGTAGCTATAGAAGTTTTTCTCTAATTGAGCAATCTCTGCAGATTGACCTGTTGGATAAGAAGCACGTTGAGTAATAGCTGTAGTTGCAACAAGGTTACAAGCATCAGCAACAATAAAGTCAGCAGTAGTAGCTGGACCAGAATATACAAAAGTTCTAAAAGACATTCTGTCATATTCAAAAGGGAATGCAGCAACATCACATGGTTGACCATATTTTGTTAAAGGTTTTCCTGTAATACGTAAAATAGTTCCACCTACATTTTCAAATGTATAGAATGTGTTAAAACTAATATTATCAGGATTGATACCAGGAGCTTGTGCAGTTAATTTAGCAATCAACTCATTGATTAATACATTAGGATCTGTATCAGCACATGGATCACCACCACAATCACAACAAGGTGCTTGGATAGTTACTGAACGTGTGAATCCATTGAAATACAATGTATCAATATAAGAAGAATGTGCACGTAAAGTTAATGTTAATGTGTCTCCACATTGAGCAGTAAAGTTAGTTACATCAGTAATTTGGTTTGCTGCTGTTGGGCAACCTACCACTTTGTACCATTCAGATACATTAGATCCTGTAGAAGAAATTCTATCAGATCTTTTAGATGCTTGAAGGTAAGTGTTTTGTCTACCTTGTGCAATGTAGAAATAAGGATTAGCAGTAGCAATATTAGTAGCATCTACAGCAACATATTTACTGCTAAAAATACCTACTTGACCTGCGGTAAGGTCTTGTGTTGAGATTGCTCCCATACCAGAGCTAGGAAGAGTAGTCTGTCCTACTGGAACCACAAATAATGTGGTTAATGAAAAATCAGCCATTGTTTATTTATTTAAATTAATAGTTTATTCGTTTGTTTGTATTCTGTAAGCTGCATTTTGTACAGCAGATTGATTTTCTGTATACATTGCTAAATTTTGAACTGTAAGATCTAAAAGTTCATCTTCTAGATATGTTTCTAATTCGCAATTTGTATTAATAGATGGATTACCATCTAACATTATATATCCTTCTTTATTAATATAATCAGGATAACGCATGTACATTATTTGTATATTCTTAGGAGTAAATGTCCCATCTGTAAATATACTGATTTCATCAGATGACAAAAAATTAAATGTTTCTTGATATTCAAATGAAGGTTTATAATGATCATTGTTTAATATAAATTGTAGATCACCATGTTTTGCAAGATCTCTATTAATCCATATCTTTCTATCTATACATCTACCTTTATCAGCTAATACATAACTATCTACATAAAACATATACTTTGGTTCTAATGTATGAATATTAGCAGCCCACTGATTCAAATTAGAATCTTTTACCGTTAAAGGCAAAGGCTGATGATTGTAATTCATCACTAAACTCTGAAGATCTTCATAACGCTTTTTAAATGAGTCCATGCCCATTCCATTAGCAACACTTATACCATCAACTTTTTGTTTTATTAATTTAATCTGAGCTTCATTTAAAGCTAAGATTTTATCTTCTAATTGAATTTGTTGATGTGCATTAGTTGATAGTTTATTTAGTTTCTGATCAATCTTGTACAATAAACTATCTACTGGGATCATATGCTTTTATATTTTTAAAACTAGCTACTTAAATAGCAGCTAGTTTTTTAGTTTTTAATTTTTGTTCTAATATCAATAACTCATCTTGGTTATCATCATCAGCTAAGAATCTAATTAAATCATCTTCATCTTTTGCCACTTCATATTCACCTTCATAAACTTTACCATTAGGTTTAATTCTATATACTGAATGTGCTGTAGCTTGTTTAACAAGATCTCTAATGTGAAGTAAATCATCTTTCATGTTAGCAAATCTGTTAAACACTTCAACTGGATTTAAGCCTGAATATTTACCATTCTTAAATTCTGTTTGTTTTAACATGTTATCTACTTGATTGTAAACAACTTCTTCTTTTGTTTCTTCTGTTACTGGAAGACCTAAAAGTCTTGCAACTTTTTTCTTCTTATCAGGAGTCATAGAATCAAACATTACAATTGCTTTATTAATCAATTGTTTTTTCTTAAATATTACAGCATTTTCAATTTCATCATCTACAACATAAAACTGTGTGTCAGCAGGATATTCTCCTCTTTCCCAAGCTTGATGACTTGATGCAATTGTAGGGTGTACTCTCAACCATGAAAAAGCTATTTCTTGAAAAGGAACTGATAGATCAAAGAAATTATCACCATCTAATAATTTAACTGATTGCACATGTGACTGATCATTCGTAGAAGTTGATAAACCATAGTTCCAGAATTGTGAACGAGGTCCTAAATCAATATCTCCTAAATCATATTCAAGTTTTGTCTTAAGAGCTCTAACTCTTTCAATTTCTAATTCTCTTTCTAAAGGATCTGAGATTCGTTTAATATAAGCAGCATTTTCATCTAATCCTGTTCTATACTTACCATCTAATTCTTTATACGGATACTTGAAAACTCCTGTTCCAGGGATTCTTGTCATTCCTTTTTGTGCTAGTCCACTATCCATTGTCTGAAGTTGTGAGCTATTGAATTCTCTTTTTATTGTAGAGATTTTACCTGTCTTTGCCATAATGTAGTTTAATTAATAATGTTTGGTTTTATTAGTTGCGTGGGATGGATTCGAACCACCGACCTCTAGGTTATGAGCCTAGCGAGCTAACCGCTGCTACTACCACACGAGTTGTAGAGTGGTCCCACCGAAGGAACCTGAACATGGATACTATCCATTTCAACACTCTGTCACTTAGTTACGTTGCTATGCAAGAGGCTTGACTAAGTATATTTGAGATCAATCCCCTCTAGGAGGGAGAGGAGGTGAGGGGATCTTTCTCGGAAATATTGAGTTACTCTGGGACGCTGTTCTTATGGATAGCGTAGTAACTACTCTTTATTTTTAGAATTGTGGAATTTCCTCAATCAACACAGTTCTTGACAAATCTTCAATAAATACATCACATCTGTCTTTCATCCAGATTTCGTATCCTGGGAATTTGTTAGCACTTGACATACCTTGAGATTTAGCAAAACCTAAGT